TGATAAATGAAGCCATGAGTGAGGATGACTTTTATATCAAACGAAACGTGGACAAAGTGATGACGAAGTCGGAATTCAAGAAATTCGTCGAGACGGATCCATCAAGTAAGAATGGTGAAGTTGGTAAATTGACCATGCAAGCGATTCAATGGTATAAAAAAGACCCAAATAAACATGATTTCATGAATAACCTACATACCACTTACACCAATTTAGAATGGTTCACTAAAAATTCCAAAAATGGAAAATTTAAACAACACATGAAGTCAAAAGGATTCAATTCAATTCAAGATATTAAAACGTCAAGTGACTTAAATGATACAATTAATTCATTTAATATTAAGAATTCTAAGGACAAGACTACAAGTGGCATCAAGGAATTGGACAAATTAAGAATTGGAATAGATCATGAAATATTATTTCAAAATGAAGAATGGTTAGTATCGGATATTTTTACCCATAAGGCATCCGTTATATATGGTAGAGAAATTTGTAAAGGTGGACCCTGGTGTACCGCATCAAGAAAATCGTCAAATTTTTTCGAGTCATACCTATCTAAAGGAGACTTAATATTCTTTTTGAATTTAGAGGATTATAAAAAGTCTCACTACTACGCTCCTATGGTAGAGGAGTTCTCCACTTTCCAAAACCAAAATGAAATGAATAAATTAAATTTATTTCAAAGAGAAAATCCAGTCCTGAAACCAGTATTCGATCAAATCCATGCCGAAATGAATAAACAAAAAAATGACCCTAATTATGCAACCGATAAATTGTTTAAACGGTTTAAATTAAGTCCATCCGTTACATCATTATCCATCTCGATTAAAAAAAATATTAGTCCTGAAAAATTAAAACCATGGTTGAAAATTGCAGTCCAAAATAATTTAGACTTATCTGAATATAAAAATAGTAAACATAATATAACGAAGAAAATTCCATTATTCCAGTACGCACTTCGACATAATGATTCAGAGATATTTAATATGGCTGAAAGGTTAAATGCAACGATCGAGTTATCGTCATTATATTATATTAATTCAAATACTAATGTAGATTTAATTAATAAAATTCTTGATAAAATGAAGCCATGGGATAACTATACATTATCTTATATTTCCAAAAGTAAGAATGTAGATTTAATTAATAAAGTTTTGAATGAAATAGATGTTTGGGATAACTATACATTATCTTCTATTTCCGAAAGTGAGAATGAAGATTTAATTAATAAAGTTTTGAATAAAATAGATAGTTGGGATATGGACACGCTCCATGATATTTCCAAAAGTGAGAATGCAGATTTAATTAATAAAGTTTTGAATAAAATAGATAGTTGGGATATTAACACGCTCCAGGATATTTCCAAAAGTAAGAATGTAGATTTAATTAATAAAGTTCTAGATAAAATGAAGCCATGGGATAATTACACATTGAATGCTATCATATCAACTAAAAACCCTGATTTAATTAATAAAGTTCTATATGAAATAGACAAATGGGATAAGAATACATTGTACGTTGTCACATTAACTAAAAACCCTGATTTAATTAATAAAGTTCTAGATAAAATAGACAAATGGAATAATACCATATTGGATATTATCACATCAACTAAAAACTCAGATTTAATCAATAAAGTTATCGATAAAACAGACAACTGGGATGTTATTATGTTGGAAACCATTTTGGACACTAAAAACTCAGATTTCATTAATAAAGTTCTAGATAAAATGAAGCCATGGGATAATAAAGTATTATCTACAGTTGCACTATATGAAAATCTAGATTTAATTAATAAAGTTCTAGATGAAATTGAGCCATGGGATAACAAAACTATAAATGCTTTATCTGATGTACGTGATCCAGATTTAATTAATAAAGTTCTAGATGAAATTGAGCCATGGGACGAAACTACCTTGTATTATACTATTCAATCTAAAAATCCTGATTTAATTAATAAAGTTCTAGATAAACTTGAGACGTGTCAGAGTCACACTTTAATGGACTTTTATACTTTCAATGATCATGATTTAATTAATAGAGTTCTAGATAAAATAGAGATATGGGATAATATGACACTTATTTACATCGAACGTTTGAACCATCCAGATTTAATTAAAAAAGTTCAAGATAGAATTAATAGTCAATCTACCTGATAAACCCGACTTCGAGAGAATTAAATTCATACTACTTTTGAATATCATCATTGAGTTGTTAACTCAAAATACTCTCTTCGTTGCTCAATAGTAAGTTAGTTTCCAAGTTTAGTCATCTCCTCCCGTTAGGAACCAATGACGAACTCTTCTCACACTGCAAGGGATGCAACCTCGACCCTCAAGTAATTCAAATGGAGAGCATTTGAAAGTACATTGACATTCAGTGCATACGACATCAATTTCTGTAAACAATCCATTGTATGGCTCTAATACTTCATATAGATTTCCATGAACTCGATGGAGTTCATTAATGAAGGCTTCGTTATCTTTATTCTTAGATTGATGTTTACTCATATTGAATTCTCCTCAATGTCTTCGGTATACTATTTTTCCGTTTTTATCTCCAATATTCACTTCTTCTCATCGTGATATATTTGAGTCCATTCTTCTGCTGTAGGAGTTCTATGTTCGTTGCACATAGAACATTTCATTTTAGTACAACTAATTGGATATGTTTTTGTGGGTTCCCATTCATGTGGACTACCATTTAAACAATCGGCTTTATATGTATATGATTCTTTTGTCCAATCTATAGTGAATATAAACATTTTGCCACACGCAGAACATTCATTCTCATAATTATCACTAGGATCATCACACTCATCGTCATATATCTCTATTAACTCATCGCAATATGGACAATAATTTTCCATCAATTCACTCCTTTTTTAATTAAACTCAATATTACTTTATACTTCAAAATAATATTCATCATTTTAGTTAAATCCAATGTCTTCCCAACGATATCTCATATTCTGAATAGAATTATGCATCTTTCGTCTACCGTGCTTACCTCGCAATACAATATGACTATGTTCTATTCGATTAAATGGTTGAATGAAAGTCTTTCTCAGCCAAGAACAATATTTAATCTCTATTGGAGTAGCAGAATCATTTGAATAGGTATACATGATCTCAGATGGGATATTGAATGCTTCGCACATCTTCGTTTGAAAATATTCTATTTCAGTCATAGTTTTCTCCTTATTATTTAATCAACTTGTCTCTTAAAATATCGTTTATATTTTCTAGTTCCCAATATGGAATACGAATCAACTCAATATTCTTATTCAAACAATAATCATTCTTAATACTATCGTGATATTGTATTTTTGTAAATTGCAATTTCATTTTGGTTCTAAAGTCAGGAGTAGTAAAATGTCCGAACCAAAATGGCTTAAAGTGTTGCTTCCCATCAAACTCGATCAATACATTATGATCTAATAAATAAAAATCAAACGGTAATGGACGTATATTTCTACAATCAGAAAATCTTTTCTCTGATTCAAACTCTATATTGTTGGTTTTTAGCCAATTATAAATTGTTCGCTCGCCCATACTTCGTCTAGACATTTTCACATTCTCTTCTATATTAATACTTAATGAATATATCATAATTAATATACTTTGTCAAGTTTTATGTTTGAGATGTTGTCCAACTAAGAACTTTATTGCCAGCATCATAAATTCTCAAATAATCGTTTGCGATCATGTTTTCATATTCACTTAATTGATCATCATATATATCTAACAGAGTCTTTAGTTTATGCTTTTGATATTTTATTCTCGAATCTAATAATAATTCAGTTCGCTTAAAATAAAAATAATTTGGACTACTAATTCCAATTTCTTGAAATTCATTATTAATATATCCTTGTCCATTAAAATATCGCAAATCAATATATGTGATAATATTTTCTGGTTCCCAATCTCGTTTGAAATGAGTTAATAATTTTGAAAATCCACCTGCCACATGAAATCCTATTTTTGTGCAAGTTCTAATATTTTCCCATTCATATGATTTATTAAACCTAGACTTACTAAAACTCATAAGTTGAACTAATTCACCATTATGATATAATCCCAGTTTAACTTTTGCTCCAACGTATCCTTGTATGTGATTGTCCACTAAAAATGATCTATATTCAGAATTCGAAATTGATTTTATTTCACATTTCCTTGCAAATATAGATTGTGATTTCTTCAATTTCATTTGAATGATAGATTGAACAATGGGCTTTTGATTTATCCATTCAGATTCAAATATTTGAAAAACTTGAATGTTTTTTTCGTGAAAGAAATTCCATTTTTGTTGGTGAGCAAATTTCGATTTATGTAAATCTGAATGCCAATATAGTCCATGATACTCGATTCCAATATTAAATTCTGGTAACCATACATCCAATTCAAAAAACTTCTTACCGTCATAATAAAATCGCTTATTCATTTGAATGTCTAAATCAGGATTCAAAGATAATAGCCATTGATTAATTTCAAATTCTGGCTTCGATTTGAAGGTATGTCTTGGACAATAGATGTTCTGAGGAATCAAAGATTCCATTGAAATTTCATTATCACATTGTAAACATTTATATGTTTTATGTCCTTTATCGAAATCAAACGAAATATAATCTTCTTTATTAAATAATGGAGTAATATATTTTAATGATAATAATTTTATAAAAGTATCCCAATAATTTTTACGATAAGTGTCTCGCCAACTATCGATCATCTTCGCTCTAATTTCTGGGACCTGTGCAGTAAATTCATATCCATATCTTTCAACACAAGTGGATCTATTCTTATCTGAATTGTTGAAGTTTTTATCTCCATATCGTTGAAGTTTTGTGTCTAATCCTTTTTGAAAAATATCTTTCGATTGAATAGCATGTTCTACTCCATATCGTTCTAAATTAGTATTCTTTATTTGTTCTTGAACCTCTTTTGATTCCCAAGGATTAGATACTCCGAATTTCTCAATATTAGTATTTGCTCGTTTCTCAGCAACCTCTTTTTTCTCAATATCACTCTTTAGAGCATTTTTCTTGCCCAGATTAATGTAATAATCATCTCCATATTTTTTAAGAGTAGTCATCTTAGTTTTCTGAGATACAATAGCATGTGCTTTGGGATTTCGACGACATTTCATAGAACAAAATTGTTTGAGTTTTTGTGTGCTCGAATCGTATTTGATAATGTTTGTGTTGCAAATAGGACACTTCATGATTTCTGTGTGAGATTCTAAAAAATAAATCTTTCTTAATACTAAACTGGAATTTTTAGGTAAATATGAAGTAGCATCGAAAAATAAGTCATATTCACCTTCAGTTAAATTTTTGATCCATGATGGATGTGACGTTTTTAATGCCCGTATTTTATTTTGTAATTCAATATACATATCTAACTGCTAACTTTTTTCAAATGAAATGTTAAAATATCATCTATTTTCTCGAAATCCCAATATGGGATACGAACCAATTCAATGTTCTTCTCTAAACAATAATCATTCTTAATAGTATCATGATGCTGAGTTTTTGCAAACTTTAACTCCATTTGACTTCGACTGCTAGCCCCAAAACCGCATGGTTTATAATGTTGCTCTCCATCAAATTCAATTAATATATTATGATCAGATAAATAAAAATCAAATGGTAATGGTTGCTCATTCCTACAATCAGAAAATCGCTTCTCAGACTCAAAATTGATATCATTACTTTGCAACCACTCTCTAATAGCCCTCTCACCCTTACTACTAGCACATACTGGACATCCTGTATTTGAAAATATACTATGTGGACTAGTTAGCCAAACATTGTTACACTCATTGCACCTAAACTTAATTTTAGTTTTCGAATTAATGTATTCCTCCAATGGAGTATACCTTTCTTTATACATGCTCTTTAATTTTAAAAGAAATTCATCATTTGTTCTCTTATGTGTGCCAAAACATTTAGGACACCTATTTCCCCATAAAAAATCATTCCTCTTAACTGAATACTCGTGTCCACATACAATATGTTTCATTTCAACCTTATCATATGCTCCTGTATACTTACCAAGCACTTCATAGTCAGTTGATACTAACTCATTAACTTCTCGTTTAAATTGCTCTGTCGTAATGGTTTTAACTCCAAAACAATTAGGACATCGAGTTCCTCCATTTAAGAAATTGCCTGGTTGAACCTTCCATTCATGACCACATGAAATATGTCGCATTAATATAGGAGTACTTTTATTAATATAATCTTCTAATACTACATATTCATCTTCAACTTTAGCAAACACTTCTTTAACAAATTGCTCAGGAGTCTTCTTTTTAGTTCCACCACATTGTGGACAACGATTGCCTCCTATGAAATATTCTGGACGACCTTGCCATTCATATCCACAAGAATTATGTCTCATTAATATTGGAGTTCTTGTGTTAATATACTTTTCTAAAATTGTATATTCGTCTCCAACTAAATTGAAAACTTCTTCTTTAAATTGTTCTGATGTTTTTTTTCGCATACTTACTATCCTTATTATATTATCATTAGTGTAATATATCAAAAATGTTGATATTTTAATAATAATTGAATCCTTATTTGGACAACAATTTATAGGATAAAAATTGTGATGTTATTTAGAGATTGATTCTATTGTTGAGCGATTTGTGCCAAAACATTTAGGACACCTATTTCCCCATAAAAAATCATTCCTCTTAACTGAATATTCATGACCGCATTTAATATGTGTTATTGATACTTTTGTTCGAGCCGTTGTATATGTTCCTGTTACTTCATATTCATCTCCTACTAGAGCATTCACTTCTCGTTTGAATTGACTAGTCGTTATAGGTTTTGTTTTATTACAATTAGGACATCGAGTTCCGTTATTTAAGAAATTTCCAGGCTTCACTTTCCATTCATGATCACATGAAATGTGTCGCATTAATATGGGAGTACTTTTATTAATATAATCTTCTAGTACTACATATTCATCTCCAACTTTAGCAAATACTTCTTTAACGTATTGTTCAGGAGTCTTCTTTTTAGTTCCGCCACATTGTGGACATCTTGTTCCTGCAACAAAGTTTATTGGCTTCACTTTCCATTCATGCTTACATTTTTCATGTCGCATTAATATTGAAGTATTTACTCCAGCATATTCTTCTAATACTGTATATTCACTTCCTACTTTTTTAAATACATCCTCTAAAAATTCATCGTGCGTTTTACGTTTTCCCATTACTCATTCCTCGAATTTATAATTGTTAAATTTACAAAATAATATATCATAATTATGAATAAAATGCAAATAAAAAAAAGCCTAATATATGAATGCTTGGTAGACTATATAAAAAACCAAAAAAAGCATCATTCCCGAAGAAATGATGCTTTTTGGACAAAAAGTCAGAAACTAAGTGATTTAATTAAACATTTGAGTACAGTACAGGTGCCGACCCTTCACCGAACGCAAAGTCAAGACCACTAATATCCAAGTATCGGTAATAAAGTTTACTTCCAAATGGATTCGGTGCAATTCCATATCTAGTTCTGAAGCCGAGTCTTGGTTGGAAATCATTTTCCCCAACTGCTCTTACAAGGCTAAGTGGCACATATGGGCAATAGAACATTCCTGCATCCATTTCTGAATCACCTTTGTAACCAATAAGGGCATAATCTCTAGTTGCGAAAAGGTCGACATATACTTTATATCTACCAGAAAGAGTTCCTGCATAAGCAACAGCAGAGTTAGCATTAAATGATTTAGTCACATCAGTCCAAAGTTCGTAACCATCAAGGCTCTCAAGGGCGGTCTTCACGTTCATTGAACAGATTATGAAGTTACCATTTCCTCTACGAGTAGAGATAGCGATTTGGTTAGCAAGTTTATTGATAAGGTTGAAAAGAGTTCTGAATCTTTCTTGGCTCCATCTACCATCAACATCAGTATAGTTGTATGAACTTACACCACCAGTGATAGCGGCTAATCTAAGTTGGTCAACAACTTCTCTATTCATTTCAGCGAGAATTTCATAAGAAAGAACATTGATCAATTCTGCTTCTGCATCAAGTCCATGATAACTTTTCAAATCTTCAGCAGTTTCGAAAGAGTAACGAGCCTTAAGGATTCTAGTCATTGCTTCAACGGACACTTTATCGATAGAAATATTCATCTGATTGATTTCAGTTCCCATTCTTTCGGAGTAATCTCTAGGGATTCCACCAGCACCTGGCATATTTCCATTTCCAGACCAGCCGTCAGCCATTGATTGACCATAAGCACCAGAATAGTTTTGGAATACAGCATTAAAAAGTGCTTCATCAGGAAGGTCGAAAACAACAAGTGGAGTTTGAGCGGTCGGAGTAGTTCCGAGTTTATAGAATTGGTCGCCTCTTGTCATTGGTTCAGTAATAGTTCCGACACCTGCTTCACCAACGATTTTTCCAGTATTATCTGCTCTTGCTATAAGAACGGTAAGTCTACCAAGGTTATCATCTCTTTCAGTATGGATAATTTTTCCATATTTAGTTGGAGAAGTAAGGTTATCAACACAAATAGTACCCGGAACATAGTCAGTAGCATTATAAGTTTCGAAATCTACAACTTGTAGCATTTGGAAATTATCTTTCATTGAAGGGTTAGCATTATCATAAGGAAAGGCACCGTTAGCATCATTACCCGCATAATGTGCTCTCATTGCGAAAATGAGTTGTGATGGTTTTTCCATTGGTTGAACACCAAGTACATCAAGAGCAATAAGATCTGGAGCAACACGTCTCAAAAGAGGGATAAGGATGGTATCATATCCAGCGATATCAGAAGCAGTGTTAAATTGTCCAGCCTCATTGAGCATTTTTGCATCAATAGAGTTCATTTGATTTTCAAGCATCATTGCAACAACTGCCTTTTTACTTTCCTTGATAGGTGCCGCAGTTTTGTAATTGATAACATCGTTCCACTTATTAAGTAGATTTAAAACTTTCTTTTTTTCCATAGTTAATTTCTCCTTTATAGGTTAGTCATTATATTTTGGTTACATGAAGCGAGCATACTTAGATGCATCGACAACATTTTTACTTTCATTAAGGCTTTTCTTGGAGTTAGCATTCTTAATCTTACCTTCAGTAATTTTTTCAAATTTCTTAGGAGATTTTTTACTTGGAGTTCCAGTTGTGAAATTTTCCATAATCACTTTAAGTTTTCTTTTGAATTCTTTAGTGTTACTGAATTTTCCATAATTTTCAATGATAGTTCCTAATCTCTTTTTATCCATATCTGTAAGATCTTTTGTTGCTTCCATGAAAATTACTTTACATTGTGTTTGCTCAAGAGCATTGTGTGCTTCAGTTAATTGCTTTTTCAAGTTTGCATTTTCATTTTTTTGAAGACTGATAACATTTTTAAATACTGTCTCGTCTTTGTATGATTCAGTAAGAGTTTCGGATCCGTAGATTTTTTTGATTGCGTGTGACATTTTTTCATATAGAGCCAGTTTTTTACTTGCTTCTATAGATTCTTTAATCATTTTACCATTAACTTGAACGAATTCTTTGACAACTTTATTCATGTATTTGTCCATATGGTTAAGCATTGAATTAGCCTTTTTAGTGGCTATTGCTTTTGCCTTAGAATTAGCATACATTTCAAACATTACAACGATAGACTCTTTAAGGTCATCGTCCATAATATCGCTATCAATTTTCTCCATCATTTTTGCGACCTTTTCTTTAATCTCTACGGCTTCTTCTTCATACTCAACCATTTTTGATTTTAACTCATCATCTTCAGATGCGTTCTCACCTTCAGTTTCAAGTTCATCATCCTCTTCTGATTTTTCTGCTTCAGCAAATGGATTCTCTTCTTTTTCGGCTTCAGTTTCAAGTTCCGCGTCTTCTTCGTCTTTTTCGGCTTCAGCAAATGGATTCTCACCTTCAGTTTCAAGTTCTGCTTCTTCATCATCGTCTTCGCCTTCAGTGAAATTTGGCATTTCTGATTCTTTCATTTCCGGGTCAAAATCTGGAAGTTTTTCGGATTCTTTAACTTCGAGGTCAACATCTTCTGATTCTTCTGATTCTTTAAATGCAGGAACTTCGTCGTCGTCGTCATCATCTTCACTCTCATCGAAAGAGATGTCTTCTAAACTAAGTTCGTCGTCCTCATCAAATTCACCTTCAGCATCTTCTTCCTCATCTTCAGCAGTCATCTCTTCAACTGCTTTTTGGAATGCTGGCTTTTCTTCTTCTTCTTCTTCGTCTTCAGTTTCGAGTTCAGCATCATCTTCTGATTTTTCTGCTTCTGCAAATGGATTTGCTTCTGCTTCTTTTACTGCTTCGTCGTCTTTTGGCATAATGTCTGCTTCATTAGAAAGCATTTCTTTATCCGCTTCGGCACCTTCAGATAAACCTTTTTCTTTACCTAATGCTGAATTGTGATACTTCTTAGTTTTTCCTGCAAGAATATCATCTACAACTTGGTTAATCTTCTTACTGATGCTAGTTCCACCCATATCAGTCTTCATGATTTGTACAGCAAGTTTTGATGACTCTTCTGGACTTCTACTAAGATTTTTACCCTCGGTTAAAGGTCTCTTTTTTCCCATAAGTTATCCTCCTTATTTACTGGATTATAAATTCTTTAAGAAATTGTCAAATAGTGATTTGAAAACCATTTGCTTCTCTCTTTTGCTCAAGGTTCTGTCTTTATTTAGTGAATCACGAGATTCTTTAATTTTCGTGAAATTATAATTATGTCTAATATTTTTTCTATTTAACCAATTATATTCTAATCCTTCTACAACTTGTTCCATCATAGCCGTAGATACAGATGGCTCATGAACAATGTCCCAAGTGATTAATTGTAATTCTGTAACTTGACTATTTAAGTCTAATGTTCCTAGCGATCTACTAGATACTCCCAATTGAACTCCCATATCTAAGATTTGCTTAACAGCATCTCCTTTAGGTCCTCCAATTAATGCTTTTCCATATATCTTATTACCTTCTGTTCTGAGATCAATGATTTTATGAGATACACGGTCGAGATTGATACTTGGCTCAGCAGGATGATCTAATTCTCCAATGGCTCTACAAATACTATCTTTTGGATTAACATATTTATTATAATATCTTTCAATTTCTGGCATTAAAACGCTAGAACTATATATTCTACCATTTTGATTTCTAACTCCAGCCTCTTGAAAAATACCTTTAATGTAATATTGCTTTTGATGGTCTTTATTTTCAATTAAAGTTTCACAATTGTGAAAATTATCATTTTCGTTTAAAAGAATAATTTTATTTGACATTGTATAGTTCTCCATGGTTAACTTTTTAATATTTAGTTTTTTATTTTTTATATTTTATTAAATTATAAATATTACTAAACCATGTTATTTTCAGGAGTAAAATCTAATGCTAAGATTTAAATTATCATATATTCAAGAAGCCGATGAAAATCAATTTAGAAATCAATTCCAAAATATAGATGCCCAAACATATAAAACTATTTTACGAAATGATCCAACATCAAAACTAGATAATGGATTCGTATCTAGAGTGGGTCCATTAGGAAAATACGCAATGATGTTATATAAGAAGCGACCTTTTGAATTAAATAAACTTGCTGATATTTATGCTGACTTAGAAACATTTAAGCGGAAATCATCATTGATTAATAAATCTATTCAGGACATTAGAGATGTTTCTGAATTAAATCGACTAGTTTCGAGAGTGAAAAACAAAGAAACGTCAAATCAGAAAAAAAAGAACATTAAAGATGGCGAAAAAGATATAGTTCTTTATGAATCAATTGATGAGTGGCAAATTATAATTCCATTAACAAAAGAAGCATCTATTAAATGGGGAATGAAGTGTAATTCTAAATGGTGTACAGCAAGTAATAGCAAGTCTAATATGTTTGAGATATATATGTCGAAAGGAGATCTATATATCTTCCATAATACGACAGATCCTTCATTATCATTGCAATTTCATATGGATGTGAATGAAATGAGTTTTATGAATAATCAAGATAAGCCTGTCACTGTATCTGAAATCAAACAAAAATACCCAAATCTTTCGTCAGTTTTAGATAATATAATTAAAGATGAAAAAGAGAAGCAAATTAACGTGAAAAGTGCATGTAAAATTGATTTAGAACGAACTCGTCAGTTTAATGACACGATTTACTTAAATAAATGGTTATTCCATAGAGATGTTTCTCCTCTTATTGATTTAGCCGCCGATTTATTAAAAAAAGACTCATTTCAAAATCGGAGAAAAAATAGATCAATTGGAGTTATCGAGTATATGGGAAAATACATCAAAGCATTTGAATATAAATTGGACTCAAAACTAGTAATCAATAATGTTCATAAGATTTTTGAACTTTTAGGAAAAGTTAATTTGTTACCTTTTGGAAAAGCATTTAGTTCTCAATATGAGATTGCATTTAGTGAAGGAAATCTTCGATTGTTAGATGTAACATTTTTAAGTGAAATAAAATCTCTAAATGATGAACAACTTAATGAGACTCTAAATGCAATAGATGAAATAAAAATTAAAGATGATGTGAGTGTTCGAAAAGCATTTGAATATATAGAGCCCAACAACAAATGGTTAATTACCATGTCTAAAATTATGAAAAAAATAAAAGGAAACATATCACTTCAATTATTTTATGATTCCACATCGGAGTTATTAGAAACTCTATCCAGTAAGCAAGTGGAATCAATATTCCATCACGATTTTATATATATAAAATCATTAACGGATAGAAAAAGTATTCGATTTTTAACTATAGTTGAGTCGCAAAGTTCAGTTGAACAATTATCAATTTGTGTAAAACAATTATCCAAAACTCAAATAGACTCTTTAATTCATCCAGTATATGTTAAGAGATATTTAAAACAACCAAACACTCTTAATATTTATGCTCACATCTTTGCTAATTTTATTGATCAAGTTAGTGATAATGTAAAATTTATATCCGCAATTCATTCATATAGTAATGAGTCTGAATTAATTAAATCTACTTTTTCTAAAAATAAAGACTTATTATCAAAATTGGATATCAAATCAAAATAAAACTTGCATTAATTAGTTATTTATGATATACTATATATGTTTAAGGGCTCGATTGATTTATAGTTGCGATTACTAACTTAGTTTAGTTTGCAGTGTATATGACAAAATCGACATTTAGAGATGACTTCGAGATGCTCCGAAGAAGTCATCTCTTTTATTATCCTTGCTCTATGTCTCCAGGTGAATCGGGCGAATCGGGCGAATCGGGAGCGTCTTCGGACTCGACATCTTCTTCAGGAGGAGTAGTACTTGCATTTTCTCCATCTCCTGGGATTATTGAACCGACTCCCATAAAATTTCCTTGTTCTTCTTGATTCATTCTTTCAACTTCAACTGCAATTTGCTCATCGCTAAAGTTAAAAACTTCTCTCCATATGTATCCTTTTGATACATATTTTCCCTCATATGAATCTATCGCATTAACAACATCTAATTTTGCACTCATAACTTCTAAACGAAGAAATTCAGAAAAATAATTATCATTCGAATAGACATATCTAATTTTTGACATAACGTCGTTGATTTCGTGACTACTAACAATTCGCTTAGTTATTAATTGAGTGGCTAATAAATCCTCAAACACTTTTGAGAATTGTCGTCTGAGTTTAATGATAAATTTATAAAATTTCAACTCTTCTAGTGATAATTCTCGTCCTGAATTATATGAGACTCCTGAATTCTCTTTATCTGCTCTTCTTGCATATGGAACAGATAATGCTCTCCAAATTTTCCTTGCAAAATACTCTAAATCGGCTACTTGATCTAAATTTTGACCGCCCGCTAAAGTTGTTACTTCTGTTGATGCTGTACCATTTCTTCTAGGTAACCAGAAGTCTTCAGTCATGGCTAATACTGCATTTTTATCTTTAATTGTTCCACTATTAACATCATAAACCTTTTCCTGTCTATAATCTCTCATCAATTCTTGAATATGAGATTCGGCAGCATTTGGTGGCAGATTACCAACTTCGATATAAAACACACGTCTCTCAGGGGCTCTCGTGATACGATAAATTAACAGTGCATCTTCTAATAGAGTCAACTGATTAGCAACCTTCAATGCTTTATGTAAGTATGATAATGGATACTCTCTTGATGGATGATATAGTCCGGAGTCCACATATGTAATCAATTCTTTAGGGATCTTTAATTCCTCAAAAGTCTCAGAATCAGTTGTGCCAGATGGAAACGAATACATACCTTCTGAACGATAATATCTATTTGAAAATTTAGGCTTTCTCACAACAAAGAATTCATCAGTCAGACGACGAATTTCATTGGGATTCCCAACTTCTTCTTTTTCATCAGCAAATACCGTGAATGCAGATACGAACCTTGAATCCAACATATTTAATTTTTGAATACCATCTCTGATATTATCAACATCAAAAACTTTTTCAAAAAATATTGTTCCATCAACATAAAAATGACGAAAAATATAATGACCTTGTCCTCTAAAGTCCAATAGTTCATCTCTAATGAATGAGAATTCATCAATTATCTGCTCTCTTATTTCTGGTGGAATATCATTATTAGTGAAGGATAAATTGACTACATTATCCTCATTCTCACTCTGAACAATACTCTCATTAACTATCTCCTCAATAGCATCCTCACATTCAGGCAACATCGATATGAATCTGTACTTTTCAATTGCTTGTTTACGCTCCAATTCATATAAATCAGTAGACATATATCTTGTAGAGTCAGCAATAAACTCATCGACCTTTATTGTCCCTTTTTTTCCAAAGTATTCGCCAAATTCAGACGATGGGCCAGGCGCCTTCATTGCAGAGGTGTTTTTGAAATTCAAGCCTTGCTGATCGATTCTTTGGATCTTATCTGCGGCTTTGCGATGTGAACTTAATTTATTTAAAAAATTAAACATGTTTTCTCCGTTTACAAATTTATACTATTATTTAGAGTTTCCGCAATATCATTGATTTGCCAATAAGGGATTCTTAAAAGGGCAACGTTGTTGATTTCACAGAATGCATCTTTAATGTTATCCTTAATCATTCTATCGATTAAATTTGTAATACGTGTTAAATTCGACTCATTAGACTTAAATGATGTAGGCAAATAATGTTGTTGTCCATCATATTCAATTAATAAATTATTCACAGGAAGATAAAAATCAAAAGGTAAAGTATGTTTATCTTTGCAATTAGTAAATCGTTTTTGAATTTCATACTGAATATCATTATCATCTAAAAATTTACTTATTAGTGTCTCACCAGCACTTCGATGACATTTTGGACATCTATTCTTCCAAAGAAACGCTGAAGGCTTAATATCCCATTGATGTCCACACACATTATGTCGCATTAACACATGTTCTTTGGATACAACATATTTTGTTAGGACTGAGTACTCATCTCCAACTAAATCAAAAACTTCTTTGATGAACATATCATGTGTTTTTTTATTTGAACAATTTGGGCAATGAGAGTTCTTTTGAAGTATCGAGTTGGCTTGAGGATTCCATATATGACCACAAACGTTGTGTCGAAGTCTAATAGTATCTCTAGAGGTAGTATATGTATTAATGATTGAATATTCAGAACCATATAATTCATAAACATCTAAAACAAACTGTTCATGTGATTTAGTCCGATTACGATATCGTGCTTTTTTCGCACATTCAGGACAGCGAACATTATCGTTGATAAAACTGCTCGCTCGAACATAATATTCGTGTTCACATATGTGATGTTTGATTTTAACCTTAGTTGACATATTAATGAATGCTCCTATTACGGAGTATTCATTGTTAGTTTTTTCGGACACTTCCGACACAAATTCGCTGTGAGTTCGTTTTAATGATTTCATAATGATATTTAGAAAATTTAAATATCATTGATTAAATGCTTCGTAATGAACTTAGATTGATTACTTCGTTGAGATTCTATTATTCCATAAATCGATGAGTTCTCGTTTACAGTCGAATGTCCAGCCTGCACCATGCTCTAAATAGCATCCTTTTCGAGAGCAGTTCATATCATATGTCATATAATTGGGACGAGAGATTGACTGAGTTTCGACTTCATGCTCAAATATTTCAACCTTCGATTGACAAAATGGACAAGGTTTTATTATCGGATCTGGATATTTGAATTTTTTACCAATGGATACTAGCAAAGGACGTTCTATATCGGTGATATCATCATCTTTAATGAAACATATTCCTTCCTTTGGGAATAACGTAATGAACTCCATAACTATTCGATCTTCTTCATTCATATATTGTTCAGTAAAATACATTTTTTCAGGCGACACTTTGATTGTATGTGAATCGTCAAACTCATCAAATTCGTATTCGCAATACAGTTCGGGAATTAATTCAGTTAAGTTCATTATTTGATACATTAGATGCTCAATAGATGTTCTCATGATGTTTCCTTCAGAATCTTTTCTAACTCATGTGTTTTTTTACCCATAAAGTACTTTCGTTGTAATGCTGTATAATCAGTCTCTAATCTTCGAATCAAACTCACTCGATCAAGTCTATGCCAAGAATTATTATCATCATTCTGAATGTATTCTGGAGACAAATATCGAATTATTTCTTCTCCATCTGTGTTAATAAATGGCTTAACATGTGCTAACAGTCGAGATGATGTATCCGTTCTAAATACTAATTGAATTTGAGGACATTTATCTTCAGAAAGAATAATTTTAAATCCTTGATTCTCAATTAATTTTAATATTTCTACATGAAAGGTCTCGCTTTGCAACTCAAGATCGGCTATATCTTTTCTTTTTTTAATGATTCGTTCGATCTCAGTTTTATTAATTTCTTCTCTATTGATCATTATCTTCTCCTATTGTTATCATATAATTCCGTTCTCGGAACAGCACGAATGGCTCTAAAAGCATTTTATTCATCTTTAATTAAACTTTTCCAATCAAATATACTCATCATCTAAGCAATATAACACATTGATAGTTCTAAGTCAAATTTTATTTTTTTCGATCTCATCCATCAATTCTGCAACAGCATCTTTCATTTCACGATGAGACTCTTCGAATATATCATTAATAGCAGAATCAACTTCTACTCCACATGATTTCCAACTATATAGTGATAATAGTTCATATTGAGTTAAGTGTGAAATCTTAAAATCATCTGTCATTTGTTTCTCCAATGTATATTATGAAATAAAATCGCGGTTCTAATTTTATCAAATTTAAATTTGGATTCAAACATCAATTGAGGTATATTCAGATAAGTCAAATATGATAACAAGCCTAACTCAAGAATTAATGATAGTGTGTTTGTTGTATAAATTCCATTTAATATGATAATAATACGTTGAAAAAATAACGATCTAATAAAATAGAAAAATTTTTCCAAAAAATCGTCGGATGATTTTAAAAATCGATGAAGATTAATGGTTAAAACGATAGTTGATGCGAACATCAACACAATGAAAATGCTTGACAAGATCATAATTTAAGTTCCTCGCTCAAAAGTTTATATTATAATATATCTCATATAATGATTTTTAGCAAAGAAAAATTTACCTGTTTACTTTTTTTGGAATTGGCAAATGAATGGTTTTTTTATATAACGCAGAATCATTAGGTAGAGTGATTTCTGAATAGATGGTTGAGCATTTCTTTTTTTACATCGAGAACATATCACTTGGAATTTATGCTTTTTTACTGTAGTATTCATCGGATGACCACATTGCGTACACGGAACTCGTATTCCCATCACACACTCTCCTTTAAATTATGAATAGATATAATATCTAATAGTTTTGAATCAATGATTTCTTCACTGTTTAAATTAAATGATGTCATAGCACTCATTAAATTATTTTGTTGCAAATAGAGTAAGAGGGCTTCTGTAATCGACTGTTTCAGTTTTAGATTGGAATGTCGCTTCTTAGTGATAGTTTCAATCAATGCTTCTTTAATTTTAGGATCAATATAATCTAAATCAACTATAATTGCCATATCAACTTTTTTTGAAATTGCATAGTAGTTATTTAATTCAAGAAGAATAACGGAAAGATAATGTCCATCATTACAGAAGATTTGAGATTCTAATTCGCTTTTCGAAACTTTGAGAGTTTTCTTAATTCCTTTAGCACTTTTAACTTTCCTTGTTTTTTCAAGTTCAGCATTTTGTTTTTTCACTTGAATATGTTCTGCGGTTAATTTAAGATTTTTTAGATTCTTAAATATATCTCGTTTCATTTTAAAATCGTTCATCGTAATGCATTTAAATGTTTTTCAGTCATAATAATGAATTTCATATCATGCTTTTTTGCAAATTGTTCTGCGGCTTGCCATTTTGCTTGATTGATGATGAACGCTTTCACTTTAGTTTTATATGACTTGGACGTTCTTTTCTTAGGCGGTTTAGGGGGAACAGTTTGATCTGAAGGCTTTATCTCAATTAGAGCATTTTTGATTTGACCATGTTTATCTTTATATTTTATTAATAAGTCCATGTAGTACTTGTGAATGCGATTATCTAATGGAGATAAATATGGAATAATAACTTCCTCTGAACACCAATATAGAATGTCTGGATTCATATCTACCCATTTAAATGCTAATAATTCATAACTACTTCTATAAACTATTGCTTGAGCGTTTCCAATATACTTTTCTGTATTTTTGGGATAATATTCTCCCTGTTGCCATTTACCTTTCATTTTATTTACCTTTTGTTAAATATGATTGTGCAATAAATGTAGAGATTGCGGCACTGAATTCTGGGACAACTTCTTTTATTGCTGATTGAATGCTGGATGTCCAAGTAGGACATATAAACGGAGGAGTAGAACCTATTGGATTTCCACCAGGAGTTGGCACATTATATTGAGTCATCGCTAAAGTCTGACTAGTTGTGAATAAATTCTCAATAGTCAATATCAATACTCCAAAATTATCGGTTAATGATTGTTGTATTTGTTTTTGTTCTTCTGTAGTTAATGTATTTGCCCAATTACTAATGAACATTTTTATTTTACCTGCATATGGAGCATTTGGAGACATATGAATTGCTCCAGTTGGAATTGATATTTGAGCAACTTCTTGATTCAAATATTCTGAAATTTTATCTATACTTTTACGTCCAAGAGTTTGAATAGTTGTGGATCTCATAAAATCAGTAATTTTCTTCATTATTGATCCATATTATCTGGAATTTGTAATTTTGGAGATTCTGTTTGTGGTCGTAATATGGCAGAAATTGATGATATAGTTGGAGCAATCCCTGGACCAGTCGGATAACCTAAATTACCATTATGAACATGAGTTTCTATTGCTTTCTCAATACTTTCCATCCATTTACTCAAAAAATTAAAATTCACCGCAGATGAGAGTGCTGAGTTTCCCACCTTAACTGTCCCTCCTGCATCAGAAAATATCGTAATATTACCATCAGACTCTAATTTGATATTAACTTTTGCTGAACCATTAGTTAGTTGAACTGTATCACGATTTAACTCCACTTTATTTTGCCATGTGTCCGTTTTCTCATAATGATCATTATCAACAATAGTTACATTATCCCATCTATCTTTAATGACTTTATTTCTTATAACTTTATCGTTCGCTAAACTTTCTGTAATACTATTGGGTTGTTTAAATGTTGAATTTTTATCTTTCTCAGTTCTAATTATAGCAAAGTAATGTGGTAATTGTTTCAAGGCATCTTCAAAGAATATCCAAACCCAATTGCCAATACTAGGAGTGTCCATATATCCTTTATCTCCGCCAACATCTCCAACAGTTATCGGAATACATGGTTCAGCCCATGGTAAACAATTAATTGGAAGTTCGTCAATTTCTTGAGAATGAACTCCTAAAATTCGCACTCTTAATCGCTGAAGTTTTTTTGGGTCAGCATCATCTTCAACATACGCTCTATAAAATTCCATCTAATTCTCCGTTAAAACATTTATGTTTTTTTTAGTCTTTAATAATGATTCTTTATTAAAGGTATCATTCATGAAAGATTCATATGAAGTTTTGACTACCTTATATTCACACACACAAGATGTTACTCCCATCTGTTTAGTTTCACTAGTAGCAGACCAACGAAAGTCAATTTCCATAACAGACCAATTTCCAGTAAGAGCATTGTTATATTCTTCTCCATTCAATTGAATCGGCATAAAAAATACATCTCCAACATCTAACATTAAATTTCCTGCCATTGTAAATTCAAAAATATTATTCTTAAACATATTACTATATATATCATATCGAAATTCATTGACCAAATCTGGGCTATAAGATATGATATCATAAAACGAATTTGGAGCATCTTTTAATATGAGTTCAGTATTATATATTCCATATTTTCCAGTTGTATATACACTATCTAGTCGTTTCTTATCCAATTTAGTTTCAAACTTCTTCATCTTTTTTGATTTACGATCGAAATATGCATGAGTTGACCCTAATTCTCCTGACTTTAAACTTCTAAGAACATCTATTCCAGTTAAACTATCCTCTTTTTCAATCTTCGTCAAGAAAACATCCGATTTTTGTCCACCTTTACTTCGTTCAATTGCTATAACTGGTTCTTGTTTCATAATTTCCGAAAAAGGAATGAATGAATATCCCTTTCTATTTTGAAAAAACACATAAAAATCACTTAATTCACCTTCACTTTCTTTTTTTAATTCATCAATCAACTCTTTTGGATGTAAATTTGGTGAGATGAAATTTTCTCTCTTACTTTTAGTTGGAATAATTGTTATTTTTTTAGGATCTATTCCTAATTCAGTTTTCATTATATCTTCGACTATATCAGATTGTCTTTTATTACCTAACCATCCTCTTCTAATAGTAGTTTGATTGCTCTTTAACTGGGCTGGCGAACAAAAGTATATTTCAAATCTATTCTTATTTGCATCCAGTTTAATATCTTTTTTATCTATTATTTTATATCCATAAAAAACAAATTCATCCTTATATGTTTCTTCAATTCCATCCTTTGTGTTTTTTGTACTCATACTTATACTTATGAATTCTCCTCCACTTAAAATGAATTTATTGAAAAATGAACCATCAATATCATTCCACAAAAATGAACCATATGCTAACTTATTTAGCGTGAATGTGAGATGAAAGTTTATCATTTCAGGAGTAAACCTAAAATATTCCTTTCGACTATCATCAAAGAAAACTACCACATCAATAGTAAAACGTTGCTTTAATGATTGCTCTTTAATGTTTGTAAGATTACGTTTCATTATTATTCTCTTTCAAATTCAGATGTTATATTTAAAAATCCACTATGCATTTTACCAATTATCTTTTTTGGAGGTAAATAAATTCGACGTTTAGCATCATTCTCAATTTCCAATTGAGTAAATACTCTACCTATCATCCCATCTACAATTGGATCCAACATATCTTTAGGATCATCAGGAGTATACTCTGTCTGCTCTTGTATTTCCCAGTAATCTTCTGTAACATACTTGATTGCAAAGTTTAATATCTCTTCGTTTGTAATTGGCCAATCATAAAATGGATCCTCTCTGGAATTTAGCATCAGTATTAGATACCAATAATCATATGAATCATAGAAATAAAACGACACATCTTCTGGAGTATCACCATCCTTAATGATATATGATTCATACACATTCAAGTTTTGACGATAGGTTTGAAAATAAAAACTTGTCTTATGATATAAATCTCTAATCATTATAGGATTCTTGCTATCAATATCATACACAAACGTTGGATAATTCTTAAACATAATGTCTCCTATTACACATATGGATTTTCAAATAAACTTTTTCCTGTTTCCAATTCATTTTTCATCATAGTGATTTCCAATGTTGCTCCTATTGGAACTCCATCTTCATTTAACATAACTGAGTCTTCATTGAAATCATATTTAACATTAAATTCCATTAAATAATACTCTCGCAAAGGCATTATTTCAGTTGTATCATATGTTATTTTTGATTCGGCAGTGTTCATAAATGAACTCATCGCTCTCATTGTAATAATTGGAGGCATATGAAAAAATAAATCTTTATCTTCAAATGTTGGCACAGAAAGTGATGAGAAAAATGAAATTATATAAGTTATGTGTCGATGCTCTTCAGGCGTTCTTGGAATAAGTGTCCATTGAAGAGTTTTAGTCTCTAGATCTGGACTCTTCAATCTAGGCTTTTTGAATTCTCGCATCGTTTGACCTGAAGCCTTCTTATATGTATCCATTGCTGTGCCGACCATACCTTTCATCTTAAATGCATCTTCTGAAAATCCTTTCATGAGATTTGTAAATATATTCGTTGTAACGTTTGCTGTATTTTGAATTCCTGAATTTCTTTTAATTTCCAATCTATTCATTGGCAAATAAATATTAGCCGTTAACCCGGCTTGACCGTCAAATTGACTTTGAGGATTAATACTTGCAACTTTTTTCAATGCATCTCCAACTAAAGTTAAAATATCTTCCAAAATAACCTTTGCTGATTGTTGAGTTATTTTTGAACTTGTAGCCTTTTTCATTATCTTTTTCTGAGTTTCAGTAAACGATTCACCCAAACTGCCTAATTTAGCAGAAACATTCTTAACTACGTTATTAAATAAATTTTTATATCCATCTTTTGCTATATCTTCAGTTAATTCTTTTAGTCCTTGATGAATGATATTTATGATAGTATTTTTAAATTGAGGATAATACTTGATCTGAAACACATATGCTCCATATTTTTCAAGATCAGATAATTGATGTACGCTATGAACTCCTTCTCTCTCACTCATCTTATCGAAAGTGTGGGGATACCATAAATGTAATTCTTTATCTGAATTTGCCGTCGAGTAATTAAAGTACCACTCTCTATTGGTGCTATTTATATCAGCATTAGAACTTAATTTATTTTCTGAATCTCGTAAATTATTCAAAATATTCGAATATGAAAACTCATTTTGTTTAATATCATAACTGATTTCCATTCCCTTGAGTATTTCTGAACTTCTAGTAATATCTTCTCCTGCAATGGAAGCCTTATATTTAGTGTTCATCATCTCTTGATTTGTCATAAAAGTATTATAATCCTTTACTTCAGAACTACTACTAGCCCGCTCTAAGGCTCGTTCATCTGCTTCTTTTTTTATATCAACTCGCTTCTTTTGAATTTCTTTTTGCATTTCTTTTTGGTTAGCAAATGCACTTTTCTCTTCGCTCATGTTTTTTGACTCCTCTTATACTAAATAGTAATCATATTGAGCGATATTTTTAATATCATCTTCAATATGTTGTCCGATAGAATTAATTAAATTCACACGATCAATAATTTCAATTTCTTCGATTTCAGCATCATCAGTTTCAACTTCCTCGAAATGCCCATGAATCACTAAAATTAAATTATCAGAACGTCTCTCAAATCGCAAAATTGAAGTTTCAAATGGATGAATTGTTACTCCATTTAATGAAATTAATCCTTTATTTGCTATCGGAAATTCAGGATCAGTTTTATCTAACATTGTTGCTTGATAAAGATATTGCTCATCTTCGGCAAAATACCCTAAATATTTTACAGCATCGACTCCTTCGGAATAAATTGAGTTCCCATTTATATCATGGAAATGTAAAATATCAAATTTAAAATCATCTTCATCAGGATCAGGATTCAACAAAACTAACTCCGTGGTGACAATAAAGTACTTGTGAAGATGTTTCTCTAATAATTCTATTTTCTTAAACATCGTTGGGAAAATGAAATCTCTAGTTATGGGGTTAAAAACTCCATAACTAGATCCCTGTCGAACTAAAATATAAGGTCGACGTTGAAAAACACTTCCTCCTAACCCGATGAGTTCCACTGAATCATAAATAAATCCTGATGTAAATTCTTGCTCTCCTTCGTCATTAAATAATTTAATGCAATATAACTCATCTTTACACAAGAAACGAATATTTTTCTTTACATTTCCAATATTGTTAAAATTCATAATTACTCCTAAAATGAAAAGTCAACAAATTGCATTGATGTGCTATTAAATTTAGACATGGAACTTGTAACATTGGACGTTAAAAAATTCGTTTTTCCAAAATTTAAACCACCAACAACATTAATTGTTTGTTTAGCAAATGAAAAATTGTAAATAAATGGATTTATAAATTTAAATAAATTCAAAGTTCCAAACACTGGAATATAAAGAAGGTTACTTACTACTTTTTCTTGATTATCAACTAACATATCTGAAGATAAGGATATATTTTTTATCGATATTGTCTTATGTTTATTTTGTTCACCCTCAATCACTGGCAATTTAATATCTGCTATAATACTTTTATGTTTTTCGAAATCTTTTCCGCAAAACTCAAAAACTTGACGATACATATTGTCACCTATCTTTTGCACATAATATATCTGACCAAATAAGTTCATTTGAGTTTCTGAATTCTTTCCATAACTCATTCTATCACCAAACCACAATGAACCATCAGCATTGCAAATCAATTGTTCTCCTAAGAAGATTGGTAAAGTAATAGGTCTTAATATTGGAAATAATGCAAATGTTGGTAATGTAAATAATCCTCCTGAAGTCTGTTTTGCTACTGTTTTTGGGGTTTCATATTTTTGTTCAGTGGTAGTATATTTGATATATTTATCTATAATATTACCATCATCACCATCTCTAAATATAACTGGAATACCTTTAAAATCATTAATATTATACTCATAAGTATTTAAATTAGGTAAATAATAGTCTATTGCAATTCTATATAATTGAGAAAAAGAACTCATGTCCTTTTGAATAACTGAGTCCGTCATGACTAAATCAGAATATGACATTTTATGTTTGATATTGCTAATTTTCAATTTTGCACTATATGTTTTCATATCATGAGTTTCTCCTAACCACGAAAATGTCTCAGTCTTACTCTGAAATGTTTTAAAATGCAGGTTAGAAACACTTCTAATGATAGGAGATAAATTCACATCATTAGTTTTAATAACACTTTTAAATACTATTTGTTCTTGAGTTTCGTCAAACGAAATTTCATCATTAAGGAAACATTCAAACCACAATTTAGTTTCACTAGTGACATCTTTCTTATCTATACTATAAAAATATTGAACTGAGCAACCTGCCACAGCATAATCTTCACCAACAATCATAATTCTATCAAATGGCTCTTTGAATGATGATGAATTTGGATCACTATGATATGCCCAATGTGGAGAATATATCTCAACGCTCTCTTTATATAATTCTGAATAGTTATCTACAGACAAATCAATCTTCAATATTCTATTATTATAAGTAGTATCATTAACTATTAATTTACTATCAAAATTTGATGGATAAGAAACTTGAGTTTGAGTTGCTGATATATCATATGATCCATTCTCAATGAAATACAATTCTACTTCTGCACTATCTGAAATTACACTTCGTTCTTTTAATAATCCTATGAAAAATTGTGAGCCTTTTGGGATATGAATAGGAGTTTCCAACTCAATGTGAACATTTTCATTATTAATCATTACTACACTATCACTATCATCATTCTTAAATCGAACTAGTTCGGTATGAACAATGCTATTTTTTGTCATTTTACCATCAATTAAGAAACCCAAATAAAAAGCAATTCTACCTTCATAATGTCTTAAACTATCATATGTGAATTTCATTCCAACATCAAATGATCTCAACATATGAGATTCATTAAATTGATAAACTTGATATATGTTTGGTAAATAGGTCTTCCAATATTCATCTTTCAATATATCCAAAAACTCATATTCATTTAATTCATTTTGAGGATCTCTTAATTTCTCATAATGAAGTGTCGCTACTGATTTAAGTGAATTGGGCACAGAAGGTCCCAATTCACTTGATAAAAATGGAATATCATATGTCTGAAAAAGTAATGGACGATTTATTTGTTTAAAAATAAAATCATATTCGTCATTAAATGATCCAAAAGATGATGCATTTTTTACTTTTGTTAAGCATCTATCTATTTGCCAGCCCATTGCATTTGTAGTATCGTGATCTATGAAGGAATTATCTTCATTTAATGATACATTTCGTCCATTCATCATTCCAACGGAATAAATTCCATCAATTAAATATAAACAAGAATCAGTAAATTTATTAATCATTGGCATATACTGATCTTGATCGCCAATATGATGACTATACAATTTCATTGGAGAAAAATGAAAATTATCAATACTCAATGCTGTAAAATTATCATAAGATGAATTATTGTAAAAATTCGGAATAGATAACTCTTCATTTTGAATTTGATGAAACGCTTTTATATTAGATTGATTTTCTGATTGATCAATTATTTTATTTATTGGACAAACTCTTGGAGTCAAAAATAATCGATTGTAATTGAACAATTTTAAATTAGTCTGAATAGGAGACACTTTGCTATTAAATAGATAATTAAATTCGTCTCCTTTTTGATAAATATTCTTTGAAGATATTGAAAACAATTCTTCATCTATAAAATGACTATCTTTCAACGATATTTTATGATTAACCGAGTTATCTAATTCCATAACATCATATAACAACACAGTATTAATATCTTTCTTATTAACTGCATCTGAATTGAACTGTAAATCAAATTCATTCAACATCAATGTCTTATTACTAATAGTATTATAATTGAAATCAAAACTTCCAGTCTTAAACTTCAATGTCTCAACTATCTTTGTGGATGATGATGTCGGTTTCAATGTAAAAAACACATCATCAGCATCGCTTTGGAAATTATCATTAATTAGCCACGTAAGACGTTTTGTTTCAATTGTCTTCGCTTTTGGGGAAAAGTCATTATTATGCAAATTAATTGTTGGGATACTATTCTCTCCCAAACTAGAATCATATTGCCACATCATGGAAGACATTTCATCATTGTCATCACCAAATGTAAATTCACTATCCTCAATATACTGATTAGTTAATAACGAATCATATACATTATATGTCTTTGGATTCATAAATGTTTGAGTTCTCTTATAGTGTTCATGTTCAACAACTACAGGCATCATTACATAAAATCGATTCATTTCAGTTTCACTTAAAAACACATTCACACTATCTGATAATAATAAAGTATTAGAGTCTAGTATACTAGATATCATATATGACCAATATGTTTCAGTGTCATCATCATACACTTTGATGATATTGCCACTTTTTAATTCAGAATAAACATCTACGTCAGTAACCGTCACTGTTTTATTAAATGTCGCTGGTTGTCCCCATGAATCTATCTTTGGGAAAAACGCAATTCCAAAATTATCAGGGTTATCAATTGTCATTTGAGAAACATTCCTTGAAAAATCCACTGTCCAAGTCTGATATTGAGGACTCGCACCTATCGAAGGAATAGTCTCGATATCTATTAATTCTCCATATATCGTTGTGCTACTCCCTAGATTCCAAACACTTATTATCATATTATTCTTAAATTTATCAAATGTTTGTCCCGATGAACAAATTAAAATATCATCAATATAATAATCATAAGATGTATATGGAAAATCAAAAGCACCACCGGTCTGAGATGCCTTAATATCAAATGAGAACGTGTTATTAGTTTTCATAATCTGTAAATTAGACAGGCTTATAAAACATTCATAATTACTGGAACTCAATTGCGTAAACATTTTAGATTCAATCGTTCCCTTCTCTATGTATTGATAATCACCAACCACTTTATCGTTATTTGAAGTAATATGTCCATCTCTACGATTATATTCATGAATTCGCATCAAATCTGTCATTTGCTTATTACTATCAATCTTTTTATTCATTTGATAATTTTCAATTTTCTCAAACACATCTTCATTGAAATTCTTAAAGTATTTTGATAATCCTATGAAATTTAATGACTTTCCATATACTGAATCATCATAAACTGGAGGATTAATAATTGAACCTAAATATAACTTTTCATTATCAAAAATTGGAGCAAAATCAGACACAAATGTGTGATGTCCGGTTAGTGTCTCGATGTCTCCATCATCATTGAGATATATGTTCACCATTTCGGGCAACAATATATCATACAAGAACGTTTGATATCCTTTAATCTCTATAGATTGATTTTCTATTTCTGATGAATCAACATATATGATCGCTTTATGAGAATAATCGCAAACTTTTCCCTCGGTCTCTGTGATCCAAGTGTTAGTTCCATCTTCTATTAACCTATTATGTTGTTCGAATCGCTCTTTAACTATAATAAACGGCTTATGAAACTCACTATTCAAACTTTTTGCTTGAAAATATTGATTTTCCGAATCAATATTTGCATGTGAATTGCTAGGATTATTAAACGGAGCACTTATTATAACATCATTTTTACTTTCAATCTCTTTATATACGGACAATTTAATCGCATCTCCTGTCGATAAAGAGATAATCGTATCTGAATCATATAACTTTTTAGTTTCTGGATTTATATTATTCTCATATTTTTGCCAAAATTGTCCACCATCTTGATATGCATATAGTTGTTGTTTTATTAATTGATGCTCAATATAATCATCGGAATTCCCAAACATTAAATTGTTATATTTATATTCTGAAGATGGTTCAGAATATGTATTGAAAAAATAATTAAAAGATGCCTGCTCATTCACTAACGGATAACATGTCCAAATACAATGATTATCCACATATTGTTCTCCAGGGCGTTTTCCCCAAACTTCAGGATAAAATCCATTGATAGTTGTTTGTCCCGATGTGGTTACAATATATTTCACAGGGGCTTCAGCCTTCGGATGATGAACTGGAATATATGTGGTCCCTTTAGAAGCATGAACTCCTGGATTATATTTAGTAATAAATGAATCATTCTTTGATGATGTTCTAAGCCATACGTCCCCTCCGAGAGGATCTATAAAATCATTAAATGAACAATCCTCAAATAATGGTCTATCAGGAGTGTCACCATCAACAGTTTTAATAAAACACTCTTGGTAATGATTACGAAAACATCTCCAGTAATTATATACGGAGTCATGACTCGAATTAGCAATGGGACTTTGAGAATTATTATCCACTGTGCTCATATAACAATTCACATCATCGTCTGACATTGTAACTATTGAGCCTTTATCGTAAGATGTACCTGATAAATACTTTTCTTCGCAATTAACATAAATAATAGATTGTGTAGGCAACTCATTTACAGCGTTCCAATCATTGGCACCATTTGTTACCAAATACACATCGTCTTCGTCGATCACTTGGCATGTCCAAATTATTTCTCCATCAACGATTGAATCTCCAGGATTATCATTAATTGGATCAAAAGGAGTATTCGCTCCACTCGTACCTCCGTTATTTTGAGTATATTGTTTAAAATTTTCAGGAGAATAAAATATAATATTCTGTTGATATTCATGGTCTGCCATCCAAGCATTCATATTATTAACATAAGTGGATTTCAAATAATTCCGTTCTTGATTTAACACACTATTAAATTGAAGAGCCATACTCATTTTTGGAGTCCAATGATAAAATTGGACTCCTAGTCCTTGCTGTAATTGAATAGGAGTCGAACTAACAGACTTATCGTAAATAGACAATAATTTAGATCCTGCTACTGACCCAATATTTGATTCCGAAATACACGCTCCTATTCCTGTACTAACTATAGGAAATTGACACTGAGAAACATATTCTTCTGAATTATATTGTAATGCCATTCCCGTTTTTATCTTATAATTATCCTTTGAATTATCTAAAATTGAATGATTATGTTCTATGAAAAATGCTTCTTTTGATTTAATAGCCCAATCTACTGTTAAATCAGTAGCAGTTAAGTCTGACGTATTTAATATCAATTGAAATGATTGAAATACATCGTCTATATTATAGTCCACATTATTCAATGATAACACTGAATTCGGCATATAATTTTTATGAGAAAGAACTTCATTTTTTGGAGAATAAATATCAAACATCGCTCTTTCAAAAAAGACTTGTCGTCTTTTATCTAATGCAATCCAATTAAAATCATCAATAGAATCATCCAATGTTGTCCATCTACAAATATCATAATCCAATTGAATATTATAATTATCTAATTCATGAAGAATGTGTTTTGGGAAATTTGTGATACTCGGCACAAGGTCATCAAACTCATCATCCTTTAAAATTAAAATTCCCTTATCTGATGAATGAGATGTGATGAAATAAAATGGATTATCATAAATAGAAGAAGGTTGCCAGTCGATGCTACATTTTGGGTCTTTACCTGTTATATACATAAAATATGGATTCCCTGCATACCAAAATGTAAAGTAATCTCCTGGGAAAATCGAAGTGGATCCTTGTGGATTAGTGGTAGATTGAAACCAGTTTTCATTCTCTGGAGGACGCAAATAATATCCCTCATTAGACACATAATGGATGGTACATAATAATTCACTATTTGATGGATTAGCATTCATATCTGAAACTTTACTTCTTCTGGGCCCTGCAATTACAATACTATTTGATACCTCGGTTGTATTATTTTGCAGTTGAAAACTTCTAATCTCAATATTTTCCTTCGAAGAATCATGAGAAAAATGTTTATAATTAAATGCTTCGTTATCCGAAGGAGTTCCTAAAATCTCATCATCACTTCTTTCCTTTAATTTATTACCATATACAGAAACAACTCCTTTAACTTTATCTCCTGTTATCGTTGTGTCGAACCGAATTGCTCCCCAATTCGGTATACCTGCGATAGGTTGAATTGTTAAAGTATCATCATACTCTACAATTGTGGTGATAGTTTTATTCAATATTTTTCGCACAAATGGAATAGGCAATCTAGAATATTCATGAAACATTGTATTGTTTTCTAAATCATATTTTGTATCCGAAGTTCTTCTGATTTTAATTCCTTTTTCGACAAACATATCTTGCTCAAACAAACTATCTTCTGTTTCACTAGTATTATCAATAACAATTCTAGTTGATTTAGAAACATTGTCATCATGATAATTCACAAATGGCTCTAAATCAGTGTAATCTTTACCATTCAAAAATTCAATATTATGAAAAAATATCTTAGAGTATAGAGAATTAGTATAACTATAATAACAAACATTCGGTTGCAAAAAACTTCCAGTATTACCCGCATCAAATGGAGTATCAACTCTAACATGGGGTTCATATGTGAATTTAAATCGAAACATGGACTTTGTTTGTAATGAAAATACATGCTTTTGATAATCACTCATAATAAATGAAAATTCAAATTTTGAATATGTAGTTGCGGATTGATAAAAAAATGAACCATATAATGCTACTGCGTTCGAAGATGCAGTTTCGATTCTCAATTTCTTTAATAGACGATTCATATCTCCATTCATAGCACCTAAATGAAGTTCATTTTGATTGCCGTCTGGAGCAACATGCTTATCTTTTAATACAAAATCACCAGTAACTCTTCTCACTTCAATATCATCTTCAACATCGATTCTAGTGATGGAAAATGAATTTCCCTTTGTAATTTTATTAAATTTATCAATAGATAATGATTCAAAGTCGGACATAGTTAAAATCAATGAGGATTCCACTGAACGAACTTTTTTAACTTGGTTACCGATTTTAATGTAACATGGATAATCAACATAATTTCCTTGAATAATTTCATCTGGAATACCTTTGAATTTGACAAGTTCTCCACCTGGCATTTCAGATGTGAAATCAACATACGCTCTATGTTTAGTTTGAATCCAGTCATAATCATCTTCTTTATGTGGAGCGGCATCTTGAGAACATATATTTGCCTTCGCTATATCTATCCATTCTGGTGAAGATGAGTTGTGATTAAATTTTTGGATTTTTATTTTTCTACCAGGCAATAAAAATTGATATATATTCATTGGATCAGTTAAATGATGAACTCGTTCCTCTATTGGAACTCCCTTTAATGCAAAATCAGTTAATTCATATGGTAATTTGAAATAAATTCCGGATTCAGCATTACTTTCATTCTTATGATAAGTTAATTTATTAAAATTTCGAGGAAAACTATTACTTGTACCTGAAATTTCATATTTAGGCTTATCTAATTTTAAAATCTTATTTTCAGTGATAGGAATGTTAGTATTATTTATTTGTCCGACTCCTTTTTTGACAATCACATAATTCACATTATCATCTTTTATCTTAGCATTATCATTTGTTAGATTTTTTTCGATTGAGCCATATTTCAGATTCTCAGTAATAGTCCATAAATTAAACTCTATTATTGATGTAAATGATGTAATAAATGGTATAAATTGATATCCCACAAACACCGCTGAGAATATTGGCAAAAACGCCCAAGGAACATGAGGTATATCTGGAGCACTATCACTTAATGCAGGAATATTATAAAATAAATTTGCAATATCTAAAGATTGCGTACTTAATAATGCTGTCTCATCACCATCTGTAGTAAGAGATTCCATAGACTTATAATCTCTGTTAGACATCTTCATATCAGTCAAAGAATTAACGTGAATGGATAATCCATCTATTATTTCATTATTATATGAAACATTTTCATCTAAAATATCACTTATTTTATGTTGACGATTAAAATATTGAACATTTTCAATTTCTACTTTACCAATCGGAGGTTCAATGAGATTGGATTGAATCACATCTATCTTAGCGAAGTCGAAATACTGAATTATTGTAGTATTAGAAGAAGTCATCTGACTCATTGCAAATTCCTTTTCTATAAACTCAAATTCAACTAATAGTCTATCTGCTCCAATGAGACCCTCATCTAAATGATATTTAACTGCTGGATCCTTTAAATTCTCATCATCCTCTGCATCAACAATAAAATATTTAACTTGTAATCCTAATTCGAAGGATAATTTTCCATCCTGAAGAGTTGGAATTTGAGATGAAGTTAGTTTATAATCTAACGAATTAATTTTCCAAACAGTTCCATCATAATACACTAATCCAGACTCAGCAATTATAAACCACGAATCGGCATTACCATCATTCGAAGTGTCTCGTTTTTCTATCGATAAACTCATCCCTTGAACAATACTTCCATTCCTAAAGAATATATCTAAGAAATCTTTACCTTTCTCATTCAAAATGGTTTGCATTTGAGTGAGTTCTCTAGTTTGTAGCGGACGTCCAGGTTTGAATAAAATTTGTCGATAATCTTTTGAGTTTGAATCTGATGAAAAATAGTCATCAAAATAATCGGCTTCTCTTAAATTATTTCTATTTACAATTGGTTTTTTGGCCATAATTTACCTCTAAAATATATTAATTCGAATTACTTTTTATTTATCGTTTTGTTGGATCAATCGACCAAGAGTAATTTATGGAATATTAATGGTTCTGAAATTAAATGTATAATCAGTAGATAGCGGAATTCCTAATGGGAATTCTGTTGATGTTCTTATCGATGACGTTGACTTATCTATAGAAACATGAAAATTTTCCATATTAGATAAACTAGAATCAGGCATAAATTTATAAGATGTGAGTCCATAATTCATATCACAAATTATCCATCCATCAACATGTCTATCAAATCCATAATATAAATCATTTAGAATGGAATCCCAGTAGAATTCTCCTTTCTTTGATGGAACAATGCTTCCTATAGGACTATCTATACCGATTATAGAATTAATTGGTATGATTTGTCCGGGAACAACAATAGAATTATCATTCATCACGCTAATGGATATGGAATTATGATTCATCATCTCATTGAATGTTATTATTATCGATGAATTAACATTTACAGATACTTGATCGTCAAATGGAGAAGTAGATATCACAAAAGGACGAACTTCTTTGCCGGTGGAAAATGACCACTCATACGATTCTCTCAGGGATTCATCATGTTTCCCTGTAGTATTTTGTTTATGAACAACTACTCGATATGAGGAATCATCAACCAATACTTTATTTGGCTTAAAATAATATAATTTATTGTTAACTGTATCTATTTCACCTTGACCTGCTATTTTTTCTCCATGCTGATCGTATACTGAAATCTCCGCTGACTCGATGACTCGATCAAACTCAACGGAAAATGAATCTCCTCTATATGAAGAATCATAAGATTTACCACTAAGCATATATGTAGAAGTTTGATTTAAAAAAGTCAATCTAATCTTTCGGATGAAATTTCCCACACTCTTTGGAGCAAATCTACACGATACAGTTTGTTCTGAAAGTGGAGGAACAACTAAATCAACTATATGAGACAAAAATGCACCATCTTGAATCTTAAATTTAAATGATTTTGTGGTTTCAGTAACGTATATATACTTAATGACTAATTCATAATTCGAATCATTACTAATAACAAATGATAAGTGGTTAGTTGTGTTTATTTCTGTATCCGAGAATAATAATGGCAAACTCACCCCAACTTCAACTCCTATCGCACTAGAGTTAAAGTTGCCAACTGAAGATGTATCATCAAAAAACTCAAAATCACAAGTAATTGCAGAATCAATAGTTGGAATCACAGAAACATTCATCGTAATTGTTTCTCCTATTGAAATCTCTTGATTAGTATTTTCAATGACAAAATTCACATCATCACTCATACTGATATTTGTTATAGTTACTGTCTCATCTCCAGAATTAGTTAATTCTAACGGAATTGACTGAATATCATTAACATTTACATTACCAAAATTAAAAGATGTAGGGAAACAAGTTATGAGTTTCATTTTATTCTCCTGTTGATATTTCAGTTGAATTATTCAAAGGATAAGTTGTCATCACATTCAGAGCATTTGATTCAGACACTATTGGTTGAAAGAACGTCTTAGGTTTTTGATCCCAAGTAATATGCATTCCCGCAGGATGCACAATTTGGCACACTATATCTTTATAAACGTCCTCTTTTAAGTCTGTAACTAAAGTATATGCATAATATGTATACCACCAATCATGGTTTATTTGAGATTCATCAATATACATTGGATTTGGGTCTATACCGTGTAAATGATCAAAACGATTAGTGTGAGGATTTCTACCACTAGCAACAGTATATCTCCAAACAGGACTATTATCTTTAGACCAAACTGCTCTATAATTCTCAATAAATCCTTGCTCATATAATGTTTGTCCCAATAGTGTAGGGTTAATTCCAATAGGTAAAGTATATTTATAATTCGGAACATCTATTGGAGCCGCAGGATAATTACTTTCCTCATGTAAATTATTAATAGCAACTATCGACTCTCGTTCTTCTGAACTTATATCGGATTTAAATCTAATGAATAAAATACCCTGTCTAGTATCAGTCACATTTATATCAACAGGAGCACTAGCACATATAATATCATCTGCATTTCTATAAATCTGCAAATTGCCACGAAACATTCTAAATAATGCATAAAATGAATTAACACTACCCTTTGATTTATGAAACTCCCTACTCCAACGTAAAAAATTTCGAATATTATCATAATTTAATAATAAATTATGATGTTCATCATATTGATAAATCTCATCCATTTGATTCGGATCAAATACAAAATCGGATTTATATAGTTTCCATGAATTAAATTCCTTAATATATAAGCCATTCTCTATTATATTTTGATATTTCCATTTTAATTCATGAGTAACGCTATCTATTTGTTGAATTCCATCAGAATCTAAGTGTGGAAACCTCATTCTACCTGTTTTAGTAGCAATATATTTGCTACCTTGAATGGATCCCAGAGGTTCTCCCAATAATAAATCAACATGCTCTGGCATTCTAACAAAATATGGAATAAATGAAATATTGTCTGAAAACTCTTGAGCAAACACATCAATCATCATCTTTAATGATAAATCAGGAACTCGTTCTATATCCACAAATGAATCCAACTGACTCAATACTCTCCAAAAACCATATCGTCTTTTCCCAGTGGAATCAATATACATACTCTCAGATTGCTCAAGCCAAAGTTGTATGAATTTTGTAAAATTGGGATATTCTTCTAATTCCTCATTGGTGAAAAATCTACTAGTTAATACCGATAGATATTTCTTACTTATTTTTAATTTACTACTCATTATACACTCATCTCGGCTTTCATTGCTATTTTCGACTGTCCTTTCATAATAATCACATTACCAACACTTTCAAAATCATTTGTTGATGTTTGAAATGCAAATTGCAAAGGAAACGTATCTTTCATGTGATTGTTCCCATTAATCCACATTGACGACTTACCATCCACATTATAGTAAACTTCTCCTCTATCTATTTCCACAAATGATGATAATTCATCATCATACCGAATCGGCAATTGAGAAATTTCATCGAAATAATAGTCATATAAGAATAAATCTTCAATGTTTTTATATGCGAGTCTTGAATTCTCACTATCCACATAAAAATATTCAACTTCAATGTCATCAACATCAGCATAATATTGAACATCCAATGTTAATCGTTCAATTTCCTTTTGAAGACGATCAACTTCATTTTGAAGCACATTTCTTCTCCATATGTCCCAAAATCCACGTAAATTATCAATTTTCTCTTGTAGCATTATCTTTTTTATTTTTAGATTATTTTGCGATAATGCTAATTTTTCATTCGTTTTATTAATCTCTTCTCGTCTTGTTTCTAATCCCAACAATAAATTCTTTTGATTATCATTCATAAACATCCAAAATGAATTTCTAGTGTATAGTTGAATCAATCCAGTCGCATATGTGATTTTTCCAAACTCTTTCACTTTTCCTGTATGTTGCCACGTAGGTATAAATCGAAGACGACTTTGATCTTCTGAATATTTCTCTGAGACAAAAGAAACAGCATAATATTCATTTAAATATATAGTACCTGTACCATCATTATTGGGAATATCACTAATTTCATATTTAAACATCTTATGAACTTTTGTTCTAGTATTATTCATATGGTTCAATTCACTTACCATTTGATTATCAGTATCTCTGAAAGTTGGTACTCCATTTTCATTATAAATATCATAATAAGTGCTTCGATTAAAAACTTTCAAAAACGTTTTTGAAAGTTCGATCTTATCTATTTGTCCAACGGAAAGCGGATTATTTAAATTCAAATAAATATCACTCATGATGTCTTTTTTACTCACTAACTTGTAAAAATTCATAGTAAATGACGTATTATTATGATTTATTTCAGGAGCATTATCTAATGCTTGAATTACATTGGAATGTTTAAAGTATTGATCAAACCCTCTAATGTCATTAAATGCTTTAGCGATCACATTTTCTATTTCTAAATCAACTAACTGGGGCTGATAACGTCTAGAATCAAAATAAACTGTGCTATTCACATTAACACTAACAAACTCAGGATCAATAAAAATTGGAGCAATAGATGTGATACTTTTTGATTTTATTATATTTGATAAAATCATTTGCTCTTCATCTGTGAGAATTAAATGACTTCGTTTAAAATCCAATAAATCTATACTCTTAGTTGCACAAATCCCAACTGCTCCCATTCGAATCGGTCGCAATTCTTCTCCACTCATACACTTAATATCATCAAGAGGTATACTCTGTTGATGAGACAAAAACAATTCATAATCACGAGTTGTTACCATTCTATTTTGGGCAGACCAAAATGACGGAGCAAATTTCTTTATTGACTCCACATCTTCAACATCAGAACCCCCGGCTGAAACCTCTAATCTCTCTGTTAAAACAAACATCTCATTTAAATTATATGTCGCTAATGTTCCATTTTGCTTATAATATTCTATATCTCCTCGCAAAATAAAATCTTTTTTACCATTACCCTCAATACCATCAGTTATGAAATAGTAAATGTTTAAAATGTTTTCTGGAATTTTACCTAAAACTCCATCTCCAAACTTTAATGATATGCCAGATTCATCATTATTAACAAAAAACATATTTGCGGCTTTTAATGAAAGTAAAAAATCATCCCAATTGTTAGTCCCTTGGGTTTTATCCATATCAAAATCATCTAATGTGTCAAAATTATTCCACATATCATTTGTTATAGCATCTTGAACTACTAATGATCCCACTGCGTTATCAATATCAACATCATCTAATCTTATAGTTTGATTTGGAATATTATCTTCAGGGACAAAGGTGAGTTGTTGCCATTCTCCTTGTTGTGCTTCAACATACATCGGAGCATCATTAGTTGAAATAATTCCATTATCGATTCGAGTCCATGCTCCTTCGTACCAAATGAATTCCACATTTTCCATCAAACTAAACTTTGTTCCATCATCCGAAATGAGTATTTTATATTTCGGAATCTTTAAAACATTAGTTCGATAATAATCAGTATTAGCATCAGTTAAATTATTTATTTTCAATAAAACTTTAATTCGTGCGGCTTTTTTTCGAGCAGGTTGATACCCCAATGTTCTACCTAAAGCATATATATTCTTTTTTAATTGAGCGTATGGTAAATATAATTCATTTATACTAGTTGTCATATAATAATTGTTATAGAAGGTAATATATGCTAATTTTTCAATTAAATATGTTAATGCACTTCCTTCAAAATCATAATCTTTAAATGGAGAATTAGGATCAAACTGGAATTTATTCTTTAATGATTGTTTTATTTCATCAAATTCTAAAGAAATTAAATCTACATTCATTCTACTCTCCCATTTTATTCACATGCTTCTTCAATTCTTTTTTGATTTCAGAAGATGATCTCTGAACATAATCAGATAGTCCGTTTTTTAATGCTAGAGAGAAATCTGTACCATCTTCATCTAATTCATTTTTTTCATCACATTCTTGGAGAAATAATTGCTTATAGAATGACATAATATCAATAGACTCATATTTTTTTTTCTTCTTGCTCATTGATAATGGAGTCTGAGCATACGCTATATCCGAAACTGAATTCATAATTGCACTTGAATCAGTTCCTACTCCATCTCCTCCCATTCCACCACCATCTCCACCGGCTCCATCTTCAGGTAAAGGTCGTCTAAATAAATTAGGATTTTCATCAAGCATTTGATCGAATATTTTTTGAATTTCACTCTGTTTAGTTTTACCATTAGATTCGGCGATTTTAATTGCTTCTTGCCAACGATTAGTCAAATCGGCTCTTGAATATTTACCGTTCCGAACTAAAGTCTCAATATATTTTATATTCATAAGACACTCCTATATAATTATTATATATTATATTTAGAGTTTCTATAGGCTATACAAGAATATCCATAATATTAGATCCAACAATAGGGTCTTTTCGATTCAACCTAAACTTTTGCTTATATGCATCATCATTACCATGAAAAAATCTCTCATATTCTCCCATACGATTCATGAGATTTTTCATTTGGTGTGCAATGAAAAAATTAAATAATTTGTTTTCACTTTTTTCACTTAATCGTTCCTTCTCAGCATTATACTCACGTATTATTGAACGCTTAATGTCTTCAGGACAACATGTTAAATCAATAAGCATTTGATTCCTCTTGAAATTACTCTTTAATTCATCACTACATAATAATGACGACATAACTGTATTATTTTCAATATGTTCCCAAACCTTAGTTGATTGCCACATTCTCACAGTTTTACCTTCAGGCATAAATGCATTTGCTGGAGATTTCACATTGGGAATCCCATCGGCTCTATCTCCCGATAAAATTAACCACATTAATTCGTTAGTGGGATTCACACATTGAATTCGCTTCATATTTCTCGGAGAATATTGAATTACATTTCTATATTTCTGTAACTGAACAAAATCCTTATCTGATGATATTATAATGAACTCTTCATCGATATTTCCCTTTAATTCTCCTAAAGTTCCTATAACATCATCTCCTTCGGCTCCATATACCGACACAATTATGAATGGGAAATAATCTTTCAATTCTTGTTGAAATTCTTTCATACTTTTCCAAAAAGTTTCCCAATCAAAATCATCATCTTCTCTCTTACTATGTCTAGATGCTTTATAATAAGTTTTACCATCTTCAGATTGAAATGCCTTTTTCCTCCAAGATGAAAAATCTGATGCTAATACAACTTCACACTCTCGTTTAAACTCACTCGATATAGATAAAATCTGATTCAATATCAAATGTTTTAGGAAATGCATAGACTCATGAACATCTTTTTTATCCTTCTTTATGACAAACAGACTATTAAATACTAATTGTGAAAAATCTATTACTATCATAACTTACCCCAAATCTCTTTTAAATCTTTCATTTAATCTCTGCATCCCTGTAATATACGTGCTAGCAACATCAACATCTGGCATCTCTAATGAAATATCCTCTAATGTTTTACCGCCGTAGAATTTTTTCTTTATAATCACTCGCTCATTATTAGGCAAAGTATTAATGTTTCTATTATATTTCGCAAAGGTCTTCATCTTCTTATTCAATTGATCCAAGAGCATTCTATGTTTACTATAAGTAGATTTCATTTCAAGTTCTCGACTCACATCATTAATAAATCTACCATTCCTATAGACCTCTGTAATAAAATATTTCCCATCTTCTCCGAGATTTGAAACACATTCCCAAAGATATTGATCTCGTGTGTTAATAAAATCCTCTTCATAATCAAGATCTAAATTATCATTTACAGAAATATCCCAGGTATAAGTAAATCCATCATCTGAATCAGAACTCTCATCATATCGAACTTCTGAAAAATTATTTTTTAATATAGTTCTATGATAATAATTCACAACATCTGCTAACACAAAATTATATAAAAAATTATAAAATTCAAATTTATCATCATACTCTTCGATTTTATCACACAATCGCTCAAATGCCTTCGAATATAACTCATCCATAACATGCTTTCTTGATTTTTCATGCTTAAATTTTCGATTAATCATACTATAAACCAACTTAATATTCTTACTAATCAAATCTCTGTGCTCTCTTTTCATATACATCTCCTTATATAAAAAATTATTTATTATTCTCTTGAACCTCTAATTGACGATACTCCATAAACATTTTAGGATATTTTTTTGCGAAATGACAAACCTGAGTTGATATGTCGTTTTCTTTTTGAAGATATTCAGAAAGAGTCTTCATCTCTTCTTCAGTGCCAGTCAATATTTTGGAGTATTTACCATCACTACTTCGCAATAACGAATATGTCCAAACTCCAAAAAAAAACTCTTTTTTATCGATATGACGAAGAACCAACTTAATTTCATCAATATCTTTGTATGGTTGCACTAACACGAATTGTTTCATCTTCACTCCTGGATTTCAATAAATTAATAACATTATAATATATCATAAAAATAAAAATTTCAATTGTTTTTATAACCGAAATTATATTTTACAATTTATTCATACTATATATATACTGATTTTTTACAGATGCAAGTGTATTAATAAGAAAACTCGATATTTATTTTAGAAATGATTTCGGATTTCATTTTCTCTTTTAAATCTGAAACGACATGATTTAAAAATGACTCCGCGGTAGCAAAATTAGATTCATCATCTTTTGGATCTATTCCAGGCTCTTCTTGACAATCAGGACAATTCCCTTTTGTAAATTTTATATCGTCTAATATGAACCTCTTAAATGATTCCATGATGTCTCCTTTAATTATATAAATATATACATATTATTTATAACTTTAGAGGATAAAAATGCAAGTTAAACATTTAGTAGGAATAGATATGAGTATTTCATCACCAGGAGTTAGCATATTCGATGTCGCCAAAAATACATATCAGATTTTCGCATACTCCAATAAACAAAAGTCAAAAATAGACTTGACAGTTGATAATTTCCATCTAATTGTTGAACCACAAATGCAATGGAAAAAAATGAACATTTCGGATTTCGATAGATATCTTTTAATCGCCGAAAGAGCATTCAAATTCGTTCAGGATTTAGTGGACGTTAAGGGTACAATTGTTTATTTTGAAGGATACGCATTTGCGGCTAAAGGTAAAGTTTTTAATATCGCTGAAGTAACTGGGATGGTAAAATATCTCATTCGCAAATACGGATGGAACTTTGAAGTGTTGGCACCTGCTGAATGGAAAAAAGAAATTATAGGTAAAGGAAATGCAAAAAAAGAAGAGATATATAATAAACTATATCTAGATAGTCCATTTCAAAGCGTTCTGAAGGAGTTAGAATCTAGAGGATTCCCATATAAAAAAGGGAAATTCGTTGAAGATATTTGTGATAGTTATTCAATCCTTCAATGGATCGTACAAAAATCAATTTAAATATCATATTTTTTCTGAAATTGATAAAACTTCTTGTCTTTTGACGGAATAACATCAACAAACACTTGAGACAACTCTTCAAATGAAATATCTAGCGATTCAACATCTCTCAATAAAACTAAATTCCATTTAACTAGTAAACTCATAACCTTTTTCAACATTAGAATATTCAAGTCTGTGGTAATCACAGACTTTCCATCTAATTCAAAAAATTGATTGAAGTGTCCAATATAATATCTATCTTTTTTATGTAGTATGTGACAAGATTGACATAGAACATTCTCAGTTAATACGCCAATTCGTCCCAACGTCTCTCTTACAACTGAAAATGGTTGAAGTAATTCTATTTCAATAAAATTCGACAATATAGTTTCGATTTTATCCGGCGATAAACTAATCCAAGTCTTATTCTTTTGATTTATCATTTTTACCTCGATTTTCCACGTTTAATGTCATTTTGCTTAGCATTCAACATTTCAGTTATTTTCATTTCTTTCTTTATCTTCTTTAACGTCTCAGGACTTAATTTTTTAATATATCTACTAATTAAAGTCTCATTTATTCCAAACCAAAGTGCCATTTTTTTAATTTTTGCATCAGATTTACTGTTTTTTAAAACTTTATTGTATCGTTTCTTCTTTGGCACACACTTTTGCATCAATTTATAATGTATTTCCTTTGGGATATTCGAAGAATATCTATTAAGATCTATAATATATTTATCCAACAATACAATATCCGCTTGAAAACTTCGATTGATCAGAAACGGGTCATAAATTTTCTCAATGTCTTCCCAATCTAATTCACCAACATTAGAACTTATATGATTTATAACTTGCCAAACTGTATATCCTTTCTTAATCATAATTATTCCTCACTAAGATATATATCTGCTACACATCCTACAAAATTTAACAGTTTATCTGCGGCTCTTGATGATTTTTCTTGATATATTGCTAAATTCATTGCTACATTATTTATCTCAAAGTCAACATTATCAATTCTTTTAAATAAATAACCATAAATAGTTGTAAAATTAATATCAGATAATTCCTGTAAAGTTTCTCTAACTTTCATTAAATTTTTAGTATTAATTGATTCAACTAAACGATCGATACTACCTCGACTAGTCACATTCACTTGTGTAATTTCTCCAAATGTGTCATAAATATCCTCAAAGACCTCCCAGCAATCTCTATAATCAGGAAAATGATTAAATACGACCTTTGCTATAACTTCCGAACTATATTTAATATTCTCGGCTTCCAATACATCTTGAACTCTCTTCGAAAACGCTTGCATCATTTGTCCTTGCTCATCTTTCTGCAACTCAAACTCAAGAACCCTAAGTCGAGAACACAATGGCTCTATAAAATTACCATAATAATTTCCAGTAAGTATGAATCTCACCGAATCAGCATGCTCTTCAAGAAACATTCGCATCGCCTCTTGAGTCTGAGGAGTAAGACCATCAGCCTCATCAATAAAAACAATTTTTTGCTTTCCAAAAATAGAAACATTTTTAGCAAACGAGGTTATCTTTGTTCGTAATGTATCGATGTTTCCATTTTGAGATCCATTAATCATTAACACATCTGCATCTAATGCTTCAATTATTATTTTCGCAATAGTTGTTTTCCCTGTCCCTGGATTTGGTGAAACTAATAACATATGTGGAATTTGTTTTGTGTCTATCCACTTCCGAACCTTTTTCTTGAGTCGTTCGGGTAAAATAACATCATCTAATGTTTTTGGACGATATTTTAGTGCCCAAATACTCATCAATAACTCTTCTCTCTTCATTTTCATCTTACTCATAATGTTCTCCATAATAATCTACACATAATATAAAATAAATCAATAATATAATATATCATTCAATTAAAAAATAATAAAACTTTATTGAATGATATATTAACCTCTCAACTTCTACTGAATAATAGAACTTGTCTTTTTAACTCCACTTCTCTCAACTAAATACTGATCTTTAATCTCTGATCCTAGTTTCAATGATTCTAACTCCAGAACAAATAAAAACTTAGTCACTGGAATATTAACCTTAGTGACTTTATCTGTGATTTTATTTTTCATAATGTCAGGAAACAATAGTGGCATTACCATCATAGTATTCTCTTGCATATTTAAAAATAAAGAGTACGCTTGTTCTAAACTATCAGTTTCAGCATTATACTCTCCAATAATCATCGCTCCAGAATAACTCCCTAAATAAAATTCTCCATTCTTCATCTTTTTTCTCCTTAATTTAATAATTTTCGCATATCTATACTTCGAACTACACTTTTAACTCGGTTTATATATGTCGGATCTTCAGCATATCCCTTTAACTGTAAATCCATGTAAAATCCTTCTGGGGTTGTTCGATACTTATTTCTCGTGAAGTATCTTAACATATACTCATTAGCATCATCAATCGTATTAAAATGTCTCATACAAGATATTGGTCGACACACTTGATGAGCATTAGTCTTTGAAATTTGAGTACAGCACTGAGCATTTCTAAAATCTTTAATGCTAAAATAATTATTTCGGATTCGATGAGAACGGTTTCTATACCATCCTGATTCTTGAATAGTCATTGCTGTAATTATTTTTGCAACAGCATTATATTTCGAATTAATAAAAAACGAATAAATAATATTACTCTTTTTAATGATATCTGGTGATGAATATAGCACACTACTTAGAAATATCAATATTATTAATTTCATCATGCTGTACCTATTATTCGTTTCATTTCAAGTTTTAATTGAATCATTTCAAATTGAATCTGAGTTTCGTTAAATGCTTTATTAAATATAATTTCAATGAAATGAAACATATCTCGATCATAAGTTGAAAATGCTGAACTACTATCTAAATCACTTTGATAGTATCGAACTCTAGAACTCATAAACTGATAAACAGGGTCTTCATATTTTTTTTCGTCTTTAGTTTCATGTTGAGCATAAATAAATAATAATAATCGATCATTCACAAAACTATACGATGCTTGAACTAACATATTTTCCTCTAACTTAATTATTCTAAGTTAGTATATCAGTATTTGAACTTTTTAAATATTTTTTTTAGTCCCAATCATAACCTTGGGTTTCATTATAAACTTTCAGTACAGCATCTAAATGACCATTTAGATCTTTAATTGTTTTTTCAGCATCTAATATAGTCAATGCTAATCCCACACTTAAACAATCCATAATTGCCGACACTTTTGCTGAATATGAATTATATAATTGAGAATATGAAATCGAACGTATAAGTCCTTCCATTGCTATCACTCGATTCTCATGCCAATAATCAAACTTATCAATTGCTTCTTTTGGAATATCTCTCTCTCTCCATCTCATAAAAATTATCTCATTCGTTTTCGTAAAAAACTCCATCATATATAAATAGAAATCCTCATTATTTTGAAAATTCATTAACGAAAATGAATGAATATTTTTTTTAGAAAATTCAGAATATGATTGAAATTTTATTATCAACATATCTTTATATACTATCTTTCTGGCAGGTAAAACTAGATTTGGAATAATATATTTCACATATTCGTCAATTCTACGAAAAATCAAATGTCGCTTGAGTACATTATAATCTTTTTTTTTACCAAAAAGAGTTCTCGCTTCCGGGATCAGTTTTATTAACCTAACCAAATACAACACTGTTGTGACTAAAATTTTCATTCATCTCTCCGATTTTATATTTTATTTACAAACATTAAAGTTACTGTCATCACAACATCTAATAATACAGGCATCTTTGCATCGTTACTTTTATATATATCAGAGTGACAAATGTTATTAATTTCATTTTTCATTACATCGCCAATATCATCCAAACATCGTGTAGCCATCTCAAATTCACTTTTACTCTTTCCTAAATCCAAAAGTCTATGCTCTAAATCCTTACTCACTTTATAGAAAAAAGAGGAAAACAATTCATCTAAATCCTCTTTTCTATTCATCTTCAATCTATAATAGCGTTGAATAATCTCATTAACTCGATCGGATGTAATATTTAAATAATTTCGCATTATAACTTTCCGTTTAGGATCCAAATTTTCACTTTGATTAATCCTCAAATGATATTCAGTAAAAATATCATAAATATCATGATTTTTCAAATTCTTCATTTTATGCTTAAATAATTTCTTAATCAATTTAATTATAGAAATTGCAACAAATGATATAACAAATATCAACTGAACCCAAGTATTTATAAAATTCGCATCTAGCCAAGCATTTAACGACATTATCAAGTCTATCATATCTCATCTCCTATATCAAAATCAAAGATTATTTATCATTTTTAACCGAAAATGGGTATCCTATGAGGATACCCATCGTAACTAATGCAATTAAGATTAAATTATGAAAACTGTTTCCAACCCGCAGAAGTATGAATTAATAAACTTCCACCAGTTAATGTCAATGACTCAAGAGGAGCGAAGGTTTCAATTGTATAACTCGATACTGCTAGTGCTGACCCATCAAGTAATAAATTTATATCATCTTCTTGATTCAATTTTGTAGCAAGAACTATGGTATCATCATCTGTAATAGAAGCAACTATTCCCTTCAATGTCCAATTAATCCCATTAGCATCTTTAACATCTATTGAAACTTTATCTCCAACATGAACTTGAGAAACACCCACAGTATTCCACCCAGCAAATGCTCCCAAAGTATTTTCTAAAGTTACGGCTGTAGTAGACGCATCAGTTAAAAATATTTTAGGTTCTCTTTTACTTGTAAGTCCTTCAACTGCTTCCAATTCTTCATCGAACAATGCAATTACTTGACCATTAGTACTTATTGCTTCTTCAAGAACAAATGTTTGATCATCAACCACAGATGCTATAATACCTCTGAGCCAATGAGTAACTGGCTTAGTAGGATCTGTAGCATCAGAAACTTCCATGAAGACTTCGTCTCCAGCAACTAACTGAAATGAACCAACTGTATTAAATTTACTAGTCGCTTCTACTGCTTTAAGTGTTTTGGCTGTTGAATCTGTAGCAATATCAACATAAATACTTAATGGTCTTGTTACAGTAAAAGTTGCAACTGCTGATGCCGCATCAGGTAATGCTGAAATAATAGCAGAACTCCAAGCATCAGTCATAACAAGAACAGTATCGCTTGTAATTGAACTAACTATATTCGATTGAACTACATTTCCTGCTGTAATAGTAACTATATCGCCAACTAAAATCTGTCCATCACCAACGCTATTAAATAATGATGTTCCAGCATTTGTTAAATCTGTATTTGCTGTTCCTGTATCTACCCAAACTCTCTCATCGAGTGCTGACTTTGGAATATCACTAGTATACACATTTGATTTCTGTGGCACAATCACACTCTCAGTTCTAAATACTTTAAATGCTTTTCCATTTCCCGCAGTTAAACTTTGGATTTCATCACTCAAAGTCTCAACAGTAGTAATCTGAGTCGCATTAATGATAGATGATATTTCAAATGGTCCGTCCAATTCCTCGTCAATTTTACCAAATCCTCTCCAAGAACCACTCTCTTCTTGAATTGATACAATATAAATTAAGTCTCCTACTCTAAAATGCTCTCTGATATCTGCAATTCCCTCAATGTCCAATGTTGTTGCGGCTGAACCAAAACAAGTTCCACCTGCAAACACATTATGACAAAGTCCCATATCATGTTTCGCAGTATGATCAACTGGAACATAATATACTTGTCCATTCTTTCTCTCACTTAACTTTGGTAAATCAAGTGCATTTAGAATTTCTCCTTTCCACTTCATTGTCTGATTAATTTTACTTCCTCTTAATACTGTAGCCATAATTATCTCCTTGATAATATTATTAATAAAAAACTCATCGTAAATATATGATAATTTTATTTAGTGTTTTGGCAATATCAATATAAAAACTAACAATTAATATAACTTATATGTTGAGAAATCCAATGGCTTGAAATCCATCATTAGAATAATCGATGGATTGTGGATTAATCAACATAGTAGTGGGACTGACTGCTATTCCTATACAAAAAGGCAACGCTTCTTGGATGGAAATGGAAGATATTAATTCTCCCGATACATCCGAAACCATATGTGGCATATTTGTAGTCCAACTCATTCCAGAAACTTCGCAATGCCCCGCTATTCCAACTTCAACATTTGATCCAGATTCTTCGGAAGTTTTAGCAATACCAATAATAGTTGAATATCGACAATAATCAATATTATCAACCACTCTAAAAAATTTAGTTTCCCCCGTCGAAAAGAATACAATTGAACGATTTGAATTTGGAATTATTATTCCTCCTATCGATGATGACTCCACATTTGGGAAGTTATATATTGTATGCCACCCAATATGATCATTCTTTATATGAAGATCTAATGATATCCCAAACATTTCATCACTTTGCAAATCTTTAAGAATGATTGATGGAGTTATATTAGTAAAAAACGTATCTTTAAGAATACTAACTTCAACAAACGAAACTGAATGTGTGAAATTATTCATAGGGAATTTCATTGAATTAGAAACAATAGGCATATTATTAATTAATTTAAATATCACCATTCTGATATTATCTACATATAAAAATCGATCATCATCAATTTTAGCCAAATCCACGCTTGAAGAATCAGTCTCTGGAATTATAGCGAAATCTGGAGTTAGAGATGTGGATGGAGTTTGAATGTCTCTAACAGACAACATTCTCAGTTTCAATGCCCCTTGGGAATAACTAATTATATGAGTTAGTTCGAAATTAATAACTCGAATATTAGAATGAATTTCTGAAGCAAGTTCGATATTATCAAACTCCAAAGATGGAGAAGATAAATTATTATAATTAATTCCACTCCAATATAATCGATTCTCTGATGAGGTATTTTGCCAAATAGCAGTCACAATTAAAATGTCATTATGTGTAGTTAAAACTATCTCTTGTGCCTCTGATGAGGCAATCGACACATCAAATGTTGAAATTTCATCTATATTTTCTGTATCAAAAGTGTAAGTATAAATCTTAGTTCGAATATTGGTTAGATAGTTAAATGATAATGCTATAGTGCAAGTAGTCGAATCATTTCTAATAATTATCATATCGTGAACATTAAGTGCTCCAGCGAAAGTCATACTACTACTACTTGAAATGGAGTTATCTACATTAATTCTCATCGTTTCAAATTGAAACGAGGTTTCTCCGATTCGAATTGCCAAAAAAATATCATCATTTATGTGCAACATAGGAGACTTATTATTATTATAAGTATCGGTGGAAAATTCAAAATCCTCTCCGAAATTAATATTAGCGAAATCGTCAACAACACCATCTAGCAATCTAACGGCATGTCCTGCTGTAACTCCTCGATCTCCCACCTCAAAAATCGAACTTAATCCCGAAGAACTTCCTCCTGCTCCTCCCACAATCTCAATATTCAATCTATTTTGACTAGGATCATCAGTAACAAGAACATCTCCTGTAAAGTTCAAATTTGGTCGATCGGGCTGTGATGTAGCGTTCAATTGAATACCATGACGACTCAGAATCGGTTGCCAAATTGCAGATCCACTATCAGTATTCTTAGCAATATATATTGTAAATATACTTTCAGGATCCTCAACTATTATAATATCACCTGGACGAAATCCAGTTGTACATTCATTGCCATTATCATCTATAAAATCCTCAACATCCACATCATACGATGCATCTGGAACTTGAGTTGTCCAAGAATTAGATCCTTCAACCTCAACCATATATATATAAACATTGGATGATATATAATTCTCCAAATCCATCCAATATGTTTCTCCAGTATCATCTAATGCTGCCAACACTCTATTTGTAATATCGGAAGTTAATCCTCGCTTACTCTTAACCTTTAATTGATTAACAATTAATTTTGAAATACTTTCCATTCTTAATCTCCTTCATTAATTACCCATATCCACCATATGCTGGTCCAGACATATTAAATGATGCATATGGAGTCGCACTCGAACTTGTTATTATCCACGTCCATTTAGTTACATATTCACCTGTCGCATCATCAAAATATATAAATTGACTTCCTTTTGTTATAGTCACTGAAGATGATGATCTTATGTAAATAGCATCAGTCACGAAATCGTCTAAATTGGTGGAATATGTCCAACTAGATTCTCCAGTCTCTGAGTCCTCAGTAAATGATCCATGCAATGCTAATAAACATATAGTTTCGGGACCATTAGTTTTTATTCGCAAAGGCCAATATGTACGCATTCGAGTATCAGTACAAACTATTCGCAAATTGGATATAATAAATGATTCTCCTTCATGACACATATTAATATTTGGCAACACTACTTCTCTAAAAGGAGTAGGATTAGGCACTCTATTAATAGAACTATTGGCTAAAATAATATCCATATTCGTACTTATTTGAAATGAAATATTTTCGTCATCTGACATATCAAACTCTGCAACAACTGGTAAAGTTGATCCTCCACTTAATCCTGACACATAATTAACTATTGCTTGAGTGGTTGCCCAATGGTTATGTGTAATATCTTCACTCACTGTTAAATCAGTTACTCTTTCTCTCCAAGTAGTCACATTATAATAATTGCCACTTGGGAGTTTCCACCGCAAATTATGATTTCGAGGTTGATTAATTACTGATAATGTGGATGTAGAGGGTATAGGAGTACTATTAAAAGTTATAGTGTTAACTTGAACATTCGTCGCATGAACTTCATTGAATATTCCCAATTCTCCCACAAAATTTAGAGATTGACACCATTTAACTAAACTATCGGCTGGAGTCACACTAAGTTCTGAGTTATATGTATCGTAAGTCCAAAGTCCTGCTCCGTCACCCCAAATCAATGAAGTTGCTGTTGAATCTATTTTAGGGATTTGACCTGGAGTCCCAAAAGTGTCTGGAGTATCTAATAGTGACAAAAATGATTTAGCATTACCTACTAGATTAGATGCTATTAATATTTTTCCTGGGAATTCTTCTCCATCTGGAACTTGAATCATCACCTCATTATCATTAATCTGACGAATTTTATCAACCAATAATCTCTCTTCTTCAGGTTCAGTTTTATCCCATAATTGAATGAATATGTTGGAAGTGTTAAAGTTATGCTTAAAATTACGTCTTCGATAATTTATACCATCGTCCGTAAATAAATACCAACTCGAATAAGTAAACGTTGGAGAAGTCGAACCGTCGAAATCGGTTGCCCAAAATAACCCATTAGGTGAAGTATTCGAAACTTCTTGTAAATTAATAATATTTATTCTACCTTTGAAGTCGCAAGTGTCCAATTCATTACTAGGATTAGGGTCAAGTTCTGTTATTCGAAGAGTCATATTATTTCGATCATTTTTGACTATTTCATCAATATCAACTCGTCTCCAATCGTCAACTGATTGATCATTTGGCTCTTTCCACACTTCGACGACTAAATTATTAGAATCTAACTCATGTAAAAATTCTATTTCCCAAACAGTAACGTTGGGATAAATATCATCTGGAGCCCATCTAACATCTCCTATGCCATCGTGACGATCAAACTCTAAAGAAAACGTTGAATTGAAAAGATCTTCAGGATAATTCAAATAAATCATATTCTCTAGTGATATTACATTATATCCCGAATTATTAATGCTGGGATCTTCAGTTATATACTTTCCCCAATACTTATGATTTGGAGCAAAATTATCAGTAACAGTTTTACTATCAGTTATAAAATAAAAATTTCCACCAGTTGATCCCAATGATGATAATGGCATTGGCATAGAAACTTCTACATTATATTGTCCCAGATACGCAACATGATAATATACCTTACTCGGATTTCCATCATATTGTAATTTTGTATATTTTCCTATAATTATTCCCACCAACGCATTACTTTGAGTTGATTCAAAAGCAGTTTCGATTTCCCAAACATGACCTGCGGGATTTATATCATCAATGAAACTAGTTTCTTTAGTTACAACAGTCTCACCAAGATTTAATGGGGATTGATGTGAATCATACACTCCAATTAAACTTCTATTTCCTTCATTTTCAGATAAATGTTGAATTGTCTGTTCGATTTTTCGTAAAAAGCCATCATCAGTATCTATCTCAGTAGTTTCTTCTGGGAAAGGAGCAGTTGTGTCATCCTTTAAAGCATTTGCTTGAATAGCAATTACAAAATAATTAGTTATTCCATCAACAACCTCTTCAACTTCAATTTTATATGAACCACTCATATCCAAAGTTATATAATCAGTCTGTTGCTCACTAATATCTAATCCACTCTCGAATACATATTCTCTTGCTGGATTACCTATACTAAATGGAGTTTTTATTAATTTCCATTTTATTGACCATATAGTGCTAACTGGTTGATAATGTAACTTTATTCTAGTTTGCTGTTGGAATGTTAATCCTGTAACTTCATGCAAAATAGTATATAAATCATTTACTATGACTGCCATAGATATCTCCTATTAAATATTTACATTATATTTATAATTTTTTGAACTATTGAAATTGACTCATTTGCTGTTCCATTCGCTCTCTCTCTTGTTTTTTCTTCTCAGTAAGCATACGAAGAAACATATCTCTCTCAAACGGATACATTCTCATAATCTCATCAAATAACCATTTCTCTCGCAACTCCAATAAACTATCATATAATGATTCTAATTTGTGAGCAAAAATTAAACTAATGAAAAAAAAAATTGTTGAATTGCTACCTCTTGTTCGAATCCACACTCTTTATCTTCACAAGTCAATGTCTTTGAATAAATTAATTTTGGACTATTTCTAATGAAATCTTCAACGTCGACTACAAATTTTGCAGGCAAAGATAATATAAATTCTCTCAATTCATCTCGGTCAAAATCAGTCTTAGTTTCATCGCCAATTGTAACACTATCAATTGAATTTAAAACATTTTCTATCATAGATTCCTCAGATAACTCTTTAACGCCTAAAATAATATCCTTATTAACCATAAACGAAGTCACTTTAATGGAAATAATAATGTCCTTTTCTGCACCCTCTCTAGATGGAATAGTGATATTTCGTTTAAAATTCTCATAGTTTTCAACATGAATATCATTAATTAAAATATTCTTCGAATATTCTAATCCACAATTCTCACACTTAACTACAACTGGAATACTCTCAGAATCACTATTTAATTTGAGTTTCGCAAGAAGATATTGAATGTCTACCAATGTGATATCAGACGCTTGCTTTGGAGTTAAAGCGTACTTTTCAACAACCATATTATATAATACATCCATTAAAATAGCATACTCTTGATTCATTTGGGCTTGAGATATTGTGAATTGATCCTTCACTGTATATGGAGTCCCTCGAACATCTTCATTTGTTGATAGTATTTTCTCACTAAAGAAAAAGGTATTCATCGCTTTAGATTCTTTTCTTAAATCCATTATTTTCTCCTAATTAAATTAACATCACAACTATTATTTAGTGAATTCTAATTTTCTTCAAAATAAGTAAATGAAAAATTAACCTCGAATTTAGTTAAATCATCAGTTGAATCAAAACCAAATTCACTATATGTAACTTTTGTAGGATGCATATTATAAAATGTGAACTCTTTTACTGGAGTTTGAGCGACCATATCATCCCCTAACTTAATTTGACTCGTGAATCGACTTTGACTGTTAGTTAATTGTGTACTATTAGATGGATTTATAAAATCAACAAACGACTTGTGGAAAATTCGGTCATCAGTGTTCTCGTCAGCAAACCAGGTATCATGCGGTTTTCCCATTGCCATTAAGTAATTAAAAAAGAATTCTGGATAGGAAGGGACTAATGATGATGTAGGTAAACTTGATAGAGTTATCATATCATTCCATAACATATCTATTCCCACATTCGGATCCAAATTCCTAGCAACATTTTCACTAATAAGCATTTTTTTAAAATCAACTAATGAGAACGTAAAGGTATATGCAGATAACGCTAAGGCTAATATCTGTAACACTTTCACACTCACTCCTTTAACCTTATTTACAGTATCATTCACTTTTGAAAATCCTTTTTTGCCGTGAGGAAAAGTGTTACCTCGACTCTCTTTAACTAATTCACCATTTTTAACCACTAAAACATCATCGTCCAAATCGAAACTAAATGGATTGGCAATATTATTGAATGCATTTTGCTGTTCTCTATAAAATGTCTGCTCCAATTGTTTCTTCAAGCCTGCCATTCTAGTTTTCCCATAGCCGGTACTACCAGTCATAGAGCCTATCGGAATTAAATTCTCATCAAAAAAATAGCCATTCGTTAACGACTCATTCGCAGCAATTTGTTTCAAAATATATTCAATTTTTTCTTTCATATCCTTATTTGTATATTTTTTACTTTTTTTAAATGCCATCAGTCTATCTTTAAATGTACTTTTAAGATTCTCATATTTTTTTTGTCCAACCTCATATTTATCTGATGATTTTCGAAGTCCCTTTTGAATCTCATTAAATGTATCTTTCAATGAATCAAAATAATTTTCTTTAGATCCATTTTTCTGCAAAACTCCATATTCAATTCCCATATCAATATGAGTTTGCTCTATAATACTTTTTATTTCTGGATTTTCTAATAATTCATCCCAAGATTCTCGATATTTTTCATCAGAAAGTTGTTCAATTAACGCATCTAACTCCTCTTCAACTGATATTCTCTCATATTCAGCATCCGGTTTTCCCAAAGTTAAATTTTTTATGCGAGTTAAATCCGAGTCAGAGACAGAATCATCCTTATTTGCTGTTTCGGCGATAGCATTTAAAATATCATTGTTCTTAATATTTTCAATTAAGTCTGGGCTTGCATATTGAATAAAATATTCCATCATTTTTTGACTTTGATTTGTCAAGGTCTCCGTTGCAAAATCTCCATCAGAATGTTCATTATCTAATATTCCAACTCCAAAAGCGGCTAACTCTGATGCCCATTCAATTCCGGCTGAAGCATAAACAAAAGTTATTTTAAATGTTTTCTGCAGAGTTTTCAAGAAAGTTGTGTTATAATACCACTCTCCATCTTTAACATTTTCCATCTCATTAACTACATTTCGCCACGATGTATGAAAATCGTTAAAATGCTTCTCATAATAAGTCTGATCGGTTGAGACTGCTCCTATAGATTCCTTCATATCATACTTTAGAGTATCCTCTTCGTGTAATTGACCTGGAGTCGTAATATCTTGTGATCCAACTACTGGGAAATATTGATATACTTTAACTTTTGGACAAACATAATCTCTAAAATATCGCATTCTCGTAGTAATAGGTTTTCCCTCATTATCGAGAATATACATATTATCCATCCAAATCTTGAAAAACTCACTTAAATTAAAGTACTTTAAAATTTTACCACTAGTGTTATATTGATAAACTTTATCATAAAAACTCACACTAATATCATCAAAATCAGTCCCTTTAGGTAAAGTCCACTCACGATTCAATATCTTCACTTGTCGAGTATTATTAGTTTGATTTAATCCTGTAACTTTATGAGCCAAAACTTTTAAGTGAGCATTAGACTGATCATCTGGTAAAAAAACATCTAGAAATAAATCAATAAACTCATTAGTCTTTGTATTACGAAATGATTTAAAAATCTCTCTGGTTCGAGCATCGATAATCAATTCAAATTCAAACCAACAATTCTTCGGTACCTGAGAAACTAAATTTTTCACATGAACATTATTAACTTCTCCAAAAGATATTGAATTAAATGTGTCTATTTTATCAAGTTTCTCTCCCGTATATATATTAGATCTATCAGATCTAATTGGACGACTCTCTCCTCTAGAATCCTTTAATGGAGGAGAACTTGAAATTTTACCGGGCATATTATAACCTCTCTATTACCAATAACTAAATTTTGCTTTTGCCATTACGTCAAAAAACGTATTTTGTTGTATAATATTTAGCAGTTTATTTTTTCCCATAGAAAGAACATACTCATTTACATCCTTCCCTTCAAGACGAATATCATCAGGCAACAATGTAATTCCTATTTTAATTCTATCCTTCAACTCTAAACTAAAATCAATCGCTTTGCCAACTATTTTTCGGATTTCACGATTATATGGCTCATTATCAAATACAATAACTACCTCTTTAACGCCAATAGCCATCAATTTCTCCATATGACGTTTATAATTCGAACTATTTAATGATATTGCGTTCGGTAGGAACAAACTATCTAAATACCCCTCAGTAGCATAAACTCGATTGTGAATATTAATATTTTCTAAATTACCAATCATAACATCATCAGTTAATTGAACCGATAAGTATCTAACTCCACCAGTCAGCAACGATCTACCTTGAATTGCTATAACTTCGTTAGTTCTATTCTTAATGAACCAAAAAACTCTAGGATCCTCTTTGAATTGTCTATTTGATGCAATAGAAGTATTCATAAACGCTTTTAATGGTTTATAAACATATTCATAAAAATTATCAGTATAAAACATATTCGAATTCAATGGAATTGCTCTATTTAATATATATGTCTTAGGGATAGACGAATCTCTCATATCAGTAAGCCTCTTTACGAAACCGCTATTCATCATATCATCTAAGAACTCATTCAATTCATCATTCGAAACTGATTCATCAAATAAAGATGACTCTTGAGTTTTTCGCTGTTGTTCATCTGTCATATTTCGCAAAATCATTTTATCTTGATATTGCTTAAACATTATTTCCTTATATCGTTCCGGATGATTATTTTTCAAAAACCAAATTAATGCTCCAGTTGACTCATGACAATTGTGACAAAAGAAAATATATTCATAATCTCCTTTTTTATTCGGCTTCCATAAAAAATAACCACGTTTACTATTAGACTTTTCTCCATCTCCACAAATTGGACATTGAAATCTAGCATTATCTCCTTCCCATCTAAATAATTTTAATCCTAATGACTCTATAATTTGTTTTGATTCCACTTTAGATAACATTTTAATTCTCACATACTAATCAATAATATAATAATATATCAATTATTATATTTTTTAACGAAAATTATGCAACCTGCATTTCAATTTGATAAGTGTTATGTTTATATCCTTCTCTGCGATAAACATCTTCCTTGACCTGAAGCCATTTGAAAATATTATTATGCTGTTTACCTTTAATGGGAATTTTATCAAAGAAATCATAAATCGTAGCCATTTTTTTACCCGAATAAAGTCTAATGGCTCTACCTATCATTTGAATGGCTAATATATCAGCGGACTTAAACGGAGTAGCAACTACAATCTGAAACACATTTGGTATATTAATTCCTGTTCCCAAAATGCTCAAATTCGCAACTAGAATTCCTCCACATTTCTTTATTTTCTCTAATATAACTTGTCTATCTTTTTCTTTAATTTCACCATAAATCAAATAAACATTATCATACTTCTCTTTCAGTTTCGCATACATATCCTTCAAATAATCAATTCGATTACCTAAAACTAGAAATGTTCCAACTGGCTCATTATTATAAACATTTTGGATGAAATTCACGATCAAATCTCGTCTCTCCGGACACTTTAATACTGCCGAATACTCCTCATCAAACGTACTCAACTCTAATTTCTCCTTCGTTTTCCATTTCAAAACAGTATTCTTCACTAAAAATTCAGACAAATGTCCTTCACTAACTAATTCAACAGTCGTCTTCGTTCTAAATGGAGTTCCTAAATGAGACGTTACTTGATATCTCTCCAAAAGATCACTTTGCAAAGTTCCTGTTGTTCCCAATCTAAATTCAGCATTAATGCAATTCTCACTAACATATCGTAGTTTATTGGCTTTTGCTCCATGACACTCATCAATAATAATTCCTCTAAATTGCTCGAAGAACTCATATTCATATTTATAAAGTGATTGCCATGTAGATATAATAATTTGGCTTGAAAAATTCTTTTCTTGTCCATGATAAATCTTTTCAATATTATTGACACGTTTATATCCGTATCCTATGAAATCCTTAGCCATCTGCTCAACTAAAGTTGTATTTGGAACTACTAATAATAAACGATCATTTTCCTCAAACTCATGATCTAATATCCATCTAATATATCCATATAGAATTAATGATTTACCTGAGCCTGTTGGAGAAATCAAGGTTGCTTTCTGAATCTTCAATGCTTGCTTGATTGCCTTTCGTTGATAATCTCTCAATTCCATTTTACCTGGTAACGATGGATTTAAAACTTTATCGAAATATATATCTATCTTATCAAAATGCTTCAATTCTCTAATACCAATATCTCCATTCTCAAATATCAACTCAATTTGACGACTGGAGCAAAACTCCATAATAGGTCTCAATAATCCCACAGGGGCTAATGCTTTATCGCGATTTGAATCCAAGTAGTTAATGAAGCGGACTTCTCCGTCCCAACTCCCATTCTTATATGCTGGCATAAATTTAGCATTCGGATGCATATATTGAAAATTTAGATATAGTTCTTGAATGTCAATAATGTCTGATGAAGTTATACCTTCAACTAAAAAATAGACTTCGTTGATTTTCGTAAATTTTAATCCCATTTTATTCTCCTAAATATAGTAATTATATTTAGTGATATTATGGATTAATCAATATTTCAATTGTGATGGACAAACTTCCCTTAGAACTGATAAATTTAAAAACATTTTCGCTTGGAGAATTAAACGTTAATTGCTTAACATTCACTTCTATAGATTCATCAGTAGAAGATAAAATTTCTATTTCTCCTGTACCTTTTTTATATCCATCCAACGAATGCTCTGAATATTCAAATTGACCTTCCACATTTAATTGTGAATTACTAACTTCATACTTGATGATACAACGCTCACTATCATCGCAAGATTTAAGTTTCTGTATGAATTCATTCAAATTATCAGTACTCTCTGTAATAGTTCTACCTAACTTAGACAAAGCATCGTAGTTAATGGACTCATCCATTCCTCTCATAACATCCTTCATTGTAAATTCTTTCATTTTTTTAACCTCGTATCATCACATCAGACATATTTTCATAACCACGTATGAGATATGCTATTTTTGTCTTAACTTTACCTAATTGAATACTCTTAAACTTACTCTTATTAATATAAATCTTACCTCCACAATTCAACATTATCATCAGGGAATCAGCACTCATTGAAACTTTCTTTAATATATCTTTATGGAAAAGTGTCACTAAATTTTCAGTTTTCTTCCCGAATGATATAATTATCTCTTTTCCTACTCGTTCATCCAAAAACTCCTTGACGTTATCTAATGTCAAAGTATCATCTGCTTTAATAACTTCATCTTTGGGTTGGTTGTCGCTCTCATTAAACGGATTCATTACGGATTCTAAAATTTGATTCTGCTGATTCATCATCGAAATGCTATTTGTAGTTGGAACGTTTTTAGATTGCTGACCTAAAAGTCGATTCATATTAGCACTAAAACCGCTCATCATATCTTCCATAGAAACTTTTCTGGGGCTCATTTATTTCTCCTTCTTATCGGTTATTATATAAATCTCTGTACTTTGTTTCATAAATTGAATATTCAATGAAACTCCATCTCCTTCAAATATCACCTTATCAACTTCAGTTAGAAATAAATTAATCATTGCATCCTTATATGTTAAGTTCAAGGTCAACATACTTCTATCTATAGTTATACCTTCTAATTCTCCATACACTCTACTTTCAACTTTATCTCCACCAAGTTGCTTTTTGATTATCTGAAGTTCTCTATGATTACTTTTAAAATCATCCAGATACTCCGATAATCTCGGAATGGCTTTCTCTAGTGGCAATTCATCACGGAATTCATTAGATGAATTTGATTCATCACTAGAATCATTTTGTCCAATTTCACTCAATGTCTTCTCATCTTCAGTAAAATAACTTTTATTATATTTAGCCATCGCCGATAATACACTGTTTTTCATTTTTGTTTCTCCTCACTTAAAAAGTTCATTATTTTTTTACATATCTCATTTCGATGAAATCCTGGAGCGATATTACCATCTTTAATTTGTTGAATCCAATGATCGGATCGATCACGATAATTTGAAAAATTCTTCAGTACATATTTAGCCAATTCAAAATCATCATTGATAACTATGATATCTAACACAATATCATCTATATGATCAATTCCCCTAAATAATTCAACTGAATCGTTTTTCAAAATAGCATCAATCAATAGTTTATAGTTTGCTCGATATTTAAAATTAATCAATGGACTAGAATATTCAATACTCATAGATCTCACTTGGTACATTAAAGACTCAATAATTGAATATGAAGCATATTCATGAAAATAGGTTTCACCAAGAAGCATCTTAACCGCTCGCAAATCGTGTCCAGTTCGAATGAATTCAAAAATTTCATCAAATTTCATACTCTTCGACTTCAATCTATCACGAACTTCATCATACGACAATTTCGATATTTCAGATGTCTCATTATTCTCTTCAAAGTTCAATGGAACATCATCATTAGGATTAGTTCTTTCTATTAATTCAACACACTTTGTGATAAATATATCATCATACATATTAGTGTAATTACGAATCAATTTAATCCAATTATTACCATTCATATAAAATCCATCAAATCGATCAAATATTAATTTTACTATTTCAATATCTCTCGACTCCATCGCCATTTCAAATAGAATCATATATAACTTCATCTCACGCATAACAATCGTCTCATTTTTCAATATTGCATCCAAAACGAGACCAGTTCGCTTCACACCATTGAACGATGAAGGATTATAATTTAATATACTCACAATCATTAATTTACCATTCTTCATCTTAGCATTCAATAAAAATTCAACAACATCATATCGTTCACTCCCTCGAACCAACTTAACTATATGCTCCATTCGCAATAAATTAAAATTCTTTTTAATCGTCTTCAATGGAAAGTTCAATAACTTAGAACTATCCATCATAGCATTACTAGAAGCGTCATTTTTACTTCGAATATTAGGTAATGTTTTAATATTTTGGATAATGGACGTTTTAAAAATGATAGTTTGGACTTTTTCAGTGGGATAAATAATACCATGAATATCATCAATTCCATCATATCCTAATTTTTGAAATATTAAATTGAATTTAAAAATATTATTTCTTGTTGCAAACGTCGGTTCATTATTCATAACGTTCATAATTCTATCTCTATGTTTTTTATCCGTAGATAAATATAAACATAAAATATACATATTTAAAAATATAGGAGTATCATGATCTAGAGATTCTATTTCGTCTTCGTATTTCTTCATCATATCTTCCAATTCTTCTATCTCAGCCTCAATTCGTTCTCTTTCTGAATCATCCATAGCATCTTGATTCTCAAGATATTCTATATCGGAATAAATATCATCAATTTCATTAGCATTCACATTCTTGTTAAATTCATCTCTAGTATGAGTATATGGATGAAATCGTTGGTTGGAGAGGGACGTACTAGAATGGTTTCGGATAAGGATTTCATCTTTAGGATACAAACGTTTTAATTTTTCGAGGTCTTTTTTGAAGTCTACTTCGGAGTACTTATCTGTGACAAGGATTTTATTTGAATTGGACAATGTAAATATCGATGCATACTTTGCGTTGCCTGCGAATGGGAAGTCAAAATTATATTCACGTTTCGACTCTTTAATGTTATATGCATAGACACCTGCAGGTGTCACGTATGGAGACTTCGGATTCACTCCCTTTTTGATGACGTTGATGAAAGTAACGTAAGTGTTCTCCGTTGATGAATACTTATTCAATAGGTCATTCACGTACTCCTTTGGGTTATTCTCAGGATTACGCCTCTTCTCGTTTAAATATGACCAACTAAATTTATCCATATGTTATCTCCTATCCTAACTTTAAATACACACAAGATAACTCATTTATCTTCAATGCTCCTTTATAAAATTCACCTAAAGTTTCAGATAATAAATCATTTTCATATAAAATAGCAAAGTCATAAAAATATTTCAATCCTTCTATCTTCGAAATGATATAATTATCTAAAATCATTCTTTCTTGAATATTTATACTTTTCTTTGATTTATCTAATTCTAATAAAAAATTCACAAAATCAGTATCATCTCGAAAGTTACTAATAAATTTCTCCTTAAATGCTCTTTGACAAACAGAAAACATTTCTCTCCATATATGAGGATATCGCAATATCTCATCCTTTCGTTTTAATCGACCAACGGATAACGATTCGAATTGTTTAAAATGAGAATCTATAATCTTCGTTGGGATTTTACCATATCTAGCAATGGCCTTTTTACTTTTTCCTTCAATTTGAATGTTCCCGCTCATCCATGGATACTGCTTTAATTGACAATATAAATCTTTCTCCTCATCATTCACTTTACCTGTAGCATAGAATGTAGTATCTCTAGATTGCAATGTTCTATGTGAGGTATCACTCCATCGCATAAAAAATCGAATTTCTGATAAATCCCAATCGTTCACTCGAATTCGATCTAAATTAAAAGTCTCACATTTATTATTATCAGCATTAATTTTCTTTAATGAAATGGGAATCAATATTTTACTTAAAAAACAAGACTCAATATACTCATTGATATGATGAATGTTTCCATTTTCATAATTTACAATCTCCGATAATTCATCTAGAATTACTCTCTCACTTTGAATATCAACAAGCCAAATGTCCGCAGGATTCCAAGTTGATATTTTAGTAAATCGAGAAATTAAAGCATAAAATTCATCAATAAACTTCGATTTTCTATACACCTCGTATTCTTTTTTATCAGAATTTGACAAAAAAAATTGGATAAGTTTTGCCTGATACTCAAATGATTTTCTCCAATCTAGAGTAATTTGAGGATAGATATTCATAATATCCGATTCATCAGGAAATACACCATCATTAATAATACTTTTAATATATAAACTAGAACACAACTCCTGTTGCTTCGTGAACATTGAGCCTTGAGAATTACTCGTACTATTAATCCCTTTAAATTTATTTATTTTGGCTACATCATTTAATTTTATTTGAGTGAAAGTGTCATCATCATTCTTAACTACTATTGCTGGTATATATCGAGAATTCATCTTAAACGTATCCAATATATCTCCCGTTTGAGGAGACACATTTTCTCGCAGAAGTTGTATTAAGTGTCTATTAAACTTGGATTCTATAATTTTCTTATTCCCATTCACTAATTCAATTTCAGAATCAAATTCTAAGATATCGGCTAAAATTTCTTGTCTAGTTTTTTTTAAATCATTATTGATTTTATAAAGATCTTCTATTTTCAATCCTTGCATTATCTATCACCATTTGTGAAACGGTCATACTTCAAAGCGAAATCTAAAGCATATGACTTTTGAGTTAATAAATTCTTAATGTCAGTCAAAAATTCCAATTTAGTATTAATATGTTGAACATCTTGTTGAATTTGATTCCATTCTAAATCTGCCTCTATAGCAATTCTCATATCAGTTTTATTTGAAAATTTCACTTTCGAATTCATTCTTAAATCCAAATAAATCTCATATTCTTTTTTTCGCATTTTCTCTTCAAGATTATTATTCATCATTCGACATTGAGCCATTAATCGAACTACCTTATGCATATGTGAAGGTAAATCCAACATTTCCTCTCTCATATTACTTCGATCAACTTCTACCATGCGTTGAAATTCATTTAAACTTGTTTCTGGGAATATATTTTTATATCTCTCAGTATTTAATGCTTGATTTGACATATAGACCTCTCATCATAATATTATTATTCTTACCTCTAAGTGTATTTATAAGGTTCATAATAATATATCAATGGAGATGGTTTTTAACGAATAAAATGAAAAAGATGGACAAATAAAAAAGGCTCTCTTAAAAGAGAGCCTTTCAATTAGAAAAAGGAGATGATTATTTTTCTAAATCTTTAAAGTATGATGCAAAGTCATCTGCTTCTGTTGAGTCCTCACTTTTCAAACTTTCATCTTCAGTTTGACGACCTCTTCTAGATGAAGTTTCTTTTTCTAAGTCATCGAGAACATCTTTCTTTGTTGCTGAATATACTTTCGAATCACTTTCTCTAGATGTAGTTTCAACATCTGGATTTGCACTTGAATCTTTTTCAAGACCTACTGACGACAGGAATTTTGTAAGTTTATCATCCTGTTCATCATAAGTTTTATATGAAGTGTCATTAATGACTTCTTGAAGATCATAAAGATTGTCTTCAATTTTATTCCATGTTAATGTTTTGAACTCAGGATCATTCTTATGTGATTCATTAATTTGCTCAATACTCTTCTCAACGACAGTTGGAACTGCGAATTCACTAGATGTCCAAGTTGCATAACCTGAACTTGTATCTTTCTTCACTTTAATCTTGAAATTAGCACCTTCATCTGGATCAAAAAATATGAGTGGTTCTTCTCCAGCAAATGTTGGGAAAAGTTTCTCTTGAATTATCTTAAAAAGTTGAGGTCCGAATTCGAAAAGAAATTGTTTACCTTCATTTGCGGGATTTCCTGGATCACTAACGACTAAAATATTTGAGTAATATGATTTCTTTCTATATGTTTTTTGCTCTTTAACCCAATCAGATGGTTGCGATTTATTCCACTCACAAATTGCACATGGCTTTCCAATTGTAGTTGGACATTTATCGATCATGAATCGTTTTCCAATATTAATTGAATGCTTAAATACTGGTCTAAATGGAAGACCATCAACTTTTGAATCCGGTAAAAATCTAATAACAGCAAACCCATTAGAATCTTTATCTCTTGTTAATTGCCAAAATCTCTCATCTCTTTGTTTTGAACCGTTAACACATGTCTGTTTTGTGTTAATTAAAATTTCTGAATAATTCCTCTTTTTTCTCTTTGTCATGATTAAACTCCTTAATCCTTGTAATAACTAAAATAAACCTAACATCTTAAACTTCATAATATATTTAGTGTTTTAAATGTATTACATATAAACCAAAAACACTAAACACTAAACATTAGAAGTTCGATTGCTTATAAAATAATATATCAAATGAAATGACTTTTTAAATAATTTATTAGCCATTTTTCGAAAAAACATTTAAATGTAATATTTGGACATTTATTTCATTAACAATTCATTAAACTTACGTTGCAATGGAGAAATAATCATTTAAAAAATAATTATTTCCGATACATTATAATCCTAAAAATGAGATTAAAATATATTGGAGATCATCTTTGATGAATCAAAATTGGTACAATTTTGATCTCTTTTTCGAAGAAAAAGAGTAATAGGTGTTCTGAAAATTAAGAATAAATGAAATTTTTTATTATTAATATTATCAATTACTTATTAATGAATGGACAAATAATTTTAAAAATAAATGTCAATGTAGATATATTCATTAGTCCTAGAAAAGAAAAAGAAGAAAAAAATAAGGATAGGATAGGATAATAAGGATAGGATAGGATAATAAGGATAGGATAGGATAATAAGGATAGGATAGGATAATAAGGATAGGATAGGATAATAAGGATAGGATAGGATAATAAGAATTATCAATTTACATAAAAATTATTTTTTCAGAACACCTATTACTCTTTTTCTTCGAAAAAGAGATCAAAATTGTACCAATTTTGATACATCAAAGATGATCCAATAATCATTATATTATAAATGTATAATCTTAATACTTTATTTTATTTTGGAGATTAATATTAATAAATGGACATATTAATGATATATTAATTATATAAAATTTGATTTTAATAAAAATATATGTTACATTAATAATGTTTTTATTAATTAAAAAAAGGAAATTATTATGAAAAAGCAAATTGAAAAATTACAAACTATCATTAAACGTTCCAAAGAATTATATTATCATGGATTAATAAATGATCCGGATTATATAACAGATCAAGAATATGATCAATTAGAAAAAGAATTAAAATCATTGGATCCTAATAATGAAATTTTAGATTATGTAGGATATGACATATCTCAATCAACATTTAATAAAATTAAACATGTGGATAAAATGACTTCATTGGGAAAAGCATACACTGAAGAGGATATGCTACGTTGGAGAAAAGATTTTAATGATAATTTAAATATTATTGAATCTTTAAAAATGGATGGATTCGCAATAGAATTGGTTTATGAATGTGGTGAAGGTTCAGAATTTCAGGTAGAATATATTTTAAAGGAAGCATCTACAAGAGGAGATGGATTTATTGGAGAAGATATTACAGAAAATGTTAAAATGATTTCAGATATTCCTCATAGAATCATTATTAATAATGATGATTTAAAAAAAGTAAATTCCACTATTAGAATTAGAGGAGAGATATTTATGAAAACAAGTATCTTTAATGAACTTCTAAAAGAAAATATCATTGATGGAGAATCAAGAATTAGAAATATTGCTCCTGGATCAGTTAGACAAAAAGATCCTCTCGTTACTAAAAGAAGAAAACTAAACTTTTTTGCTTATGATATTAAAGGATGTGAATTTGATACATATAGTCAAAAAATGGAGTTTTTAAACAAAATGAAGATCCCAACAGTTCCAATGAATAAAATATCATTCGATGATATGACGACTATGTATAACTCAATAATAATTAAAAAAGAGTTGATGGATTATCCCATCGATGGAGTAGTATTCAGATTAGATAATGAAGATGAATTTCAAAGTGCAGGAGAAACATCCCATCATCCAAAGGGATCTATTGCTTGGAAGTTTGAGGCTGAAACAGGAGTGAGTGTTTTGAGAAAAGTTGAATGGCAAGTAACACGAACTGGACTTATTAATCCGGTAGGAAAATATGATCCAGTTGAAGTTGATGGAGCAATTTTAAGTGCCGCAACATTACATAACATTTCTCAGATGATGCGTTTAGATATTGGTATTGGAGATGAGATTGAAGTTGCTAGACAAGGTGGAGTGATTCCTAAAATATTCAGAGTTGTTTCAAAATCTTCAGCGGATAGTACAGTGATAATTCCCTCAGAATGTCCAATATGTCATAAGCCAACTGAAATAGAAACTTCAGATGATGGTATAAAAACTTTACATTGCACAAATCATTTTTGTCCAGCAATCATGAAAGATCGTTTGAATCATTTTTGTAAAGTGATGGGTATAAAGGGAGTTTCTGATGCAATAATTAGTAAGTTGTATGATGAAAAGTTAGTTACAACTTTCGCTAATTTCTATGAATTGAAGATTGAAGATATTTTAAAATTAGATGGATTCAAACAGCGATCATCTGAAAAAATTATAAATGCAATTCAAGGACAACGAGAAGTTTCGTTTAATGTATTTTTAAGATCTTTGGGAATTCACACTTTAGGTAAAACATCATCGAAACTAATTGCAGATCGTTGTAACTCAATAGAAGCGTTGGATGAATTAGAATTATCTGAGATTGAAGGTATTGGAGAAATTGGAGAAAATAGTATTAGAGAGGGGCTATTAGAGAATGAAGAATTAATCACTCATTTATTGCAATATGTGACTATATCTATGGTGGACGAAACTATCTCTGAAGGTAAATTACAGAATCTTAATTTTTGTATAACTGGAAAACTTTCCGATAAGAAAATGATTCAATCCTTGATAGAATCCGCGGGAGGGAATATATTATCATCTGTGAGTTCTAAACTCGACTATTTGATATACGGTGATAAAGCAGGTAGCAAATTAGATAAAGCAAAGAAGAATAATGTTCCAATAATCACAGAAGATGAGTTCATGCTCATGTTAAAATGAATTATATGATTCCATAAAAATTATAAATAATGTAAAATGTTTGTGGAGTTATCATGTCAAAAAAAGTATTGTTGTATATTGATGATTTTAATATGATCTCAAAGGAGATTCAAAAGAATCTGAATACATTGAAGCAAAAGTTGAAGTCGATGAAGAGTGTTCAAAAATGTATAATTTTAATTAAACAGGAGACTAATGATTTACTCACTGTAACAGAAAGGAAGCATTTATTAAATAAGACCTTAGATTCAGATAAGCAATTTGTGATCAAAACTACTAAATTAGCGAAGACATTTAAAATAATGAAGAAATTTGAAACCTCTAATATTGAAATTGAAACTATTTATGTTGACTCTAAGGATAAAAATTTCTTTGAATCAGGATTAAAAGGTCTCCCAATAAAGATTCAATCGTTTGATACTAAAGATCGAACTAATGATATCGTCGATGCTATTTCTAAAAATGAATATAAGAAGTATGTCAATTTAGTTCCAACTCCACTCATTGATGAATGGGAGTGGATGAAAGAGAAGTTGTCTGGTAGAATGAAAGAGAGTGTTAATCCACATCTTTCATTGATGAATGATAGATTTTCTAAGATTTTAGAATTGATGGAGAATAAATATGGAGATTAGTAGAGATGAGTTGTTAGGTTTGGTAGAAATTGCTATTAGAGAGGTTGAACGTCAATGTTTAACGGAGAAGATTAAACTTGACATTATGAATGTGGTAAATCAAAAAGTAGATGATAAGGTCTTAGAACTATTCAATAAGGTTAAATAAACTCGCAATTTTCCAAAAAATATGATATAATATATTGAAACTTAACAATGTTGGAGTATATTTTGGATAAATTAGACCGATTACTAAAGGAAGTTGAGCGAATGTCGATAACTGAATATAATGAATTTTATACTAAAACTAAAGAACAAATTGATGGTGGTTTAACATTAGATATTTTTGATTTCGATGTGACTCTTTGTTGTACCGATTCAAAAGTTATAAAGACTAATGCTGATGGAACAATTCAAAAACTATCGTCCACGGAGTTTAATAATATTAATGATTCAACGCTTGATAAATCATCTCTTGACTTTTCAGAATTTCATGAGTTAATTAATCCTAAAGTGAATGAAGATGTCCTTCAAGCATTTCGATTTTCATTGAAAAATAGTCGAGTGATTATATTGACTGCGAGACAATCTTCGATTCCAATTAGAGAATTCTTAACTATGAATAATTTACCTCAAATTCCCATTTATTGTGATGAATTTAAAAGAGAATTTATTGAGAATATAATTTTAAGTGGTACCACATCTAGTATAAATTTCTTCGAAGATGCTCCAAATTACATTCGAGATGCTAGACTTTTACAGAGAAAGTATCCTAATTTTAATTTAAATATTCATGAAACTTCTTTGGATGGGTTTGCATAATGATTGATATAAAAATAAAGAATTTAACAAAAGTTTTAACTAGTGATAAAAAAATCAAAGAATTCTTTAATGATGAATATGTCATTACTGAAAAGTTTGATGGGACAAAATTAACAATAACTAGAAATAGTGTTGAGTTCGATAAAAGGAATTATAGTAACAATTGGATAATATCATATAAGGGAAATGTAATTCTAAGAGATGAGATTGATAATATTAAATTGAAAAGTGTTCGAGATCACTCGATAGGAATTTCTCAATATGCATTAGTTCATGAGCATATGCGACGAATTCATAAAAAAACAGAACAGATTCCTACAAATACTGAATTTTTTATAGAATTTATAATGAGAAAGCCGACATTAACTAGAAAGTATAAAATTTATCATTCATTAGTTTTTTTAAAGTGTGAACGAGTAATTTTTACTACTGATGATTTAGAGTATGTGTCATCGTCGGGTTCTCAGGTGTTTGGTAAGATTTCTCCATTCGAACAATTGCAATTTGCTAATACTTTAAATCTTCACTCGTTACCTATTTTATATGAAGGTAAATTACATTATAACAAATTGGACTGGAGAAAATCGTTAGATAGTATAATTGACACATTCACTTCTTTCGAATCGATTTTTGGAGGAACTCCTGAAGGAGTAGTATTACGTTCTATTAATAATCAGTATAAGATAGTTCAGTTGGATCAATATGATAGACGAACTAGAGATATTATTAAAAATCAGTGGAGAATGGCTGACGTTGAGGAGACTGAATATTGGGATAAAGTTTATCAATTATCATCGAATTGGGTATCATTAGTAAAGAAGAATAATCCTGATTATAATGTTCGATGTATGTTGAGAGAATTGAGTGATAATATATATAGTAGACGACCTAAGGTATTGCATACTAAAAAGAAGGTCATTAATCGACAAGATGATATTTATTTGACTAGTAAAATAATGATTAAAAAATTATTAGATATTGGTATTAACACTAAAACATTAGGACTTATTCCTATGGCGGCTAAACCTCTACATAAAGGACACTGGAGTTTAATTGAAAAGGCGAGTCGTGAGTGTGATAAAGTCATAATTTTCACATCAACAATTAGTCGAGAGTTTATGAGTATTAAATCAGTTAATGCTATGTGGGCAATAATTAAGCCTAATTTACCTGAAAATGTTAGTGTGAGAGTTGTCGCTTCTCCTATTAATTCGGTGAATAGAGAGTTAGCGTACTATGATATTGTTGGTAAAAGTCCTATTCCAGAAATCCATGTATATGGTGGAAATAAAGATGCTAATGTGTGGAGGAATGTTGTTAAACAAAATGTTAAATTAACTAACAATGATAAAATATTTGTGCATTTATTAGATACTAATATTGTTAACATTAGTGGTTCTCAGATGAGAGAATTTGTGCGATTAAATGATAAAGTATCTTTTATTGATGGACTTCCCAAAGGGTTTTCTGATAAATGTAAGATTGATATATGGAATCTGTTATATAATTTGGAGGAAAAATGAATCGTAAAATAATTCGAGTTATAAGTGAATCTGAGAGAGAGTATTTTCAAGAATATTTAGATTTAGCCACAAATATTGATTCGCTGATGAAATTGAGGTTGATTTTAGTTGGAGGGTCTATCAGAGATTTATTAATTCGTGGTGATATTGTTGAACCTGAAATTGATGATTTGGATTTTATGTTGGTTGATACCGATGGACATGGAGTCGTAGATGAAATTGATGTGTTGATGATTGAGTTGGCAAAATTAGATTATTCAATTGTGAATGACGGTAGAGAGTTTCTTCATTTCAAAGTAATACGAAATGGATTTGTGTTTGATATTGGTACTCCTCGAACTGAAATTTACGATGAATATAGTCGAAATCCGAAAGTTAAAGTGGGATCACTTCGAGATGATTATTTTAGACGAGATTTCACAGTTAATGCATTTTTTGCTCAAATAGTTAAGGTCGATGATCGAGTTGAATTGGAGTTATGTGGAGATGATGAGTTAATATCACGCTCGTATGATGATCTTTTATCGACCACATTGAACACTACTCAATATGAATCTAACGTTGTATTTGAAGAGGATCCTTTACGTATTCTACGAGCGATACGATTCATGGGGTATGGTTTTCAGTGTTCGAAGGAAATGAGTGTTGCTATTGATAATTTTGATATGAATATATTCTTTAGGAAGGTATCGAAAGAGAGAGTTGCTATTGAATTGAAGAAGATATTAAGACGAGGAGATTTAGATTATTTTTTTGATCATCGAATTGTTAATAAGATTATTCCTGAATTTGATAATTTTATAAATCGAGAATATGAGTTTGATGAAATTGAGCATATTAAGAATGTGATTTTGAAAAGTCGAGAGTTATCTAATGACGATATGTTTTTATTAGTAGCATTATTTCATGATTTAGGTAAAAGTATAACTGGTACTATTCATAAAAGTCAAACTCGTTGGGCATTTTTAGGACACGAAGATATATCATCAAAATGGGCGTACGATACTCTTAGACGATATCGATTTGATAATCAAACTTGCAATTCAGTGAGAGATATTGTGAAAATGCATATGTCATTGAAGTGGATTTCAAATTGGAAAAAAGGAACTATAGTGAAATTCATATTAAAACATTCACCAACATTAATACGTAATATTTTAGTATTTAATCACATGGATTGGGGTGGAAAATCTGAGGAGTGGAAGATTAAATATAATGTGGCACAATCATTGGAAACGATAGATGAGATTGTGAATTATTGGATAGACATTGTTGATGAAGTGGTGTTTTTTTATAGCAATGAACTAAGAGAAATTGGAGTTAATGCTAATGCTAATAAAAACATTCCACGAAATGAGTTACGAAATATTATTATTGGTGAAAAAATGAGATTTATTTTAAATAAGGAGAAATTATTGTGAAGTTGATATATTGTGTTGGTTGTGGAGAAAAATATAATCTATCGAGTAGTTTTTTGATATCAAATACTTTTAATCCCAAACGAGTTGTAGTTTGGTGTGAAAACTGTGGTTTATTAGTGACTGGCAATATGATGATACATCGTGAGATTCAAAGTCCAATTATTAGATTTCCTAAATTGAGTTTTTGATATGAAAATATATGTTATTTCAGATACTCACTTTTTCCATTATAATATTATTAAGTATTGTGGTCGTCCATTTACAGATGAATATGAAATGAACGAGTATATTATCTCTCAATGGAATTCTTTAATTACTAATGATGATGTGGTTTTTCATTTGGGAGATTTTTCAACAGGACTCAAATGTCGATATGGAGAATTGCGAGAAGTGTTTTCTAGATTAAATGGACAAATACATTTAATTAGAGGGAATCATGATCATCAATCAGATGAAGAATTGTTACAATTAGGATTTAAAAGTGTTCAGGAGTTTAAGATAATCAATGATACAATGTTGGTTCATTATCCATTTTTCTTACCCAAGGACAAATATAATAGTAAATTTCAACGATTTTACGATACATTTAATATGATATATACGGGAGAGAATTGTAGATATGTGCTATATGGACATTCTCATGAATATCCATCGATATATGTGAATAAGTATAATGTTGCTGTTGATTTACACGACTTTAAGCCTATATTATTGGATGACATATTTAATAATGTATTTAAAAATAATCTAATTCAAGAAAATATAATAAAGGAGAAAAAAGATGAGAATATTTGAGTTTGCTACGGGATTTAAACTAGATTTAGATATGGTAATTGCGGTTGATCATTCAACTCCGGATGGTTATGGCAATATGTCGTATTTTATTTTACTTAGTAGTGGTAAAAGACTCGAAGTATATGAAACAAAGTGTTATGATTATCTTGCATATCCTAGAGATGATTTTATTACTCGATGGGAAGAAGTAAAGTGTCCTAGCGATTCAATTGAACATTTTATGAATTATTGTGGTGATGTTGTTGATATTAATAAAGAAACTATGGAGTATCGCTTCGAGATAACAGATAGATGTTTATATACAATGTTTCATGATTCTGAGAGAGAGATGTTGTGGTATTTTAAGTCACTATATGATGTTGAATATATAGTGAGATGCACGAAATATTGTGTTGGACTGGGACAGAATCGTATTGTTGTTTTGAAAATAAAGGAGATATAATATTATGGGTGGAAATTCACGAGCAATAAATAGAGAAACTGGTGAAGTTCAATCAATTAATGGAACTCCCGTATTTGCTCAAAAACTTGATTTGAGAGTAGTTAATCGAAGAGTAGTTGTTAGTTTATTTACAAACACGTTCATCAATTTGTCTTCCATGTATGCTCAACAAAATCTTGGCAATCAATTGTGGGAACTGAAGAGAGAACTTTTCTCGACAGGATTAGTATACAATGGTTCATCTGAGCATTTATTCAATGATAGCATATCGGATGAAGAATTTGTGAAGTATAAACCGTTACTTGGTGATATTGATATTACCGTCGATGGAACAAAATTATCGAAGGTATTTGATTTATTAATTTTACTAGAAGGTAAAATTATCTATGAGAATGTGGACGGATTCATTCGATATATCGGTCAAAATAAATCTAAATTCCAAGGTGAGCAAATAAATTCTGTATTTGAGTTGAATGTGAATGATAAGAGTCATTATGTTCAGGTTGATTTTGAAGGAGTCGTTTATGAAAATGGAGTTCCTGATGAATTTTCGAAATTCGGACATTCATCTGATTGGTATGATATAACTAATGGTATTAAAGGAGTTGCTCATAAGTTTTTAATCATGAATTTAGTGCGAGGGAACACTTATTTATCTCCATCTCAAGGGATTCTTTTAACTAATGGTTCGATTGAGGATCCCAATTCCGATAAATTAAGAGTTTCGGCTTCTCAGAAATATCTAAAGACATTTGCGTTTTCGATAACTAAAGGGCTTAGAAAGAAGGTTCGATATATTGGATTAAAAGATAGTATTCCTATGTATAAAGAATTATCAACATCCAATTCAATATATCAACGAGATTTGGTTGATATATTTCAAACTATATTTAATGTTTCTCCAAAAAAAGGAGAAATGAAGAAGTTCAGATCATTCATTGGAGTACTTGAACTTATTCAAAAATATTTTGATGTTAATGATGAACGTATCGCTCGAACTTTTGATTTCTTATTGGATATAAATTTATTTGGAAATTCTGCTCAACGTTTAGATAGAGATAGTATGAAGGTGGATTTTGAGGTGAAGTATAATATGTTGGAGAAAATCTTTGAGTTTATGCCTCAGTTGAAAACCTCAGATCGAACTGAGAAGATTAAGCATGCGATTGATTCTTATTATACTGTCCAGAATTATTTTAAAAGTAAAAATATAAATAAAACTACAGATAAAGCACAAATAGGAGAAAAAATGTCTGATACTATACAAAATGAAAATGCTCTTCGTCGAATCATTCAAGAGGAGATTCAATTGATATTGAATGAAGATAGCAAATTGAATAAAACTTTATCTAAATTATTGAAGATTGTTAAGGAGACCGTGGGGCAAAAAGATTCTCGTAAAATAAAACGAGTTTTTATTTCATCCGATGGATCTAAATGGGTTGAAATTGAAATACCAAATACAACATATTCGTTGTCTTTAAATTTAAATAAAGATGAGATTTCATATGGCACAACTAAAATTGAAAAACTTTTTAAAATCAAAAGTTCAACTGCATCTAAGGAGTGGTTAGAGCATTCAAATAAACTTTTAAGGTATGCTGAAGACATTAAAGGTATTATGAAGATTTATGCGAAAATGAAGAAGTCCAAAAAAATTAAAACATTTATAGAAAAAGAACTTTAGGAGAACAGAATGAAAGTAACATTGTCTGAGAAAAGTCTAAGGAGATTAATTCGTCAAGAGACGACTAAACTGTTAAAGGAACAAGAGGAAAATGCATTTAATACGATCGATGATATGCAAAGTAAGTTTATAGAGGAGTTTAATAAAATTCTTAAAGAAAAATGGGCAAGAAAGATCAAAATGTTAAAATACGTTGATAATAGTTTTCAATTCATTTTAATTGGTGATGGTGATGAACGAGTTAAATTGGAATGGAATCCTAAATGGGATGTAACAATTAAAGGTAAAATTAAAGTGTCTCCAATTAAAGCCCTTAGAATTGGACTTGAATTTTCCGAAAAAATGTATCGAGTTATTGTAAAAATTATTGAGAATGAGAAGGTTATTTATCCTATATTGGAAGAAATTTCTACAATGATGAAGGATGGTGGAATGGGTAAAGAAGAGGTTAAAGATACTTCTGAAAAAAAAGTTGATGACTCTTTAACTGATGAATCTTCAACTGATGAATCTAATAATGATAGTGAAAAAGGAGAAAAAGATGCGTAAAAAGAAAGTGAATACATATTCATTAAATCAAATTTTGGAACAAATGGAGGATTTTGGAGGAAAGCAATATCACAGACAGTTGATTGAATCAACTGATGCTCCAGAAGAGATTGAAGAGGCAAAAGAAGAAGAACTTGAGACAGAAGATGAAACTGATGATGAAGTTACAGAAGAGTCTATAAATGAAGGTTCTTTTAATACCAACAATGCTTCTGGGAAAAACACAGAAGAAGTTAATAATGAAAAAACTTCAATAAAAGCAACTACCACTAAAGATGATTCAGGTAAAGTTTCAAATGAGGGTGGAGAAAACTCTAAAGATCAATGGAAACTGGCGAATAATAAAGCCAAATATGTTATGAATTCTATGGGAAAATTCTTCTCTAACGATAGAAGTGGAACTCCTATTCAATTCAATGAAAAATCTGGAAAATTCGAAGCCGAATAGGCACCAAATACCCATTCAAAAATAAAAATTGACATTGCATTCAAAATATGATATACTTAATCTACAATGAATGTTTATTAATGTTATTGGAGAACTATTATGATAACAGTGACTGGTGGAATTTCTGTAGGGAAAAGTTTAATTGTGAATTATATATCAAATGAATATAATTTCAATATTATATCTGTGGATTTGATAGGACATCAAGTATTGTTGTGTGAAGATATTAAACGAGAAATATCATTTAATATTTCGAGTAAGATATTTGATATTAATGATAATATTGATCGACAAAAACTTGGGAAAATAGTTTTCTCTAATAAAAAAAAGTTGGAGACATTGAATGCCATTGTGGGTCCATCTATTTTCTCTAAATTAAATGATGCTATTGAAGACTTGGGAGGGAAATCATCGAATGTTATTTTGGAGCACCCAAAGATATTAGAATTCGATTATTATCGAGAATTTTCTCCGATAATTCAAGTTTCATCGATAAATCAATTACAGTGGCTAATGGAGAGAGATGGTATAAATGAGTCGGAAGCATTAATGAAAATAAATAGTCAATCTAAATTGTCAGAATTGATGAATAAGCCTGACTTTATGATTTCAACTGGTAATTCAATGAGTGATAATTTAGAACAAGTTGATGTTATAATGGATTCTTTAATGTATAAAAAAATTAAAAGTTGATATACTATAGTATTACTTTTTAATATTTAACCTTGGAGAAAAATGTGTCAAAAATCAAACTAGCCTTAACGTACGATGATGTTCAAATTATTCCGAAATTTTCAAAAATCAATAGTCGGTCGAATTGTAATCTGAGAAGCAGATTCACTAAGAATTATGTAGTAGATGTTCCTATAATTGCATCTCCTATGGATACCGTCACAGGAGACTCTATGATGATTGAAATGCATAAATTGGGAGGAGCAGGGATTCTTCATAGATTTTCTGATATTGATGAACAAGTGAGAATAATTGAGTATATTGAGGATCAAGATGTTCGATTAATTCCATCGTCGATTGGAGTTAAAGAGTCTTCGATTCAAGGAGCCGAACTATTATTGAAAGCGGGATCTAATGTGTTATTGATCGATGTGGCTCACGGAGATCACGCACATGTGGAGCGAACAATTAAGTCACTGAAGGATAAATATTCAGGAAAATATGAGTTTGATATTATTGCTGGTAATATTGCAACTGCTGAATCTGCTGAAAATCTTATTAGATGGGGAGCAGATGCTTTGCGTGTTGGAATTGGAGGAGGATGTTTTATTCCAGGATCAAAAGTTAGAACTGAAAATGGATTGAAAAACATCGAAGATATCACGATCGATGATAGAGTGTGGACACATACTGGAGACTTGCAACGTGTTGTTGATACATTGATGTTCGATAGAGATGAAGATATTATGAGAATTAATGATATTGAATGTACCAAAAATCATGAATTCTATGTTATAGATGCTGAAGATGTGCCAAATGTAACTGAAAGTAATATTCATAAGTTCGCTAGATGGATTCCTGCTGAAAAATTATCAACTCAGCATAAGTTGATAGAATTGATAACATAATAAAATAATATACATAGTGTGTTAATTGGCGGAGGAATACTGTGTATTGTTTTATTTGCGAAAAGGAAATTAATTAAGGAGAAAAAAGATGAAATTTAAAATTAAAAATATTGATAATATAGAAGTTGTTCAATATTCAGGTAAAGTTTATGATTTGACTGTAGAAAAAGATCATTCGTATAATATTAATGGAGTTATTGTTCATAATTCCGTCTGCTCAACTCGCATAATCACAGGAGTTGGAGTTCCAATGATAACTAGTATATTGGATTGCGTAGAAGTTGCAGATGAGTATGATATCCCAGTCATTGCGGATGGAGGAATTAAGACTCCTGGAGATGTAGCGAAAGCGTTGGGAGCAGGAGCATCAACTGTTATGCTAGGTAGTTTATTAGCAGGTACTCTTGAGAGTCCTGGAGTTATTAGTCGAGATGGAGTTTGGCCGAATGAGCAACTTTATAAGAAGTTCAGGGGCTCAGCATCACTCGCTAGTAAAATGGATCGTCAAGAAGGAGAAAAAAATGTAGAAGGAGTGAGTACTATTATTCCATATAAAGGAAAAGTTAAGCGAATAGTTAATGATATTTGTGATGGAGTAAGATCATCTATGTCGTATGTTGGAGTTAATAATATGAATGATTTCAGTTCAAATGTGGAATTCGTTCAAGTAACGTCCTCAGGCATTAAAGAAGCATCTCCTCACGCAAAAAAATAAAAGAACGGTATTAAATTTCCGTCAATAATTACAATATATGATATATTATATAGACTAAGTTTATTAATTATTGACGGTAAAAATTATGAATCTAATGTTGTTGATGATATGGAGACATCGTAAGAAGAAAAGAGAGCAGAATCGACAGTTTTTGGATGAAATCGCTAGATTATCTGAGGATATCTCCAGTTCGAGTTCGAGTTGGTCAAATTATATCGAAGTTGATTATGACAATATGATGGAAAATTTGAATAAATATGTAGATATATATCGTCGCAATAAAGCATCTCTTGATGATGATTATGCTGAATTGAAACGTGAGAATGAAGAGTTGAAATTGAGAAATTCTCAGTTGTCTGATATCATCAATACTCATTTGAATATTGAAGATGAGACTGTGTCTTCAAGAATATTCACTCAACGATATGAAGATATATCAGGCAGTGATAGATTACTAAGTGATGCTACTATTCAAAGATTACATCAACAATATTGTCAAAAAATGGATGCAGGATTATATTATGCTCCATATATACCCTCATTTTAATGGAGAAAAAAAATGAAACTGAAAGGATATAGAATTATGCATTTATTGAATACTGCGAGATATGATCGAAATGGTAAATTTTTACACGATTTTGATTCAAACTTTAAGGTGATGATGAAGACAGTTAGATTTTTACCAGAATGTCATCATTATATTGTGGTCCCAGATAGGAATAGGTTTACAGGCACAGAGGATTCAATTAGAAAAGAATTTCATTTGAATAGTTCCAACATAACATTCTTATATTATAACTATACTCACGGTAGTGCATCGAACAAAGCAAGTTTTAGTGAGGAAGGTATGGATCACATGCTTAAAGACTTTGAAGTTGATTATGAAATTTCGCTTAATAATAAGCATTTAGATCGCAAGATAAGTAAACTATTAGATGTTCATAAAAATGCACTGGACGAGAAGGATTTTAATGATTTAGATGAACTTCGAAACTCTACTAAACATTTTGACGGAGTTAAATTCAAAAGTATGATTAAGTTACACTCTATGGATTTTGATTTTGTATTTAATCATTTGCCTGAAAATCATTATAATGTTCTTTCGGTATTTGGCTCTAAGAAGTATGGTTTTTTAATTAATAGTTTTATATTTTATCATTGGGTAGATACTCCAGGTAGTAGATTGAATTATCAAATTTATCCTACATATATGAGACAATTAGAGGCTATTAATTTGTGTGATAAGGTATTTTTTCACACCACAGCAAGTTCAGAATATTTGAAATATAATTTCGATAAAGATCCTAATTGTACAGTTTCATTAAATTTCGAAAATGTTCGCAAGAAAGAGAGTTATATGCCATTAGCCAGCGATGAGTTTCCAGAATCTGAAGCGTTTGATTTGCCAGTGTTTAAAAATAATAATGGTGAAGAAAAGGATATAATATTATTTAATCATAGATGGAATACTACTACGGGCGTAGATCGAATGGAGCGATATATGGTTGGGTTAGAAGGTAGTTGTGAGATATGGTCAACTGATGTTAAAGTTAGTCCGTCAAAATATGTGAAGTCTGATAGATTGAGTTTAGGGCAATATAGATATTTAATTGAAAACACATTATGCTCAATTTGCTTTGTTGATAGTTATGCTACTTGGAATTTGAGTCTTCAAGATGGATTGAGATTGAAAAAACCAGTATTAATTTATAAACATCCTACATTTGTTGCAATGCTTGGAGAACAATATCCATTTTTCTTTGAAACCAAAGAAGAGTTTCAATTGTTAATTGAGAAAGTTAAAAGTCTGCGAGATAGACCATTTGAGTATCCTGTGCGAGATTTTGAGAGTGAATTTAAAACAAATATTCACAAAAGTATGATTGAATGTATTGAGACTCCGAAATATAAACAGGAAAGTAAAAATCTTAAAATGTGGCTATTTATCATATATCAGTTATGTAAGGAGAATGGGTATGCAACGAAAGATACTGTGTTGTTTTATGGTACGAAGTTTTTAAGTAAAGATTCAGGTACAGTTAAAGATATGCATTCTGAAAGTGCATCTTGGCAATTTGTTAGACGACAATTAATGGAATTTGGTATTACAGATGACCACACATCTAAGCATACTAGATATACAATATCGAAAGATTTATTGCCAAGGGTGGAAACTGAAATTAAAGATATTAATTTCACAATGGATTTTAATGCATTAGTGAAAGCCAAGAAGGTTTCGAATAGTGTTAGTGTGATGAATCTCTTAAAATAGATATTATTCTCCTAAAAATATAAATAATATTGAATATTTTTAGGAGATTTTTATGAATATAATAAAAAGTAGATTGTCAGAGATTATTCGAGAAGAATTGGATATTGCCATTGAAAAAATTATCATAAGTCGAGTTCAAGAGAAATTAGGACGACTTCGATCTGAGCCCGATACCTCAAAAAAATTGCAGGTAACAGAGAAAGTAATTAAGAACACCTCTGTTGAAATTTCAAAGTACATTAAGTTGAAAGGATTAAATGAGTCGTTTGTGAACTCATTGAGTGACCGAATACTAAAAGATAGAATTGGAGAATAATATGGCTAGTAAACTCACATCATATCTAATTAAATATAAAACAAAGAAAATTAAACCGGGTGAGAGAATTATAAAGGCTAAGAATGCTGCCGATGCAATATCAAGATTGAAGCATGATGTTGAGGGATTAGTTAAAATTGAAGAGCCTAAGTTAGCATCACAACGAGATTTAGATTTACGACAAACCAAGAGCGATAAGGAAACTTTAACTCAAAATAGACCTAAAATCAAGAGAACCTTGGGAAAACCTGATACCGCAAAACGAAGTAAAGAAGAGCGAAAACCAGAAATTGCTAGTCCATTATCCGCATCAAATAGAGGATCTCAAATGAATGCATCCAAGCAGTATGATTTAGACTCTATAGATTTAATGATTATGAGAGAGAGTTTGAAATCAATTTTTAAGGAAATCATTTCTGAATGATTTTTTAGTTCAACTAAATAGTATTGTCAATTGAAAATTAAATTTTACGGAGATTAGTTATGAAAAGAAAAGATTTGGTATCATTGTATCACGCATTAAACACTTTAACAGACTCTTACAGTACAAAATTTGCATATGCTGTGAGTAGAAACAAAAAGTCACTTGAGGAGGAAGTTAAAATATTAGAAGAGCACCAGCCAAAATTAAATGAAGAATTTGTCAATAAGAAAAATGAAGTAATTCAAAAATTTGCAGAAAAAGATTCTGATGGTAAAATAATTTGGGAAGATATTAATATTGGACTCCCAAAATATAAAAAGGTCAATAAGAAAAAGGCTGAAACTGAGGTTGAAAAATTATCTATTGAGTATAGTGAAGATATTTCGACTTTTGATGCGAAAAGTAAGGAGTTCGTTGCATTTTTAGATGAAGATTATGAAATTGAACTATATAAGGTAGATATCGATAGTTTCCCTGAAACTATCGATCAAAAAGTGATGGATATTATTGGTGAGGCAATGATTAAGTAAGTTTACTTTTTAATTCGTCAATCTCTTTCTTTAAGTTCTGCATTTCACTTATCATCGGAGCAATCAACTGAATATAATCTATAGCATCGGGTATCATTTCAAATTCAGACCTATTTTGAGAGTATTTCTTTTTAGTTTCTTTAAGTAGACGAGTTTTCTCTTTACTCGAAGGTAAATTCTGAATTTCATGAATTGCCTTTGGGATATATGTTACTGCTGTCGTATTTATTTTGTCTAATTCTTCTGCAATTAAACCGAATTCCAAATTATTCTCGCTAGTACCTATTCTATTATATACAACTGGAGTTAGTTCGTATATCCAATCACTTTTTTCTATTGTTTTAATGTTAGTTTTATATCTTTTAGATGATGTATGTCTATATAATAGATTTTCTTCATTCACATAAACTGGTCCGAAGCCTATTATAGGATAGTCGTCTGGAGTATTTGGCTGACAATCGCTACCATCTGCGACATTGTATATATTTCCAATAAAGCATCTATGAGAAGATGGAGTAGTAGATGTGGTACCAATAACTATGCAATCATTAACAGCCCCTCCAGTAGAATAAATATCTGCATTTTGTCCGATGATGATGTTGTCATCTCCACTAGTTACTACTTGTCCCGCTAGGTGTCCAATAATTGTATTATCATATCCCGAAGATATATGATCTCCCGCATTTCTGCCAATACATATGTTACCGTGACCAGTAGTATACCTTTGTCCAGAGTATGCTCCAAAACTAATATTATTATCGCCTGTGTTGGACCCATTTACACCTATTCCTGCACTATATCCCATCGCAACATTATAATCTCCAGTAGTATATCTATTAGCATAATTCCCGATTGCAACATTATAATCTCCAGTCGTTGTCAATGATAGTGATGAATATCCAATTGCAACATTGCTACCTCCAGACGTTATCAATGCTAGTGATGAACGACCAAGAGCAGTATTGTTATTTCCAGATGTTATATTCAGTCCACTTTGATAGCCAATAAATGAATTACCACTTCCAGTTGAATTTCCATCACTTCCTCGTCCCGCATTATAACCATTTGTAACGTTATATGATGATGTAATATAACGTCCTGCATTATATCCTATTGCAACATTGTAATTTTGCGTAGAGACACTTGCTTGAGCGTATGATCCAATTGCAACATTGCTACCTCCAGTCGTTATTGATGATAGTGATACTCTGCCAAGAGCAGTATTGTTGCTCCCAGATGTTATATTCAGTCCACTTTGATAGCCAACAAATGAATTGCTACTTCCAGTTGAATCTCCATCACTTCCTCGTCCACTTTCATATCCTATAGTAACGTTAGATGCAGATATAATATAACGTCCTGCACTATATCCTATAGCAACATTGTTACTATGCGTAGAGTTGCTCGATTGAGCATAATAGCCTATTGCAACATTGCTACCTCCAGTTGTTATTGATAATAGTGATAATCGACCAAGAGCAGTATTGTTGCTCCCAGATGTTATATTCAGTCCACTTTGATAGCCAATAAATGAATTACCACTTCCAGTTGAATCTCCATCACTTCCTCGTCCCGCATTATATCCTATAGTAACGTTAGATGATGATGTAATATACTGTCCTGCATTATATCCTATCGCAACATTGTAGTACTGTGTAGAGACACTTGCTTGAGCGTATGATCCAATTGCAACATTGTTACCTCCAGTCGTTATTGATGATAGTGATGAATATCCAAGAGCAGCATTGTTGCTTCCAGATGTTATAGTTAGTCCACTTTGATAGCCAACAAATGAATTTCTAGTTCCAGATGTTATATTCAGTCCACTTTGATAGCCAACAAATGAATTGCTACTTCCAGTTGAATCTCCATCACTTCCTCGTCCACTTTGATATCCTATTGTAACATTAGATGATGATGTAATGTAACGTCCTGCATTATATCCTATCGCAACATTGTTACTATGCGTAGAGACACTCGATTGAGCATAATAGCCTATTGCAACATTGCTATCTCCAGTTGTTATTGATGATAGTGATGAATATCCAAGAGTAGAATTGTTATTTCCAGATGTTATAGTTAGTCCACTTTGATAGCCAACAAATGAATTGCTACTTCCAATTGAATTTCCATCACTTCCTCGTCCCGCATTATATCCTATAGTAACGTTAGATGATGATGTAGTATACTGTCCTGCATTATATCCTATCGCAACATTACTACTATGTATTCTGTTACTCGCTTGAGCATAATATCCAATTGCAACATTACGAGTCCCAGTTGTTATTGATGATAGTGATGAATATCCAATTGCAACATTATGAGTCCCAGTCGTTATTGATAATAGTGATGAATATCCAAGAGCAGTATTGTAATTGCTACCACTTTCGATATTGGCTCCTGATTGGTATCCTATCAAAGTATTTCCAGATCCAAGAGTTGCTTCAAATTCCAATCGATTTCCTTCCCAAGAAATTCCTGAATTTTCTATCACATTAGTTCCTGAAAAAATAGCAAGTTGATTATCGACCCCTGCTCCAGTAATATTATTCATTATCACATCTTCCTTAAGTGCTAATGCATCAGTTATATATCCTTGAGTGCATAACGTGTCGTTATTGTTTGTTCCAGATGCTATATTCGAAATTAGTTGACTATCCAGATTGAGAGAGTCTCGAATATGTAGTTCGTGAAAAAATGCTTTATCCCACTGATTAGTGTTGTCTCCTAACGTTAGATTTCCTGTAGATGGGAATATATTCCCATCTGATATTAATCCATGTTTAACTTTAAATTCATTTGCCATATTTTTCTCCTGATATAGAAGACACGAAGAGATTCAACATCACACGCTTCATTGTCCACATGTTAATTTACAAAATTGTCTAATATTATTTATCATTTTTATGGATGATAATATCCCTGAAAACATAAATAAAAATAGTAATAAACACAATGAGGATATATAATGAAAGTTGTTGAATATAATTTAAAAGAGTTTGAATTAATTGAAGAATTCGAAAATGTTGATATTGCTTTGCGAATAAATAGTGCAATTGTAGATGAACGTGAAAATATTATTTTTTATTCACACATTTGTTCTGAATATTTGGAAATTTTTGCGGGAAAAGGTAATGTGAGTATAAGTTTCAAAGAAGAGTTGATTTTATCAATGAAAATGAATGATCAGAATATCCCAAAGAACATTCGAATATCTAATATGATATCTTCTCCTCCATCTCAAATGAATCCATTGAATAATCATAGTGAGGAATATTATGTTGATATTCTTTATCAAAAAAAGAAATTATTTGAGGAATCTCAAGGTATGAGTCCGGATTTAGTTTCCATAATGACAGAGGAGATCAAGAAGGGAAATCCAAAAGCGTTGTTGAATAATCAATGGTGTAGATCGTTGAATGGCACATTATATAAGAAACTTCAACAAATAAAAAATGGTGAAAATTTTGATTACGATTTTTCAAATGTAGGTACGTTGCCATATAGTGCAATTGAGATTATGAATTTGAATGAGCAAAATGAAAATATTAATCATATCATAATAGTCGAAGTGTTTTATGACCCGGAAGGTAAAGATGATAATCGAGAATGGCTAATTCTTTATAATCCGACGGATGATGATATTGACATTTGTGGTTGGGAAATTCAAGTTGCTGGGTCATATTTTAAACCATCAGTTACTATTGGTGATGCAATTATAAAATCAAAATCGCATTTTATAATTGGAGGTTCATTAATTGATTCGCATGTGGATTTAGAGTGTGGGCTTTCTATGCAAAATGGAGGAACATGTACGGATGGAGTTAGAATAGTTAATTCCAATGGAATTGTTCAAGATACTGTTCTATACAATCTAAATAATAGTAATGCTTTGGCTGATGATGCCAAAACTCCAGCGATAAGTTTTGCTCCAGACGTAAATTCTGGACAATCGTTGTTGCGACGAACTATTGAAGGTCGTTATGTTGATAGTAATGAGTCGGCGAAAGACTTTCAAGTTAATGAAACTCCTGATATTTCAAAATATCAGTAATTGAGAGATAAATATGGCTAAATTATCGAACACTACAATATTAGATGTTGTTGGAAAACAAGGATTAGGGGTCTCATCTACTAATAATGATAAAAATTATTTTGAGGAATCGTATGAATGGAGACCTCAGTTAACTATAGATGATATTTTTGGTGAAATCGTTCCCATTGCGAATAATCCAACTGAAGCCGATGTAAATGTTGCCAATAATCCAACTATTATCGAAAAGATAGTTGATTATCAGATGACAGAAATTCCGGCTAGCAATGGACAAGGATACGGAGTATTTTCTATCCCTGGTGATACCAATTCTTCACGACTCAAAGACTTTTTGACTCCGCAAAAATTTGGAAACGGATATGCTTGTATAATCAAAAACAACACTTCAGTGATAGATTTATCGATGGGACAATTTACTGTCGATTATGCAAACGGTATTATTAGATTTGATGTCGCTAGTGTTCCATCAACAATGGGCTGGACTTCATTGAATATTACTATATATAGATATGTTGGAGCGAAGGTTGAAGGAGGAACAAGTTCTAGTTCAGGTTTCGAAATGACATTTGTCGATGCAGATTTAACTGCGGGCATTTTAACAGTACCTCACAACTTAAATTCCACCAATAATGTTGTTCATATAACTATTCGAGATGATAATAATGATGTTGTTGTGCCCGATAATGTGGAATTCGTGAACTCTAATAGTTCAGTTATTGATTTTAGTTCGTATTCTCCAATATCTAATACTTGGGCATTGACGGTTGGGATTGGAGGTTCGGGAACTGGAGAAGCAAGTGAAGTGACAGTTGATCCACTTCAGGTTGCAGGAAACACAGTTGATGCATTAACGGGAAGTTATACTTGGCTCAATCAGCAGATATCGGGGTTGCCGGATCCACATAATATATCATTACACAACATTGTAAATATATCATATATGGTACCATCTCAACTATGGATAAACACAGAATTAACATCGAATGGTTCGACAAATTATATATTAATTCCAATATCAGGTAATACCTCAGAATATATAGTGGCAGGACAACATTTGATAGTAACTGGAGGGATTGCGAATGGAAATGAATATGTTATTGATGGTCAAATTGTATTGGATGGAGCCGCTATTCCCACATATCACTTAGTCGAAGTTCAATTAGTTTCAGGTTCAGCGATAAGTTTTCCCACATATCCCACCACGGATAGTCCAACTTCTATAGATAGACCTGGGGGAGCACAACTGATATCTGTTGAATCTCAAGTTACTTCTGTTTCTGTAACATCCATTGGAATAATAAATTCCACGAGTGTTGCTAAGTCAATATCTAACATTGATATTTATTCAACTCATTTCATTCAAAATGGATACTTAGGGATTAATAAAAATGATCCTAAATATCCATTAGATGTTGATGGAGTTATTAATGCAGATGAAGTCATTTCGAATTCATCCTTGAATAAATTTAATATTGATTCAAATAGTGTTGATCTTATTGAAAATGATTTAGTATTTTTCGGAAAGAGTCCTAATAACAACTTAATGTTATCTAGTTCATTCGTTAAATCATATGATGAGGATTCTGAAGGAGTAAACGATAATATAGTTACAGGGAATCCCGATATGACTATTGCTCCATATGGATTAGATTGTTTTGTTACATTAGTTAGTGGAGGAACAAATTATCAGTTAGAGTCATATACTATAGATTCAAATGGAGTAACACTGGGGTCAATATATGATTTAGGAGTTTCATTTCCTAATACGACTCAGTTATTTCCAATAAAGGCTACACATCAAACTCAAAGTGTCGAATCTCTTGATCATGTTGTTGGTTTATTTAGAAGTGATGTGACAACAAACACATATCATACTGGATATTATGATGTTAGTTCTAGTGTTGGTTGGAATATTACTCCTATAATATCATTTAGAGATACTACTCATTCTATTCCATCAACATATAGATTTAAACGAATGATTTCGATTAAAACTAATGTTGGCAATGATTATGATCGATATTACGCAGTTTTAATGCAAGATGGTGGAGATGAATATTATATTCAAATGATAAAACTAGATATTGAATCTCAAGTTGAAACTATTGGTTCAATGAGAGTTTTGCCGTCTGGAGTAAATTATTCTGATAGTGAGATTTTTGCTCATTATCGAGAAAATTCCGGAGATGTGATTTTATTTTATGAGAACTCTGTGGGAGATTTTATAATTTGTTCAGCATCATGTGATTCTAGTGATATGAATGTTGAAGAATTCACAATATATAATATCATGAATTTAGATAAAGGTAGATTGCTATATGTAGAATGCTTTGATACTTATATTGGGACTAATTCATTTAACTTTAAAGCGATAGTTCATCATACTGGCAGTTTCACTATTCACGAATCGAGTTTCAAGAGTGGTGTTAGAAATATTGAATCTTATGTTCTAAAGGATAATGATTTAGAAGTTCACGGAGTGCATACATTTGTTATGAAACAGATGGGACTCAGTAGTCGAATAGTAGCGTTTGGACATCATACTGATACTTCGGTAGTTGTTATTGACTTGCTCGATAAAACAATGAAGAGCATTAAGGGCTCCACTGTAACCTGGGATTTTATTGGACTAGAATCTGCAAGATTGAGAATGGTCCCATTAAGCGATAGATTATCACACTTAGAATATGCAGATCGATTTAAGACATTAAAGTTTTTTAATTCTGAAGTTGGAATTTTAAAGGAAGTTAAAGATGATGTGGCGTATGTGATGATGAATGGAGTATATTATAGTGAAAGTAATAGATTTAATGTGGGAGATAATGTAGCATTAGGATCTATAGATTTAGGTGCAACGAGCGATTTGGGATTTTCAACGAATACTTCTTGTGGTATAAATTTAGGATCCATTATTGCTCCAAACACATTATATTTTAACCCTCAATTAAATGTAACTCCCGGACACGTTATTGCTGAATCAGAGTCTCGAATCGAGTATTCTTATGTGTATGTTAATGGAGCAACAACTGCGTTTACATCGGGAGGATCTACAACGTGTAATTGGGGAACTCCGATTGAAGATGAATTAGGTGAGATGAGTAGCGATAGATTCACAGCAACATCGGCTGGATTGTATACCTTTTCATTTAATGTGACTACTGGATATCAATCTTGGAATGTTAATGAGGGTATCGTATTAATATTAAATAAAAATGGATCTCCACTTCAGCGAATGGATCGAACTAGATTAGGTGCCGCAGTGAGTGAGAATATATACACTCAAGGTAATATAACGCTGAAACTAAATGCTAATGATTTTATTCAGTTAAGTGTGTATGGTGATAATGTTGCGAGTTCTATGGATCCAACTCGTACCTTTTTGACAGTGATTCGAATAAGATAGGAGAAATAACATGGCTAAACATGGAATTATAGATAGTCGAAAGACATCGATAGTCTCATCTCCAGATAGTGGATATTTAAGATTAAAGGCGACAGAAAATAATACATTTGAAATTATTCGAGATGATGGCACAAGAACTGATATTTCTGCTCCCTGGAGTTTACCAGTTGAGTCGAAAGTTATTGTTGATCCAACTACATTGACTCCATCTATTTGGCAACGATGGATAGTTGGAATAGGTTCAACAGGAGATTGGAATTCTCATGATGACGAAATTGCTCAATGGAATGGGACATCATATGATTTTTTTATACCTGAGGTGGGCTGGGCAGTTTACGTTAAGGATGTTACTGGACTTAGTACCTTTGATGGATCGAATTGGAATGATTTGAGTGGAGCATCTAGTGGAATTGAAGAATTCTCGACTACATTGACTTCGACTGATATAAGTAATGGTTTTGTTGATATCGGACAAACCATAAATAGTTTAGTAGATTTTAGAATTAGAGGAGCCGGAACTCAACATGAATCTTTAGATTATGAAATAGGAACTCCAAACAGTAGAGTTTCATGGACAGGATTGATATTAGATGGACAATTAAGAATCGGGCACGACATAGTAATTTTATATAAATAGGAGAACACAGAAATGAGAATGAATGCTGAATGGATATCAAAGAATGGTCAACATTTTGATATATCACAAACTACTGACCTAACTTTACTTTTTAAACCTCAAGGTGGCTTGAACTCCGATGCTCAAGGTATTTATGTTGAAGGAACAATTTCCAATCTTCGGAGTGATGTTATTGATATTCAAGTCGATAACACTTTGGATCCAGGTGCGACTCCAACAACAGGAGATAGATATTTATTAACTGACGTTGCAACATTGCATGCGAATTTTGGAACAATTGTTGGCATTGAAGATGATGATATTGTAGAATTCGATGGTTCGGATTTCGTTATAACTTTTGATGCAAGTGCAGATCAAGATGATAATGCTTTAGTTTGGGCAAATACTCCAAATCAATGGTGGCATTTTAATGGGAACGATTGGCATTTACATCAAGGACTATCATCATTAACAGCGGGAAATGGTCTTAATATTGCCGCAGGTCAGATTGATTTGGTAATTGATAATGTTACAGGTGGAGATATTGCTCCTATTAATGTGAGTGCTAATGGAGTTGGAGTTGATGTTACCACATTAGACGGTGATCATTTGACTATTGATTGGGATCCAATTCATTATACTCCCGATGCTAGTTCAGCAGAAGCCGACTCAGTTGATGATTTGACCGCACATCTCGCAGGTATTGATAATAAATTAGACGATATTGATGCCACTCATTTAGAACAAACTGTTACAGTGAATGGTCATGGATTTACAGTTAATCAAGTGGTGAGAATGAGTGGTAATTCTTGGGTTTTGGCTCAAGCGAATTCTGCAACTAATGCTGAAGCAATAGGAGTTGTCAATGAAGTTATAGATACTAATACTTTTGTGGTCGTAACTCATGGATCGTGTTTGAATCTTACAGGATTAACTGGAGATACCGTATATTATTTGGATCCAGTTACTCCTGGAGCATTAACTACAATTGTTCCGAGTTCAACTGGTCAAGTAGCCAAGGCTATATTATATGCTAAAAGTGCAACTGAAGCATATGTATATGATAGAATCGGAATTGAAGTTGCGGCTGATGATCCAGTTCCATATAGAGAGCATCATGTTATTACAGCAAGCGAAGAAACTGCTGGATTTTTTGTTTTAATGAATGTGCCAAGTAGCACATTGTTAGTTTCTGCGACTCCTGTGGGTGGACCAGAACAAGTTAATCAAGATACTCCAGGTAGAACAGCAATGCCTGATTATCAGATATTAGGAGTAGGCTCAGATGAGTTTCATTTTAATAACAATGGAGTTGCTAGTGGATTATCTGAAAATATGGTCGCTGGGCATGAAATTATAATAGATTACTCTTACTAAGGAGACGAAAAATGAATCATTCAAGTCCTAGAGCCAACTTTGGTTCCACAGCAGGCAGTGCATTTAGAATGAATTTGGGCATCAGAGGTATTATTGCAAAATATCCCGTTCAAATTGAAGAGAGTGAAGGAGTTATTACAATTCGTCACACTTGCAGTTCTAGATTTTCTTTAGCAGTCACATCTCAAAATGATGAGACTGATGACATTGAAGTTGACTGGGGAGACGGTACAGTAACTCAAGAAACCCCATATGTTGGCTTGAATTTTCCAACACAAGAGGCTGGCGAGGCAGCCGCATGGCACCACACATATGCAGATGCTACTCCTAGAACTATTACTATTACTCCTATATCGAACACTCAAATAAAAAGTTTTAGTATTCAACCTATGGCGTTTAGTTATGTTGGAGGAGTTGGTGAGGAATTTTATGAAATACTAAATGTTAATCTTAGTGATGCTCCAGCCTTAGAGAGATTTAGAATATCTAAGCAGCCAAATCTGACAGAGATTGATATGAGTAATTCTATACAAATTAAAGATTATTATGCGACTGATTGCGAAAATTTAACTTCAGTGTTGTTTACCTCAGGTGGAATGCAAAATCCATATGAAGTTTATTTAACTAATACTGGAATAACATCTCTTAATTTACCATCAATTTCTAAAGTTACTGGAATTAGAGTTGAGAGATCTGATAATTTAACCGAAGTTGATTTGTCATCTGAAAATAACTATATATTGACTTCCTTTGGTAGTTGGGATTGTCCTAATTTAACTAGTATAGTGTTCGGTGACATTTCGATGCTGAATAGTGTTTCGGTAGGAAATTGTAATTTATCAACTTCTACGATCAATAATATTTTAACTAAACTAGTTTATCAATGTGAGAATCCTCAACCTAATCCCGAGGAAGTTGCATCATTAGAGCAAGATATTGTTAGATTGGAAGCAGATATAGATGCGTTGAATGATGATTTAACGCAAGCCCAAAGTGAATTATCTAACTTACAGACTATACTGAGTGGGTTGCAAGATGAGTTAGCATTATTAATCGAAGATAGTCCAGAGTGGATAGCAAAATACGATGAGATTTTGGAGATTGAAACTCAAATTGAATCTAAAAACGCTGAGATTTACAATATAGAAAGTGATATCGCATCAACAGAAGATGCCTTGGAGTATGCTCAGGAGCAACTACAAGGGTTATATGACGATTTAGAGCCAATTCAAGGTAGTTTTAATTTTTCTAATAATCCTGGAGCAGAATTCTGTAATCAGACGGATGTCAATACACTAAGGGATACCTACGGTTGGGATATCGATGATGGGTTCGGTAGCGGAGGAGAATAACATCTTATGAGATTAAAAAAGGCCTTTTTAAATAGAGATTTTTTGGATATAAATTCAGTTAATGCGAATAATTTATATTTCGATGAGACTAGAGATATTAAAAGTGAAATTAATAGTCTTTCTGGTGACAACTTAACTATAGATGTAGTTAATGGAATCTTTTTATCCGGATGTTTGGATTCTAATAAAAATGGTCTTTATCTCTATGCAGGAATCATATCAAGTAAGCCGTATTATACTTTAGGTAACTATAGAATAATATGGTCGAATAGTAATTATAGATGGGAAATACAACAAATAACTCCTAACGTTTTAGAGTTTCATGGCACATCTATTGAAAATCTTTCTCAACCATTTTATGATCCAACTTGGGTTGCCGATAATGGAAGTGGGACTCCATCATTTTTATTGTCAGATAAACTTATCAAAAATAAAAATATTGATTATATCATAGATGATGATAATGAAAGCATTGATGGATCTAATACTCCAATGGTTGATCCTCATCGAGAATTGATTACCAGAGCATTTGCTGAGAGTATTGTGCAGAATGCGAATCATTGGACAAAAAATGGAAGTGAATTGATACCTCAAGATGCGAATGTTAACGTTCTCACCTTGGATAGAAATCACAATGCTTACACGCAAGTGATGGTGAGAAATGAGAATTCTACTGGTAATGGAGCAGGGGCTCTTATTGAGATAAAAGGGTCAGGAGCCAATTATACTAATAATGCATATTTTGGAATTTATAGTCCGAATTTCTGGCTTTCTCAATTAGCCGGTAATTCGGTTCTTATGACTGATAGGAAATTAGTTATAGGAACAGTTGATGTAAATGAGTCTATTGAATTTTTAGTTGGAAATTCATATTCGAATCCTATAGTAGTTGGTCATCTAAATCAAGATGGACTTCATTTAGATACTCTTCAAACGACAACAGTTCATCCAGCAAGTTATTATAACGTTTTCGTTGATGCAACAACTGGATTACTATATGGTAGTAATACTGGAGCAACTGGGAATACTCCTAATATTGAAACATTTACGATTACATCGACAATAATTGCAAATTTATATATTGATTTATCTGAAACTCCATCTTCCGATAATCATAATTCAGTGAATTTGAATGGATCAATATTATTCGAAGGATCAGGAGAAGATTATGAGATATCCAGTAACAGAGTGAGTTTTGACTCAAGTGTTAATTTAACACTTGGAGATAAAGTTCAAATAAAGTATAAATATTAGGAGAAGTATTATGACTGATATATATATCACAGAAGAGCGAGAGATTAAAGTTAGAGAGTTAAGTTTAGCCGCATTTATAAAAACCCATAATTTAATATTAAAACGAGTTGATAATGGTGAGTTTATATTTGATAGTAAGTTGAGTTTAAGTGAGTGGAAAATGGAATTCCTAAAGTCAGAAAGTTGTAAGTTCGACCGAGAGGTTAGAGATTTACGATGGATTTTAAAAAACAAATAACGGAGACATACTATGGCTTTATTAAGAGGTTCAACGCAAATACTTGATGCGAGTATAAATAGACCGAAATTGTCGGCTGATTTTTTAAACGGTAGTAATTGGGATATTACAGATGGAAATAATAATTTTACGATCACTGGATTAGTCGCAGGTACAAATCCATTTGATGCAGTAAATTATCAACAGTTGATTGACCTAATTGAAGGACAGAGAGTTCGTGAAGTTAGAGTTATCACAGACACAAATCAATCATTAACAGGAGCAGCCACTATTGATGGAGTAGTTCTTGCTGGTGACGGAACAAAAGCAAATTCAGATAGAGTATTTGTTCATGGACAAACTACTTCAACTCAAGATGGTATTTATTATGTGAATACTGGTGGAGCATGGGTTAGAACTGAGGATTTCGCATTAGGATTTGAAGCGAGATCGTGTAAGATCTTAGTATCAGAGGGAACAGTAAGTGCAGATACTCAATGGTTCATAACTAACGATAAAGGTGGAGATGTTGTTGGAACAGCCAATTTAGTAGCAGTTCAAACAGGTTCATCAGGTATGTTAGGAGCCAACAATGGTCTTACATTGTCGGGTTCAGATATAATTCTTGGTGGAACATTGAACCAAGGAACCACTGTTGCTCAAGCAACTAATGCTCTAACTTTTTCAGGCGGAGCATTCACTGTTGATGGTGGAGCAACTGATGTGTTACTTCTTAGAAGTGGAGGAGATGTTAGTCTAGTTAGTGGCACAGGAGATGTAACAGTTTCATCTATGTCTGCTGATATTCATATTAATGCACTTACAGTTGTTGATTTTTTTGACAATGAAATGCAAATGTCAACTTCTATGGGTGGAAATTTGTTACCATTAACAGTGACAACAACTGTAGATCATGGTAGTGGTACAAGTGCCGGTGATTTAATGGACGATTTTGTTGCTACATTTACTGATATCGGAATCGTGAATGCTATTATGGAAAATAGAGATGCTATTTCAGCAACATCTAGTTTGTATAGTGCGAATGGGACACTTACTGGAAATCGAGCAGTAACATTAGATGAGAATAGTTTAAGTTTTGTTGGTTCTCAAAATGCAAATGAGATCGTAAGTTTTGGAGCAACATCAACTGAAATTAATAGTTTTGGTGTTAGTACAATAGCCAATATTACATTTACTTCAACTTCTGGTATATTTGAGGTTACATCAAGTAATTTTAATATAGGCAACACATCTAATGCTTATACTATTGGGCATCAGCCAGATGGAACGGTTGCTTTAGCGATAGCAACTACGGGATATGTAGACTCTGCAATATCTTCGGGATATTCATTCTCAAATGGTCTTACATCAACTGGAAGTGGTCCTATAGCAGTTACTTTGGGAGGAAATTTAGATGCAGGTACAACTACAATAGGAGTTACTTCTGGTAGAAATTTAGATTTCATAGGTACATTTAGTGGACCAGGACAAGCAAGAATTCGTCATGAGATAAATAATACTGACTCTGGTAATTATTCTCGATATACTATATCCGATTCTGGAGTTCAATTGTGGACAGGTGCTCAAGCATATGGAGCAACTGGATTCGAAAGTGAGATTAGTATGGGAATGGGAGCATTGTCATTATCAGTTGAGGATACAGATTCATCACAGTTAACTAGAATTCACGTTGGCAGTTTAACTATTACTGATACTATTAATAATCGAGGAATGAGATATTTTGCTGATTATTCGTCCGGATATACTAATAGATCACTTGTCGATAAAGAATATGTTGATAGTTTAGTTGCGAGTGGCGGAGAAACTGTTGGAAGTGAGCATATAGTTACTGGAACAGATGTTACTAATGGATATATTGATATCACAGTGGTTACTGGTATGACAAACGCAAAGATTTTCTTAAATGGAAATAGATTAGGTTCTGGAGAAGTTTCATATGCCTCAACAGGTAGAGTTACTTTTGGTGGAACTCAAGTTATTACAGCAACAGATCAAGTTATTGTTGATTTTATTGATGCTTAATATATAAATTGATATTGGAGTGGATGTCTTCGGGCATCCACATTTTGGAGGAGATTAATGGCTCAAATACGAAACACACAAATTAGAGATAATGATTTAACTGGTCGCACTATTAATAGAAATTTTCGATTTTTTGATGAACAGGAAGTTCCTATTAATAAGGGTGAAATTAGATTTTGGCAAAGTAAATGGTGGCAAGTCACTCAAGACATCACAGTAACTGAGACTGGAGGAGATATACCTGCTGAGGGAGACATATCATATAGTCCAGATGTGGAGACTGAATATTGGAGACAATTGCCTAATTACGGATCAGAGAGATATGAATTTGAAGTGTTTGGGTTTTATAATTATCCAATAACTCAAATTACATTAGATGAATCATTATCATCCACTGCATCTAGAATGAAGAATAATTTTGAGTCATATTCGAAATTGTTATTTGATATTCATAATTCATCCTCAGGAGATTATTTAGGTAAGCAATTTGCAACTTCTGCATCATTTATAACTTGGGTCAACGATAATCTTACAACAGGAGATACAATAGTTCGAGTTTATGGTAATGTAGATGGAGATTCCACCAATATTCACAAATTACATGGTCGAAATTTTGCATATGGAATAATCAAAGGGAACGATAGTAGTAGCAATTCTCAATATTATAAGGGAATGTGTGGTCAAGAAAGTAATTGGGATAACATTGAAGCCTTTTCTATGGACATATTAGAGAGAATTACGGGAGTTACTCCTTCCGATGCAACCAATGCTAGTCGATGTATATGGTTCCCTCAAAACAATCAAAATCTTTATAAATTATATCCAACTATAAATTCCGAAATAGAAATTGAGTTTACGGGTGGAGTTAGGGCTCAAAAACGTTCATTTGATCCTGCAACAAATACATTCAACACTATAAATACGTCAGACATATTCTCTTCTATTCCAGGATCGAACGGATTCTATTCCATTCGCACAACCAATTACAGTTGGCAGTTTGCTGGAGTTCAACATCTCCCAACTGGTGAGTATTTTCGACCTACTCACTCATATGTTAAGGTGTATGGATTCCAAGATTCATCTGGAAATATTGGAGTTATCGTGAAACCAGTCGGGATGGATGAATTTAGATTAACCTCAATTGAAGAAACTGGGGACAAAACGTATTATTCATTATCATACAATGATGATGATAAACCTAAAGTTATGGATATATCATCTGAAATCACACATCTAAATCAAGAACTGAGTAATATCGATGTGATTATTTATAAAGAAGCATTAGTTAATTGTCAAAATGCTAAAGGAGTAACTAGTCCGTCCACTACGACATTAAAGAATGTTAAGTTCTTTTATAGTGATGATAAGGGAAATATTAGTAAATTTTCTCCTGAAATTAGATGGCATATTAATCGTCCTGGAGCAAAAATTATGACATTATTAAATAACTAAATATTAATGAAATGGAGTCTCATATAAAAAGACTCTATCTATAAGGAGTTTTATATTAAAAAATTCTTTCTGTTGGGCTCTCATATAAAAAGACCCTATCTTGAGAGAAGATTCATTTCTTCTCTCTTTAAAAATTGAAAATTACTAAATAATAATGTTAATTTTAAATAGGAGAAAATAATGGTAGAGTATAGATTTTATGATCCCACAGAGACGATTGTTGCGACGGATTTGAGAATTTGGGAAGATGGATTAATATATGAGGCAACTGGAAATATTAGTCCTACAGAATTAAAAAGTAAAAGTACAATTCCAGTTTTCAATTCGAATTGGATAAAAAATAATACTAATAATTATTTAAATATAGTGCGTGATAGTAGAAGAAACTGGCATATTGATGTTGATTTATCTTTAGATGAAGTTACTATTTATTTACCTAATCCTGATTATTTCTCAAAAGGAGATATAACAGTGAGTGTGGTTTCAGAAGGCAACTCGCTAGTTATTCGAACTCATGATGGATCAACATATATTAATAGCACAAGAGAGAAAGTTAACTATGGAGTATTAGGAGATAATATAACATTTCATTCTAATGGTATAGGTTGGCAAATAAAAAGTGAAGTTATAGAAATGTCTCCATTAGTATACACAGTATCTCAAACTACTCCCACTTCATTTACTGGCACTCTTGTTGATATGAATATGAATATTGAATTGAAAAATAAGGGTAATATTGCTCGATTAGAAAGTGGTAATATTGTTTTTAATGTAGGTGGAGATTATATAGTTATGTTATCTGTCGCTACGGATGTTACAGCAGGTAATAATGGAAGCACATGTATCGCTAATGCTCAATTAAATCATGAGTTAAATGGATTTATTGATGTGACTAGATCTAGATTATATATGACAAATAGACGAGCCGGTGATGGATATGCTCAAGGTTCGATAAGTTTTCCTATATATGTTAGTGAGAATGATGAATTGAAATTGCAAATCATTCGAGATACTGGTTCAGATTCAATGGAGACAAAGATTGAAGGTACGTCAGTGACGATATTTTCACCAAAAGGATTAAGAGGTGAGACTGGAGAAAAAGGAGATATTGGTAATGATGGAGCCGATGGAGATATTACCTGGGAAAACGGATGGTCAGCAAGAACATATAATGCCAATGAAGCAGTGGAGTATCAAGGATCATCATTCGTGTGTCATTCAAATGGAACTTCTACTTCTCCTGGTGATCCCGATGCTCCAAATGCAGGATGGGATTTGTTAGCAAAAAAAGGAGCCGATGGGGCAGGAGCATCATTGAATGTTTCAGAAAACAGTTCGATGATTCCAAATGCTCCTCACGGCACGTTAAATTTCACAGGCGGAGTTACAGTGAATGATGCAGGCAGTGGAGTTGCAGATGTTAATGTTCATAATGGACTTCAACCATACTTAATAAATAATGATGATATTGTTTTATTTTATAATACCACTAGTAATTGTTATTTGAGCGGTGAACTATTTGATAATAACATGGAGGTTGATTTGGGTCCAAATGTAACAATCAACTCCATAGTTGCTACTTCCAATACTTCGTTGACTATTAATTATACCACAACTAGTTTGCTTCAAAGTGCTACCCCTATTTCATTAACAAGAGGGGGATCAGATCATTTCGGTCAAAGTTTAACTTGTTCCGTTACTGATGTGATTGTTGGTACTGGTAGTGCAGGGACATGGACAGAATCATTTAATGCTGGAGAATGGTCTACTCCTAGATGGACAGTATTTGAAGGACCATCACTGAATAATTTATTCCGAACAGGAGTAACAACTGCAAGTTCTAATACAGGAGCCACGACTGCATATGATGGTGATTTTTTATATACTGAGAGATCAAGTCCAAATAATGGAACGGGAGTTGACTTTGATGCGTATGCAGAGACAACTGACTTTAGAGATTTAACAGAAGTGTCCTTCCAATTACATAAATTTTCAGGTAACGCGAGTCATATGGGAGATCTTGTTATTTTTTCGCAAAATCCCAATACAACTTGGACAGAAAGATATCGTCATACTGGATTAGAACAGTCAGCACAATCAGATCCATTTGTATTGATCACATTAAATGCTACATCGTGGGATTGCATAGGAGTAAGATTTTTCTTTGAAAATGCAGGAGGTTGGGAATCAGATATTTGCCTAGATGATATTACTATAACTTCAGTTTAATTTACCAATTCGAAATTCCTAATCCCGTCAATAAAGAACTACTTTGAGTGTTAGATGCATATGTGATTCGAACAAACATAGTTCTATTAATTCCACTATCACTTGAATATGTTCCAAGAGTAAACTCAACAGAACCATCGATACTAGGAGAATGAGATGTTGAATTAATTCTACAACCTTCTTCTGAATCTATTTCATAACAAGTCCATGTTATACCACCATCAACAGTTGTTCCACCAACAGTTGTTCCCCAAACTGGTTCGGTTGCTCCTGAACTACCTGAATCAACAGTAACTTTGTACTTATATCCGTTAGAAACTGTAGGTACAGCCCAATCGCCAATAGAATAATCAGTACTTAATGACCAAACATCATCTACAAATTTCACATTATCTTCAAATGTACTTAGAGTGTATGGTGAATTCAATGAAATCCAATCCGTTTTTGTAGGAACTTTGATGTCAATTTTAACGTTACCTGAACTTAAATCCACATCAGTAATTCCCGGTAAGTCAATGATTCCATTTGAATTATCAATTGTTCCTTGAAAAATTCTATGATAATCGTAATCAGTTCCTGCGGCTAATCCTGAATAATCAGGTCCTACAGGCAAACGACCTGATGAATAATCAACACTTGGATGAGCAAGTCCTCTAGTAGTTGCTCCACTTTCATCATAAACTTGAAGTTCATTTGCAAGAGTTGATAGAGAAGTAGTTCCAGTCCAATTTCCGGTTAATGATCCGGGAACAACATCGAAGTTGGTAGTTCTTGGGAATCTATAGTTTTCATCGACGAAATATTCATACGTGGTATCAGATAAATTCGGAATGCTCATAATGGATATGTTTTGATTCGCAGTGATATCTGAAATATAAGTTCCATATGGGTCTTGTGGAGTGGCTGTAACTCGTACGTTATTTTCTTCTTGATTAGCGAGAACTGTAAATGTATATGCGGCAATAGTCATTGTGTCGCCAATAGTTGGAGGAGTAGTAACTCCTGAAACAGAAGGATCACTGTAAACTATTCCAGTGGATGCTACTCCTGGGAAACCACTTACCACAACAGGAGCATTAGATGAATGATATACGTTATTAAATCCATTACTAACAATCGTTCCATAATTGAAAGTTGCTCCTGTATCATAATAAGGTACACCAGATAAGTGTTTTACTACAGGAACATCTTCAGTTAATGTTGAAGAAGCAACACTAGGATCAGCACCCACATCAGTATCTAAAAATAATTCATATGTAGATGAAGTGTCTGCTCCTCTTGTCATATATAGCGAGTTGTATCCTTGTCGGAATAAGGCAGAGTTAGAAACATTAACAGTTGCACTACCTTTTTGATAAACATTGGCTTCAATGTTTTGTGTCCAATTGACAGTGTTTAGAGTTAAGTTTCCGTTACCTATTCCTGCGTTAGTAAATGGAACGATACCGTTTGTTACTGGGTCACCAGTTCCTGCTAAATCATAATCGGCTAAAATTTGTGACCCTCCTCGATTAGTCTCATTAAAATTTATCGCTAAATCCAATGCCCCTATGCTTCCTCCATTAAACATTACATTTAATTGGTCTATGCTAGCATTATTAAAAGAAGTTGTTGTAGTACTAAAAGTATTTGATGTAGGAATGTCGGTTGAACGAGATATATAATTTAATAGATCGCCAGCACTAGTTGATCCATAATTAATATTTCCTTGAGATATTCTACCAGAAAATCTAGTGATAGTATTTTCAATTTCTATAGCATTTGGGGCTTCTGGAGCATGCAAATAGGCTGTTGAGTCATCGATGAAGACGGTATCAGATGTTCCCGGACAAACCAGAATTCTATTGATGTTTGCTCCTAATGGAGTCTCATCTGCTTCTCCAACAAAAAGGTTGAAATTTGAGGTCTCAACCCAATCGGTTCCATTGAAAGTAAATGTTACATCAGCATACTGTGTGCCTTCTTTTACTAGAAGTCTATCTCCATCTTGAGGACTTCCATCACTATCTTGACCATCTTCAATTAATGTCCAAGTTAATCCTACATTATCCCAAATATATTTTCTATCATTTTCAAGTCCTATTGTTAATGCTGTGAAAAGAACTATGTCGCCAGACACTAAAGTCACACCATCAATTACTGGATCAGCAGACCATCCAGTTAACACTGTAGAAGAAGTATCTAATACTCTAACTGGTTGTCTCCAACTATCATCGCTAGTTCCACCTGAAGTATTTTCATCTGCCAACATGTCTCCGATATATCTATATGCAGTTAACGTCAGTGGAGTTGACCATCCCATATCAGTTGGAGTATTACCTTCATTGAATCTTAATATACCATTATGATAATCCATTTGATATGATCCGGTAGTTAAATCGAGAACTGTTCCACCACTATCCTTCAATATGAATCCATACCCATTTCCATATTTTTGAGGAGTTAGAAAGTGTTGAAGTCGCAATGATGTGGTATTGCCAGGAGTAGCAAAGGCAGAATATCCTTGAGCGTTACTTGCAGGTAATTCATCAATCTGATAGTCGGTGAGTTTTGATATCAAAGTGGGATTAGCGGAAACATTTGCATCTGCGGCTGTTGGGTTGGAAGCCGTAGGTATAGTGTTTGCAAAAATATCAGTTTTGTCTAATTGTGGACTCCACTTAAACATTTCTTCGAAATAATTTTTATCATTCGTTGTACTGAGTACGCCCAATGACATCTTATTGGTGACATCTTGAATTGTGGTGCTATTTAATTTAGCCATATTTTTCTCCTTACCAATTTATTGAAAATTCATCAGTAATAACTCTAGGAATAGAATTATTAGCATAAACTATTTTCACGAAAAGATTACGATTAACCGAACTATCACTTGCAAATAATCCCAATGTGAATTCTATCGAATTGTCTAATGCAATAGAATGAACGGTAGGATTAATTCTACATCCTTCTTTTGAATCTATTCCATAACAAGTCCATGTTATTCCACCATCAACAGTTGTTCCTCCAATAGTTGTTCCCCAAGTAGGTTCAGTTCCCGCTGAACTCCCAGAATCAGAAGAAACTTTATATTTATATCCATTAGCAACTGTAGGTACTACCCAATCATCCATAGCGAAATTCGTAATTGCTGTCCAGGTGGTATTAACAAATCGAACATTTTCATTGAAAGTTGAGAAAACATAAGATGATGATATGTCGATCCAATCAGTTTTGCTAGGCACTTTTAGAAATATATTCACATTCGAGCCTAAGTCTGCATCGGTGATACCATTAATTGTGAGGATACCATTGCTATTGTCTGATGATCCTTGAAATATCCGCACATACTCTTTATCTGTCCCTCCACTTAATGTGGAGTAATCTGGATTATTTATAGGTAAATCATTAGAGAAATCATCGTGAGGATGAATTAGACATTGTGTAGTAGCATCATATGTTGAATATACTTGGAGATCATTGCTTCCTAAATTCAATGTTGAGTCCCAATTACCAGTTATTGATGATGGAGAAACATTGAAATTGTAATTTAATGGAAATCGATAAACTTCATCTACAAAACTTTCACTTGTAGTAGTAGAAGCATTAGGAATAGACATTATCATTATATTATTCGATGGAGTTTGAGCAGTTGAATAGTTGGCATATGGATCTCTAGGAGTAATAGTTAATCTAGCATTATCAGTTTCTTGATTAGCAATTAAAGTGTATTCTTTATTTGATATATTCATAATATCATTAATTGTTGGAGGAGTTGATGTTCCTGATGCAGAACTGTCGGTGTATGCTATTGTATCAGATATTCCCCAATCTGATGATATGACTATAGGAGCATTACTCTGATGATAAACATGATCGAAGGCATTATTAACTGTGACATCGAAATTAAAAGTAGTTCCGGTATAACAATATTCAACTCCCGAAATATGTTTACCGACTACTGTATCTAAAACTAATTGAGAATTCGTTGCAGAAGGAGATAAGCCAACATCTGTATCGTAAAATAATTTAAATGTGTTATTTGAATGAAAGTTGTGTGATGTATCAATATGATTATATCCTTGTCGCATTGCTGTCGAATTAATGGAAATCTGAAACGATCCGGCTTGATAGTTATCAGAGGTCATAGTTCCGGTACATTGGATGCTGTTTAATTGAAGAAATCCGCCTGAAAAAAGCACTCTACCATTAGTAACAACATCTCCGGTACCTTGATTATTATATTCCGCAAGGTTCTGAGAACCACTCCTATTACTTTCATTGAAATTTGCTCCTAAATCTATATTAGCAACTGCAATATTATTAATTAATACAATCAGATTGCCAATGCTTGCGTTATTAAATTCACTTTCACTTAGAGTAAATGAAACATCTGTGGTTATATAATTATGAACTGCTCCTGCAATAGTTTCATAATTTATATTATTTTGACTTTCTCTTCCTGTAAATAATGTGGTTCCCGACATTGTCAGATTTCCGCCCAATGGGCTTGGTGGTGGAGTACCATTAATATAAGCGATACCATCAATGATAGTAACCGTCTCTCCTCCTACTCCAGATTGACCGTTAAATACTATACCCGACACAGTTTCCATAGGAGATCCATCGGCTTCACTAACGACAAGTCCTCCTCCACTCCCACTTTTTTTCGTAGAAGAATATCTTGGAGATGATGTGTTGAATTGAGTTCCCATATTATCTTCTCTTACCTATAGAATTCTCATCAATATCTAAAACTAGTGTGCCTCCAGTTTCTTCTTGATTATTCGTAATCGTTAGTTTGACAAATCTGGTATTTGCAGGAACATTTAGAGGTATAACAGGAGACATTGCTCCATCAATTAACAGTTCTCTAGGTTCAAATTCACTAACATTGCCAGTAACAGTTTCGACAGTGTCTGAATAGTATTCATAATTATTTTTATCTAACTTATCGTCTTTAGAAAACCATTTAGCAACTTTATCATCATAGAAGAATCCATAGTATTCGGGAAGTATGTTGACTTGAGTATTATTAGGATAATCCCAATTCGCATAAATCATAATATTTTCAGTTCTAATTCCTCGAACTTCAAAAAATACATCATAAATATCAATTGTACCGCTTCCAGATTTTTGAGATTGAATGATTTGAACAACTTCATTCCAAGTCCACTCAGTAGTGAAAGACGTGGGAAAAGAATCGAAGGCTATCCCATGAGTACTAGGATCAGTCACATTAAAATCAGCAATCTGAATAGTTTGAGTGGCGATATCAATATTGATAATTTTACGATAAGTTAAGTTATCAATAGTTTCAGGAATTGGAGCATAATTGATATAATTTCCAACAGAAATATCTTGAATATCTACATTATCATCATATTCTAACATTATTGGGAAAACACCGTCAGCAGAAATTCGTCTTATTTGTCCTTGAGTTGCTGAATGGAATTCGACATTTTCGATTGGAAAAGCATTCCAATGTTCAGAATCATTTAGTTGCAATGTGAAGGTATCTCCAACTCCCACAGGAGCAAGAACCTCTCTCCCTTTACATTGAGGAGCAATATGTCTACCTGAATAAATAAAATCTCCAGAGGATATAGATGTGCTGTCTCCACCTTCCACTTCTAATATGACAGGAGTCACATCATCAGCAGTTATTCTTTTAATTCTAGGAATTAATCCTTTGGATGGTCGTTGAATTCGTGTGCCATCCTTTGGGAATCGAATTGTATTTTTTGTCTTTATTTGCATAGCAACCTCCGTAAAAATCATAAATAGTTATAATGTTATTTATGATTTTAGGTGGAAAAATATAATGTCATTTAATTGGTATAAACATAGAGATACACAAAAGACCTATCGTGGATTAAACTCAGAAGTTATTGAATTATTTGGAATTCCAATTCGTTATATGCCTAAAACAACTTCTGAGAAATCAGAATTTGGAAATGATCCCAATAATAATAGCGGATTTGGCATTGACTCTCCAATGAAAAGTAATACTGAATGGAATCAATTATATGGTGAGGATCCGTTAATAGCATATAATAATGCTATTAGAATGAAGGGTATGTTAGAGAATTATGATTTCTATGAGGGAACACATCAAATATTCAATAAATTTGGATTTTCAATGTCGGATGAGATAACATTAACATTTGAAATTGAAACCTTTAGGAATATTATGGATATGAATTCCATTCCATATAATCGACCAGAAGAAGGTGACTTAATTGCATTTGAGTTAGCAGAAGCCAAAAATAATAAATTTCAATTATTCGAAATTAATTACGTTAATGAGTCCTTTTCATATTTTTCTTTTGGACAACTTTCGATATTTAAAGTTCGATGTAAAGTGTTTCAATATTCTATGGAAAAAATTGAAACTGGAGAGGAGAAGATTGATCAAATCAAAAATATTAATCCAGCAACTATGATTGGAGATAACGATATGATCGAGAAAGAATCCAATAAAGTGACGAATTATCATCCTAATGATCCATTTAAAGATATATTTGATGATTAATTGAGAACTCCGAAGAGTTCTCAATTGAAGAAGTTAAATTAGATGTCTAGTAACTCTAACTGTAGTGTAATTATTTGTTGACGCCGTTCCTCTTAATCTAACAATGTTAGTATCTATATCTACCAAAAAAGAAAAATCAGAAGTATCTCCTATGTCTGATGTGGATGTCTCGAAAAATTCAACAGCATTGGTGGAACTATTGATTGCTGTCATAATAGTTCCGGCTCTTCGATTGTTTCCATATCCAACAACATAATCCCATCTTACAGCATCTGCAATAGTATCGCCAAAAGAATCAATTGTTTCGGTTGTTGCATTGATTGTAGTAGTATATGAATTTATAGTTCCATCAATATATGCGTTGCTCTGAACTTCTAACATATTGCTCACTAAAATATCTCCAGAGGAGTTGGTAATATGATTAGCAGTGGCGGTTCCGACTTTTACGACTCCATTGACTGCGAGTTGATTAGAAGCAAATGTCAAATTTGTACTATCCTCAACATCTGATCCACTTTCAAACAAAATTCTACCAACATGATATGAATTAATCGTATCTGAAAGTCCTAGAAAATTCGATGTCGCATTGCTAACTGAAGTTTTTACCCAAGTTGTTCCATTAAATGTCCAACGTTGATCTTCACAGAGAGTTCCCTCTTCGATCCAAACAGTATGCCCATCTTGAGGATCATCTGCTCCAGTTCCATCTTGTTCGACAACATATGATGAACCATCATATGAATATATTCTTCCATTGACAGCACCACTCTGACAAGCAACTACTAATACTCTATCTCCACTCACAATGGTCAATCCATCAACAGATGTCCCAAGAGCCGCTCCTGCATCATTAAATAATGCTCTAACTGGAGGACGATAAGATATGCCATTTTGAGTAATATTATCAACATAAGTTTTAATAGCCTTTTGAGTAGGTAAAATACTATCAGATGATCCTAAACTAGTATTAGTGCTGATAGTATATATCCACTCAGGACTAGTTCCGTTAGATGATAAAATTTGTCCACTTGTTCCAGAATCCAAAGAAGTTAATGCTGATGTTCCATTTCCAACTAATATATGTCCAGAAGCAACTGAAGTGAGTCCTGTTCCGCCTTGTGCTACAGGAACAGTTCCACTCACTCTACTAAACGGTAATGTCCCGCTAATATGAGTAAATGTTAATGCTGTCCATGCAGGAGTTGTACCGTTGGATAGAAGAACTGTATTTGCTCCGCCAATCGAAAGTGTAGATAAAGAATTGGCTGAATCTGAATATAAAATATCACCTGCTGTATATGAGGCAATACCTGTTCCACCTCTAGTTTCGATTAAAGTTCCTGTCCAAGTTAAAGTATGAGTTGTTCCTGATGATACTATGGTAACATTTGTATCATCTACGAACGTTTGGATGTCCACCGTAAGTCCGTTTAATCTTGATAATCCACCAGAAATCCCGATGTTTTCCCAATCTGCCCCGTCATTTGAAAGTTGCCAAGCATTAGTTGCAGAATTATATCTCAATCCTGGTTCATTGGTATCTCCATTGAATGCGAGAATATTAATATTCTCATTAGTTCCTCTACCGATTTTTAAGTCGGATTGTCTTGCTATAAAAGCCATAGTTAATCTCCGTTAATGTATTATAAAAAATTCCGTGTCACTCTAATTGTCGAGTAATTGTTAGTGCAAGTTGCTCTTAATCTAATAACATTATTGTCATTGATTATCGAAAAAGAAAAATCACTTGTGGATCCGATATCTGAACTAGATGTTGTATATATTCTAACATCACTAGTTGCTTCATTCCAAACAGCATATATGTTACCTGCTCTAAAATCAGATCCTGTACTTATTACATAGTCCCATCGAGCAGCCATAGCACTAGTGTCATCGAAACTATCTATTGTGATATTTGATTGATTATTTATACTAGTGCTTATTATATTGGAAGATGAACTAGCAGTGCTAATCATTTCTCCAACATATCTATATATTGTTATTGTTAAATTTGTCCAACTCATATTGCTCGGAGTACTTGCGGGATCAAATCTAATTATACCATTAGCGTAATCAATTTGATATTGTCCGAGTGTTAATGCTATTGGACTCCCATCGTTAAATATGGTTGCGGCATAACCATTTCCATATTTTTGTGGAGTTAAAAAGTTTTTTTGTCGTGTTGAATTGGTATCTCCAGGAGTTAAGAAAACTCCATATCCTTGACCATTACTTGAAGGTAACATATCTATAGAATAATTCGTAAGTTTTTCAATAATTGTAGGATTATTAGTAACATTTAAATCGGCAGATGTACTAGTTGATGCGAATGGAACATTTTCGCCAAAAATATCATTATGATCTAATTGAGGTCTCCAGGAGTATAATTCTTCAAAATAATTTTTATCGTTGGAGGTTGAAGAGACACTTAGTCCCTGCTTTCCAACATTATCTAAAACTGTAGTATTCGATAGTTTCGCCATAATTCATGTTCTCTAATAATTTATTATTAATTATTTATCATTTAAGTAGGTGAGATTTCTCTCACCTAATTATATTACCAATTTGATATTCCAAATCCTTCAGTTAATGCCCCACTCTGAGAGTTCGAAGCGTATGTTATTCTTATGAATAGATATCGACTTACAGAAGTATCGCTTGAATATGTTCCAAGAGTAAACTCAACAGAACCATCGATACTAGGAGAATGACTTCCTGGATTAATTCTACAACCTTCTTCAGAATCTATTTCATAACAAGTCCATGTTATGCCACCATCAACAGTTGTTCCGCCAACTGTTGTTCCCCAAGTCGGTTCAGTTCCCGCTGAACTGCCAGCATCAACTGTTACTTTATATTTATATCCATTAGCAACTGTAGGTACTACCCACTCGTCAAGGGAATAATCAGTATTTAATGTCCAAACGTCATCTACAAATCTAGCATTATCAGTGAATGATCCTAAAGAATAATCAGAATTCAATGAAATCCAATCCGTTTTTGTAGGAACTTTGATGTCAATTTTAACGTTACCTGAACTTAAATCTGCATCAGTAATTCCCGGTAAGTCAATGATTCCATTTGAATTATCAATTGTTCCTTGAAAAATTCTATGATAATCGTAAACAGTTCCTGCGGCTAATCCTGAGTAATCAGGTCCTATAGGTAAACGACCCGATGAATAATCAACACTTGGATGGGCTAAACATTTTTTCGTTGCAGAATCTTCGTCATAAACTTGAAGTTCATTTGCAAGAGTTGATAGAGAAGTAGTTCCAGTCCAATTTCCTGTCGCAGACACAGGAACAGTGTCGAAGTTTGATGTTCTTGGGAATCTATAATTTTCATCGACGAAATATTCATCAGTCGTAGTTGATTCAGCATTCACACTCATTATGGAAATGCCAGAACTAGCACTAGTGTCAGCAGTATATGAACCGTAAGGATCTCTTGGAGTAGCAGTAACTTGAACATCATTTTCTTCTTGTCCAGCGGGAACAACAAATTCATAATCAGTAATAGTCATAGTTTCAGAAATATCGGGAGGAGTTGAAACTCCAGTGACTGATCCGTCAGTATATGAAATGTTTGCTGATGCTACTCCAGGGAATCCTGAAAGAACTACAGGAGCATTTGATGCATGATATACATTATTAAAAGCATTTGAAACTACTAAATCATAATCAAAAGTTGAACCAGTATCATAATATGAAATTCCAGATACGCTTTTGACAACAGGAGTATCAATAGTTAAATTAGATGCTGTAACACTTGGATTAGCACCAGCATCAGTATCATAAAACAATTCATATGTAGATGAAGTTTCGCCATCTCGACTAACAACAATTGTATTATATCCTTGTCTCCACAATGCAGGATCAGTCACATTAATTGTACATGACCCTTTTTGATAACCATCTGCTTCTATATTTTGAGTCCAATTAACAGAATTTAATGTCAAGTTACCGTATCCACTGGCTGTTCCTGTGAAGTTCACAACACCATTTGTAACAGCATCTCCTGCTCCAGTTACATCATAATCAGCCATAACTTGACTTCCTGCACGATTACTTTCGTTGAAATTTGCGGCTAAATCTAAATTGGCAATCACTGTTCCATTTAAAGTTACTGAAAGAATTCCAACGCTAGCACTTCTAAATGATGTTGCTGTTGATGAGAAAGTATTAGATGTGGGTATCCCTGTTGAACGAGTGATATAATTAATACTAGTTCCTGCTGGATCACCACTCTTATAGTTTATGTTGGATGTAGAAATTCTACCAGAGTATTCGGTGATTGTGTTATTGATATCTATAGTATCAGGAGCATCTGGAGCGTGAAGATATGCAGTAGTTCCGTCGATGAAAACGTTGTCTGAATCTCCAGGACAAAGAACAATATCTGTAATATTTGTTCCTTCTGGATTTCCATCAGATTCTCTAACAGTTAATGATGAGTTTGAAGTTGCTACCCATGCAGTACCATTAAACGTAAATGTTTTATCTGCTGAAGTGTCACCTTCAGTTACTATTAATTTATCACCATCTTGAGGAGAACCATCTTCTTCTTGACCATCTTCAACTAATGTCCAAGATGTCGCTACATTGTCCCAAACGTATTTTCTATTATTTTCTAAGGCATTCGTTAGTGCAGAAAAAAGAACTATGTCATCGGACACTAAAGTTACACCATCAATTACGGGATCAGCAGACCATCCACTCAACACTGTTGATGATTCATCTAACACTCTAACTGGTAATCTCCAACTATCTGAGATAGAATTAGAACTAATAACATTCGATAACATGCTGCCAGTATATCTATAAACAGTTACAGTTAATGGAGTTGACCATCCTTCGTCCGATGGAGTATTACCTTCGTTGAATCTCATAATACCATTATGATAATCCATTTGATATGACCCAGCGGTCAATGCGATAGTTGTTCCTGCACTATCTTTAAGAATGAATGCGTAGCCATTTCCATATTTCTGAGGAGTTAAGAAGTGAGTTAATCTCACACTTGATGTGTTACCTGGAGTAGCATAACATGAGTATCCTTGACCATTACTTGCGGGAATTTCGTCTAATTGATAATCTGTAAGTTTAGTGATTATAGCAAAATTTGTTGCATTAGCATCGGCTTCAGTGGAGTTAGATGCCGTAGGCACAGTTTCACCAAAAATATCTGATGAATCTAACTGAGAGGACCATTGAAAACTTTCCTCGAAATAATTTTTATTATTGGTTGTACTTAGTACACCCAACGACATCTTATTCGTAATGTCTTGAATCGTAGTACTATTTAACTTCGCCATTATTTAATCCCCCTAATTAATCGTTTTAATTGAGAAACAATTCGTTTCAAATCTTGGAATTTCATAATTTTACCTGTAGCAAAAAAGTCATTTACTTTTATTGATAGTAAAAACATATTGTTTTTCTGTTTGATATATGCAAATTTGTTTGTAAAAACGTCTGCTTTATCGTTCTCCTTCCTAAGAGCAAGAATAGTTTGCTCTTTCAATGCTTCAGCATCTTCTAGTGTTAGCATTATAATTTCACTAGAAATCCCATTCTCTTCGAAGATAATACCAATTTTATCATCATGTGTTAAAAATTTTAAATCCATAGAACATCTCCTTCTTTACCAGTTAATCGAAAATTCGTTACTTATTACATTTGGTATACTAACACTAGCATACGTTATTCTTACAAATATAACTCTATTTACACTTGAGTCGCTAGAAAATTCACCTAATGTGAACTCAATAGAATTATCAGAATCAATTGAATGACTTCCGGGATTAATTCTACATCCCTCATCACTATCAATTTGATATCTTGTCCATGTGACTCCTTCATCTAATATCTCATCGGTTACCCAATTTGGCTCAACATCTCCAGATTGACCTGTTGAAATCGCTGAACATCTATACTTATTACCATTAGAGATAGTGGGTATTATCCAATCTCCAACTGCATACGTTGTTGTTTGCCAAGTATTATTGACAAATCTTGCATTTTCACTAAAACTACTCATGTTATAATTATTGGAGATATTTAACCAATCAGTTTTAGATGGAACTTTAATATGAATCATCACATTAGTTCCTAAATCCAGATCTGTTATCCCATTAATTGTTAAAATTCCATTACTATTATCTTGAGATCCTTGAAAAACTCGAACATAATGTTTATTTAGTCCCCCACTTAATACAGAATAATCAGGATTAGCAGGGATAGTGCCAGTCAGGTCATCATGTGGATGAATTAATGATTGAGATTCTAATCCATAAGTATCATAAACCTGAAGATCATTCGCTCCCAATGGTAATTGAGAATTCCAACGCCCAGTTATAGCCAAAGGTACAATATTGAAATCATAACTCAAATCAAATCTATATGTTTCATCAATAAAAAATTCAGATGATGCGTCCGAAGTTGGACTCATACTCATAGTTAAAATATTATTTTCAGGAGTAAGATAGTTAGTGTATGTGCTGTATGGATCTCTAGGAGTAAATGTTAATCTAGTATTAGAATCTTCTTGATTGATAGGAATTATATACTCCTTGTTTGTTATAATCATGCTTTCTGAAATATCAGGAGGAGTAGACACTCCTGTAACACTCGAATCAGTGTATGATATAGTATCAGATATGTTAATATTAGATGAAATTATAATTGGAGCGTTCGATGAATGATAAACATTATCAAAAGCATTCTCAACGATAGCCGTAGCATATAATGAAGTCCCAGTATTGCAATATTCTATGCCCGATATGAAATTGCTAACTAAACTATTTACTAAAAGTTCTGTTGAATGAACCTCAGGATTAGAATTGCTATCTGTATCATAAAATAATCTAAAAATATTATTGGAATTTCCATTATGAGATGTTTCAATATAATTATATCCTTGACGTAATGCAATAGGGTTGAGTTCAATGGTAAATGCTCCCATTTGATAAGCATCGCTATCTATTGCTCCAGTCGCTCTCACGGATTCTAGAGTTAGTGTTCCTCCAGAGAATGTAATGACCCCGTTTACTAAACTATTTCCAGATCCTTGAATATTATAATCATTCATGTCTTGATTCGTAGATCGATTAACTTCATTAAAATTACTGGATAAATCTAAATTCGCAACAACTATTCCATTAATGAAAACCTCTAAGTTGCCAATGCTAGCATTATTGAACTCACTTTCTCTCAATGAGAAGTTAGCATCCATAGTTAAATAATCATGTTCGACTCCATACGTTGTTTCATAATTAATATTACTTTGACTTACTCTGCCAGTATATAATACATTATTAGTTAATGTTAAATCTCCTCCTAAATTCAGCGGAGGAGCCACACTGTTTATATATGCTACTCCATCAACGATATTGACAGTTTCTCCATTAGAATCAGTTCGACCATTAAATACAATTTGAGATACCGATTCCGAAGGACTACCATCAAGTTCGCTTACTATAAGTCCACCACTTGATCCGCCACCACTTAATGTGCTATACATTAAATTAGTTTCAATATTGATAATTTTATGTGTATCATCATACATGCCTAAATAGACATTTGATGAATTAATAGAAATCTCTTTTAAGGTATTGTCGTAAAAAAAGCGTTGATTAGTATCTGTTAATATAGTAAATTCATCCGAAACTTTACTAATACCTGAAAATAAAATAACATACATGAATCGTTCTTCAGATAAGATTAATTCGGGATTCATATCTATTTTTTCGATAACAACTCCGATTTGCGAATTGCTTCCCGTGAATTCAGTAATGTTTTGTATATTAAATGTGAAGCCTGAAGATATGGTTTCGTTTACTGATTCTATGAAAACTAAATCCGTTAAATTTAATTCAGTAACACATCTACCTTTTATAATTTTCTCAGATTTTTGACTTAAACTTTGAAGATTTTGTTCGATTTCTTTACTCCAACCGAATTCATTATCGAACTCAGTAGTTTCACCACTCATTGGAATAGTAGAATCAGTTATTGAATTAGATACTTTCAAATATAAGTTAGTTTGTGAATAATTCCCTTTTGAACTTCGTTCAACTACTTTTAAATAATAATTTCCACTCACCACAGGAATAAATTTTTCGGGAGATACAATGGATGATTGAGAATTTGAATGCTCAAAAATTGGCAAATAAGTTTTATCATTAGTGCTATTTGGGTATTGTAATATTTCCCAATGAACTCTTTGAGAATCAGATTCCAGTGTTAATTCTTTAAATGAATCTATATCTAAAATGATTTTTGCGTTTGTATAATCTATATTATTTATAGTGAGCATATTTGAACCTTTTTATAATTTTTCTATCAAATATTTATTATTTTACTTTTTAAAAAATCGTTTGTGTAATTGAGACATGAGCCGTCCATCGACAGGTTGTGTAATGGGATTTGTGCACTTGAATCTCGAGAGTTGTGCCTGATATGTTAAATCTTACATCACCATTAAACCCTGAATCTTGTTTTTCATCTTTAGTTGCGGATCCAACTTCAGTTATATCAGTTCCATTAAATTTAAATGCTCCCGAAAGAGAAAATACTCCACATAAACTTGTTCCAGATTCTGTTGCGGCAATTTCTGTTTTAATGTTCCAAATTGAATTTGTAGGCATTATTAGATCGGAGAATGTGTCAATTTTAAGTGCTTTCCAAACCAAAGAAGTAGTGAGAATTTGAAGAACTAAGTTGAACTGTTGACTATCTCCAGGCGATGAAAAACTGCCGCTAGATAGTGCTTGTTCAGTTTTATGTGTTGTTTTTGATCCCTTTCCTTTTGCGTGACTATAATCTCCCTCTGCGTGACTACTTCTTCCTTCTGCGTGACTACCTTGTCCTTCAGCGTGAGTAAAATATCCTTCTGCGTGGCTATTCTCACCCTCTGCGTGAGTAAAATATCCTTCAGCGTGACTATTCTCGCCCTCTGCGTGAGTGTTGCCACCCTCTGCGTGACTATTCTCGCCCTCTGCGTGAGTAACATATCCTTCAGCGTGAGTATTCTCGCCCTCTGCGTGAGTGTTCTCGCCCTCTGCGTGACTACTTAATCCAGTTGCTTGAGTTCCTCGTCCTTCAGCGTGACTATACTCTCCTGAAGCAATGGTTTCGATATATGTGAGCCATGGACTTTCACCACTTGTCCTATATCCTCCTTCAGCGTGACTATGCCATCCACTAGCAATAGTTCCATATCCTTCAGCATGACTATTTCTTCCGATTGTTTGAGTACGTTCTCCTTCAGTGTGACTATTCTCGCCCGAAGCAATAGTTAAATGCCCCGAACTATTGGCATTTTTTATTTGAGCATTTGAATGATTAGGTACCACAAAATTTAAATCATAAGAATTTAAGTCTTCATTTATAACTAGAGTGGTGATTGGATTAACATAACTACAACTATTAAAATTTGTCGCAACTATTGTATAAATTGAACCATCCTCTAAAATACATTTTAAATCATTTGACGTGATAAAATAATCACTTGAATAATCTCCTGAAAGTTCGATGTTTGATGGATTTCCAGTAGGAGTATTCACGACTTTCACTGCGGGTCCAGTAAGAGTTCGTTCTCCACTAGATTTACAATTATCTCCTAATGCATTAGTTTTTAATCCCTCAGCGTGACTATTCTCGCCCTCAGCGTGAGTATCTTCTCCCTCAACATGACTATACTGTCCCTCAGCGTGACTACTATGTCCTTCAGCGTGACTATAAGATCCCTCAGCGTGAGTATTTTCTCCCTCAGCATGACTACCAAATCCCTCAGTATGAGTATTATATCCCTCAGCATGACTATAATTTCCTTCTGCATGACTACCATATCCTTCTGCGTGACTACCAGTTTTATTGGCATGACTACCATATCCTTCTGCGTGACTATTCTCGCCCTCTGCGTGAGTGTTGCCACCCTCTGCGTGACTATAATCTCCTGTAGAACCTCTTCCTGATATGGTAGTTTGACTACTATCTATCGCATTAGTTCCTATAGTTCCTTTATTACTAGTATCTATCCCTAATAGAACTACTCCATCGTCATGACTACCGAAGCCCTCGTTTACACTTCCTCCTCCAGAGTCTTCTACCCAAGATGTTCCATTATAAACTTCAAATCTATCATTAGTTATATTAAACACTCTTACTAATTTAGAATTTTCTGTGGGATTTAATCCACTTAACTCAGCAGTTGTATATTTCGGATAAATATCTCCGATTGCTGGGCGAGTATTAAAATTTGCCATCATATATCTCCTTTATTATATATCATAAATTATTTCTTCGGTTTCTAATCGTCCTACCCAGAGAACTGAATCTGAATTTCCATTGACTTGGATCTCTAATGCGTTACCTGTAGCCACAACTTGGATGCTATATGTTGAGTCGTCTTCATATTCAGTAGTAATTGAGTGATATTTTAATATTGCATTGCTAGAATCTCGATATATAATTCCTTTAATGCTATAAGCATTTGAATTAGATGATGAATTTCTACTTATCACATTAGCATTAAATTTTATAGTTTGATTAGGTAATAATGATAAAGTTAATATATTATCATTTTCGTTTATACTATTTTGTCCCATCGAGTGATTTGAAGCATCAGTTGTATATGCCATTATAGAATGCAGTCCTAATTGAGCCTGACCTGGAGTTGAGTTGTCCCATGCTCCGGATGCTATATATGTAGAATAATTATCACGAGCGTGAGACAATCTACCACAAGCGTGACTACCATGTCCCTCTGCATGACTATTCTCACCCTCTGCGTGACTACCAGGTCCCTCAGCATGGGTATTATATCCTTCAGCATGACTATAATTTCCCTCAGCATGACTATTCTCGCCCTCAGCATGACTATATTGTCCCTCAGTGTGACTATAACCTCCCTCAGCATGACTATAACTTCCCTCAGCATGACTATAACTTCCCTCAGCATGACTATATTGTCCCTTAGCATGAGTATTATATCCCTCAGCATGAGACCCATATCCTTCAGCGTATGTGCGACTACCTTGAGTATATGAATATTGACCACTCGCTACCGTTTCAAATCCAGTAGCGTGTTGAGAAGACAAAGAAGGTCCAGAATTTGGAATAACGTACTTATATGATGATGATGCTCCATTAATCACAATAATCGTGGTTTGATCTAATCCGCTATCATATGTTACAGAAACAAAATCGCTTTCAGAGATAATATCACACTGAGAATTTCCAATCACATAAAATTTTAAGTTGGAGTTAAATGAAGATGTGACATCTCCACTCATAATAAATTCTGTAGGATAAGTGACACTTACAATTTTTATTGCGTGTCCAGCAAAAGAATTTCTTCCTTCTGCGTGACTAGAAGTGGATAATGCGACGGTATTTTCTCCCTCAGCATGACTATTCTCACCCTCTGCATGACTACCATATCCTTCTGCGTGACTATTCTCGCCCTCTGCGTGAGTGTTATCGCCCTCTGCGTGACTATAATCTCCCTCTGCGTGACTATCTTCTCCCTCAGCATGACTACCAAATCCCTCGGCATGAGTATTATATCCCTCAGCATGACTATCATTTCCTTCTGCGTGAGTGTTACCACCCTCTGCGTGACTATAATCTCCTGTAGAACCTCTTCCTGATATGGTAGTTTGACTACTATCTATCGCATTAGTTCCTATAGTTCCTTTATTATTAGTATCTATCCCTAATAGAACTACTCCATCATCATGACTACCGAAGCCCTCGTTATCTTCACCAAAATTAATTGCTGTCCAAGTACTACCATCACTATTTAATATATATTCAGTACTATCAGAGATACATCGAACTTTCATTCCTTCACTACGTCTATCTACAGGTATAGCATCTCGTTCAGTGGTATCTTGAACTGTTCTATATCCCCCACGATTAAATTTTTCATCAGTGACAGCATATGTGTCGTTATCGTCTGTGGGAGCAACTAGTCCCCCAAAAGGAATTCCACCTGGTATTTTTGCCATTTTATTTCTCCTTAACTCACTCTAATATTAATTGTTCCAGCCATTTGCTGAGTGCTTCTATAAACATAATAATCTATTGCTTGACTTCGAGAATTAGTTACATTAACCGTATAAACAATTTCGAATGGAACTGGTAAATTATTACTAGTGTCTGTGAATCCAGAAGCCTCACTGAAAGTTATTGGATAACAGATATATTTGTATGTTGGAGTTGGACTAGTTTCAACAAATGAATATGTTCGTTGCCGATTATTTTCTAGTTCATCGTGGCTTCTTAATGTAATGATTTCAGATTCAATAAGGGAAGGAGAAACGGTTTCTCCATAATATGTTATCCATCGCCATTCAAATGTCAAATTTCGGGTTAATGTTTGATTTAAACTATTTTCAATAGATAATCTAAATTGATGTGAAACTGTTGGAGTAGTCATTACAGATGCATCTTTTGTTATCGCTGTAGGCATTGAACAATTATGTGAATGTGTAGAATGATCTATATCGATTATGTCAACGAAAGTTGACCCTCCACTAACATCTTCAATATTTAATGTGTTTGGCATAACATTAAATTCATTATTAATTGTCCAAGTTGCAATTGGATCAATTGGCGTTAATTCTCCAACTTCATAAATAGTTTTCCAACCAGTAAATGTGAAATTAGTGATATTAGTAGCATATAATAAAGCATTCCACATTTCAGAACTAGTTTGATTATTAAATGTTGAGCCAGCAATAATTCCACCCACAGTATTCACTGTGGGTTCAGCATTTGTGAATCCGGCGGAGGATACAGTTGTCCAAATAGGAGTAGTATTCCCTTGACATTGTAAAAAATCACCATTGTGTCCGTCTGGACTCAATGTTACCCAATTTATTCCATCAAACCATAAAACATGTCCAGCACTCGACGGTAAAGGTAATATTGCAATTGTTTCCCAACTAGGATCAGTAGCAATTCCATTTGACATTAAAAATTTATTTTGTTGTCCAGTGGAATCTAATATATCCCATCCTGTCGTAGAATTTCCAAACATCAGATCTCCACGATGCTGAGATAACATCATAGAAGTGAATGTATTCCAACTAGGAATACCTGACTCTAATTGTAATATTTGTTCATTTCCACCTGTGGCTAAAAGAGTCCATTCTGATCCATTCCAGTATAATATTTGACCGGTTTCTGTGCCAGCAGGAACTGAAATTCCTCCAGAACCACTACCACCTGTTCCCCAATAATTAGGTTGATTTGCTCCATTTGATTTCAACACATCGTTGACTTGAGCCCCATCTTTTATTTCAATTTTATTTGTGATCCATTGACCTTTTATCTTCATAATTAACCTATCGAGATTGTTTATAATTCCTTTTCTTATTTATTCTTTTTTTCATAAACTATAAATAATTGAAAATAATAAGAGGTAAATAAAATGTCATCGCAACCCTTTCATGAATTATTACCTAATATAATTCAACGAGAAGAAAATGAACTTATACGAGAGTCATTATTTGAAAAAACACAAATAACATATGATGATGATTTCTTTGTTGATTTTGATATGAAAATGGGAATGAATCCTATAAGCGGAGACGTTTCTAAAAAGACAACTGTTGATTCAGTATCGCAAAGTATAAAAAATCTAATTTTAAATAAAAAATTTTTTAAGCGAATGCCTGTAAATTTTCGTCAATTATTATTTGAAAACTCAAATGTTCCATTTTTATCATCTCAATTAAAAAGCAAAATTATTGATTTCCTAAATCGAAATGAGCCAAGAGTAAATATTGATGATGTGATAATTCAATTGCACTCCAACAATCATTCAGTAACGGTTGATATTTCGTTTCGACTAGTAACTAATTTATCTATGTTGTATAAATTTCCAATTTTCATTAATGTTCGATAACAAATAGGACTTTTTTTTAAAACAATATTATTCTTAATTGATATATTACTTTAATGGGCAATTTTAGCCTCAATTAATATTTATTTAAATGGAGAGTAAGATGAGTGAGAAAATTTTTATTGGATTTGTAGATGGAATGTTGAGTATTGGAAAAGAGAGTGGGGATATGATTACTGAGATTATGGGATTTGGATTTGATTCTGATATAGAAACGGGACAATTAAAAATGGCGTTACAGAATCCTTTACCGTTTAATTTTAGAAAAAAAGGAACTGCTGAGGTTTTTAGAATGGCATTACATAAAACCAAATTTACATATATTTTAGATGTGGATGATGTGGATGGTGCCGATGAGATCATTTCTTATTATTTAGGGCAACTTGCTCAAGAGCAACTCGCAATGAGCGAAAGTGCTAAAATGAAATCTGAGGTAAAATAAATGAGTAAAAATTTCATGAAGGATTTATTAAAAGCATCTGATAATCCGTATGCAACTATTTTATCCGAGGGCTCAGTTTATGATAATGCATCGTTAATTAGTACAGGCAATTATATGTTGAATGCTCAAATAAGCGGATCATTATATGGAGGATATGCTTCAAATAAAATATTTATTCTCGCAGGCGAACAAGCAACTGGAAAAACATTTATGGTGTTAAGTATGGTCAAACAATATCTTCAATCTAATCCAACAAATATGGTCACTTTTTTTGAAACTGAAGGTGCAATAGATAAAGCAATGTTGGAAGAACGAGGACTAGATACTAATCGAATCATTTTTATTCCTGTGGATAGTGTTGAGAACTTCAAGATTCAATCCATCAAAGTGTTAAAACGATATGAAGATATAAAAATGGATGGCGATGAGGTGAAGCCAAAAATGATGTTTGTTCTTGATTCTATAGGGATGTTAGCATCATCTAAAGAATTAAATGATGCATTAGATGGAAAAACCACTGCTGATATGACGAGAGCAAAGACTTTAAAATCTACTTTCCGAATATTAACATTATCGTTAGCAAAAAATGATATTCCTATGATTTGTACTAATCACACATATGAATCGATAGGAATATTTGCTAAAAAAAGTATGGGTGGCGGGTCTGGAGCCTATTTTTCAGCAAGTACTATTGGATTTTTATCAAAAGCCCAAATTAAAGATGGAACTATTAATACAGGAATTTTAGTTTCATGTAAACTTGAAAAGTCAAGATTATCAAAAGAAAAAAGTTTGATAAAATTTGAAATTGATTTTAATAATGGAATCAATTTATATAGTGGACTATTTGATTTTTGTGAAAGTCGTAATATAATTAAAAAAGAAGGTAGAACTTATTTTTTTGAAGGTGAAACTAAAGCCGATGGGAAAGCAAAGGCAAGTATTTATAGTGATCCGGCTGCCTTTTTTACTGAAGAAAAATTGAGAACTATTGTTGAGCCTCAAGTCAATGCTATTTTTAAATATGGCACTAAAGATATATTTGACGAAGAATAGAATTATTAGGGAGCGTAAAACCTCCCTAAAAACATAAATAATTTATATAATATTAATATATTTTATGTGAGAAAGGTTATGAGATTGCAAGAAGTAGATTCGTTAAAAATCAATTTAGTTCGAGAATTAAAGACTATTTTAAATGAAGAACTGAATCAATTAGATTTAGAAAAGTCATTTAAGTCAGTTCGAAGTATTAAACATTGTTTTACTGAATCAGAATATTCTCAACTGAAAACAGTTCTGCGTAATGCTATAATTAATGAAATTCGAGTTACTGATGACGATAATTCAATTGAAATAAAAATATTCACAGAAAATTTTCAAAATCAAAAAGAACTAAATAAAATACACAATATTTTAATTGAAACTGTTGAGATATTTAACAACAACACATTATTAATTATTAAAAAATAAAGGTAAAAACTATGCGAAAAAAAATAAACGAACAGAAAAAGAAATCGAATAACGAAAATAATATGGTTTATACTATACCAGATTCAAAAAAACTATTAAAGTATATTGAGAAAAAGTTTACTGGTGGAGTTAAAGCATATAAAGATGAAATAAAAGAATCTTTATTGAAAATCATCAAAAAATAATTAAAAAACGCAATCTTATCATAAATCCTTGCCTAAAATAGGTTAAAAATCCTAAAAAAATATATTTTTTCTTGATATATTATATCAGTTATTGGTATATAATGATATTCATTATATATTTTCACTTTAAAATGAAAAATGCTAATAAATAACAGAACTTAATAAGTAGTTGTAATTCTTAATTATTATACGTATGAATGTCAACTATTAATTTATAAATAATATGAAACAATAGTATGAGAGGAATTATGATAGTTGAAATGAGTTCAGAAAAGGTTGAAGAGTTACAATCCTTTTTACCATTAAATGTGACGTTTAAAGATTTAGAAATTCAAATTAAAAGTATAGAGTTGGATGCGAGTGATGATATAACATTAGAATTTATTTATCCAAAGGATCGTACTGATGAATCCTTTCAACATCTAAATGAATTTTTATTGATTTTTAATTACAAAAAAGTTGAATCTTGATATATTATATTGCAAGTGATTTGAACTTTAAGTGATGGAGAAAAGAATGCTAGAAAATATTAATTATTCAGATATGATAATTTTTAATTTAATTTCAAATGAAGATTATAGAAACTCATTTATTCCAATATTAAATGATGCCTATTTTAAAGGATATCATAAACAAATATTTAAAGTGATTTATAATTTTCATTTAAATGATATGAAGCATTTTACCAGAAATGAAATTTTCTTGAAGATGAAAGAAAATCAAAATATGGATCCAGAATCAACTAAAGAAATTGCTCGACTTTTTTATACATTAGAAAAGAGTGGGTATGATTTAAATAAAGATTTTTTAGATGATGAAACTGAAAATTGGATTAAACAAAAGTCAATTGAAAAAGGAGTCATTGATTGTATTGAAATTATGCAAACTACTCCTGAGAATAGTCATGAGATGCCTGAGATATTAATAAATGCATTAAATGTATCTCTCAATGATGAAATAGGATTAGATTATAATAATACATTGGAACGACGAATTGATTTTTACAAAAAAAGAGAGGATAAAATTAAATTTACTCCAAATAGAGATGATATATTAAATAAAATAACAAATGGAGGTCTCTCAAGGAAGACTCTTAATATTTTTATGGCTGGAACAGGAATAGGGAAAACATTAACTATGACCTCGCTAGCGAGTGATTATATTAGAATGGGATATAATGTTTTATATGTGACATTGGAAATTGCTGAAGAGAGAATTGGTAGTAGAATTGATGCTAATCTATTAGACGTTTCAATTGAAGAGTTACATACTACATCAAAGGATATTCTCATGAATAAGTTTTCTAACTTCACTAGTTCTGGCAATCGAGGAGATCTTTTCATAAAAGAGTATCCCACAGGAAGTATAAATACAGTGCATATTAAAGGACTTATTAAAGAATTGAATATGAAGCATGAGTTTAAGCCCGACGTTATTATGGTTGATTATTTGAATTTAATGAATCCCGCTAGAAATGTTGGGAAAAATAGTAACTCATATATTAATATAAAAACTATTGCTGAAGAATTAAGAGGTGTCGCTGTCGAAACGAATACCGCAATTATATCAGTAACTCAAGCCAATAGAGAAGGATTAAATGGAAATGAAGTTGATTTAGATTCAGTTTCAGAATCAGCAGGATTACCACATACCGCAGATTTCTTTTGTGGAATTTTTCAAAATGAAACTCAACGAGAAAATAATATATATATGTTTAAAACATTAAAGAATAGATATTCATCATTTGTTAATTGGAAGTTTGTTATGAAAGTTGATTATCTTAAAATGAAAGTTGAAGAAGTGAACTCCGATGAGTTTGAGGAAATTGAGAATAAGGGCTTAGATCAGATAACTGAAAGTAAGAAAATAGAAAATGCGGGAAAAGATAGAGGATCATTCTTACCATATGATTCTATTAAGAAAAAACGTTCACGAAGACACTAAGAGGAATTATGATTTATTTTGCTCACAGATTAAACCCAACACTATATGTTGATAATACAGATGTTATCCATTCATACTCTACCATATCAAAACGATATGAACTTGATGCAAGAGAATTGCCTTGTGCTTTTGAGAAAAGTATGAATGATTTAAAGGATTTTGCATTTTACACAAGACTAGGATCCTCTGTAATAAGAGTTCATAAAATTAATATGCAATATACGGATATGGAATTAAATTTGATTAGTAGTGGAGATTTACCTCCACATGAGCGACTAGAAGAAGCATTTGTAAGAGCATCTGCTTATATTCAAACTGAACATATAAAAAACACAATGAGGACTAAATAATGAACACTAATGTTATTTCAATAACTACTGAAATGAATGATATCCCTAATCTTTCGACGACAATATGGTTTTCTGGATGCAAATTGGACTGTGCGGGATGTCATAATACTATACTTGAAGATTTCACACCGGGATTTTCATTAGATGAAGTTGAAGAATTATTAATTGAACGACGAAAAATGACAGATTGGTTAGTATATTTGGGAGGGAATCCATTAGATTCAATTGATGATGTGTTATCCATATCAAAAATTGCCAAGAAATTGGGATTTAATCAATTTTTATATAGCGGATATACATTTTTAGAATTTAAAAGTATGTTTTCATCAGAAATTCATACGGAGTTAATTCACAATTTCGATTACATAAAGACCGGACGATTTGATCCACATTTCATGAAAGAAAAGTGTTGTGATATTGGACAAGATTATTTTTTCGCAACTGTAAATCAAGAAGTTTATAAAAGCGACTCTGACGATAATGTTTGGGATAAATTCTATAATTTTAATTTAGATAACCAACGCATTCAAGGTCAAATGAGTCAATTATGATTAGTTATGAGAATCTAATAAATATTATATATGTAATTTTAACCTAATACGACGGAGAAACGTATGAATGTAATTAAAAGAGATGGTAATATTGTTGCCTTTAATTGGGAAAAGATTTTTAATGCTGTTCGCAAAGCATTTGACGAGAGTGAAATAAAATATTCTAAAGAGAGTTTAGATATGATATTTGGCGATCTTAGAGATTGGTTTGACACGCAACATTATAAAAAATCAGAAATGAAAGTAGAAGATATTCAAGATCAATTGGTTATATGGATGCATAGTAATGCATATCACAATCAAGCAATAAAATTTATGAAATATAGAGAGCGACGAAGTATTGCAAGAGGAGTCAATTCGGTAGATTCAGTTTCATTGATTGATGATTATCTAAATAAAATAAATGATATGGATATAAATGAAAATTCATCAACAATGTGGAGTCTTCAAGGACTAAATAATCACATTTTCAGTTCGCTTTCTGAGAAATATTGGCTTAGTCTGTATTCCGATGAAATTAAAGATGCTTTCGATAGAGGGAGAATTCATATTCATGATTTATCCACCATCGGAGGGTATACTTATTACGGAAAAGAGACTGTTATAATTAAACGAGACGAACAGATAATATTTTCATCTTTCGAAAAATTATTTGATGATTTATTGCCGGCTATGATTCGAGAAGAATATGTGGAAAGCGACGATGCCACGATTAGATACATTCGAGATGTGAAAATATTAGATAAGAATGGATGGACAAATTTACAACGAATTATCAAAAAGCGAAAGAATAAAGATATGCGATATATTCGAAATGAAAATGGAAAGGATATTATAGTCACAGATGACCATCCAATGATCATCAAAGATTATGAAGAAAAAAAATCTCAAAATGTAGTTGAGAACGAAGATTCATTATTGAGCGTTGATGTTATTAATATTTTAAAGACCGAAAATGAAAAATTATTCCATAAAGATCATATTTTGTTAAGTGATGAATTTAAAAAAAGAAATATTACAAAATTTAACGATAAAAAACAAATATATTTACATGGACGCCCTATAGATTTAAATGCAGAATTTAATGATAGCGATGAATTTTATATTAATAATCAATCATCAATGACTAATAGAATTGATTTGACTTATGATTTTGGGTATTTTATTGGATTTATGCTAGCAGAAGGACATTTATCTATAAATACAGATGATATGTTTTCACCAATAATATCAATTTCCCAAAAAGACCCTGAAAAACTCATTCAACTTCATGATATGATGAATAAAAATAATGCGTTTGGATGCATAAAGAATAATTCTATTGTTTTTTCAAATTACTTTTTAACATTCATAATTGGTTCCATTTTCAATATTACTCCTGGATCATATAATAAAAGTTTACCTGAAAACATATTAGAATACTCTAAAGAATTCAACTTAGGAATTATCGATGGTCTTATTGATGGAGACGGATTAGCAGGAAATAATTCGTATACATTAAGATTGAATAATAAAACCATATTAAATCAAGTTTCAACTTTATTGAGAGGGTTTGGATTTTTTCCAAAAGGACAAACTCCCTTTGGAGCAAACACTACTCATCATTTTCAAGACAAAGAAATACATCAAAATTATGATATCATGGGAATCATTTTTAGAAATGTTAATGATACTCTTAAATGCGATAAGTCGTCTAGAGTGACTCGATCTACTTCAAAAAAAGGATGTATTGATCACTTTAAAGAGGGATGGTCTAAAGTTAATAAAAACACTATAGTTCAAATTAAAGATGAATATATTTATGATATAACTACTCAAACTAATACTTTAATTGTTAATGATATGTGGAATCACAATTGTGCCGGCTGGGATTTGAAAGAAGTTATAACAAAAGGATTCGGAGGAGTTCCTGGGAAACCATCATCCGCTCCACCAAAACATTTTTCTTCGGCTCTAAGTCAAGCCAACAATTTCATTTTCACACTTCAAGGTGAAACTGCTGGAGCCCAAGCGTTTAGCAACTTCAATACTCTGATGGCTCCATTTGTGTTTTATGATAATCTATCATATAAGCAAGTAAAGCAAGCCATACAAGAATTCATTTTCAATCTTAATATATCAACTAGAGTGGGATTCCAAGCCCCATTTTCAAATTTGACCTTAGATTTAGACCCATCTAAGACCAATTACGCTGATGATTATGTAATTGTTGGTGGAGAAATGCAAGAAAAACAATATAAAGATTTTAAACGTCAATCTGAATGGATTAATACTGCAATAATTGAAACTATGGAGGCTGGCGATGCAAATGGAGCAATGCTTAGTTATCCAATAATAACGTTCAATGTAACTAAAGATTTTCCTTGGGATAACAAATTTGGAGATCTACTTTTGAAAACTACTGCTAAATATGGATCCTTTTATTTTGCTAACTATATTAATAGTGACTATTCCTCCAGCGACGTTACTTCGATGTGTTGTCGACTTAGAATTGATAGAACCGAAGTTGAAAAACACGCTAAAAGTCTACAGGGACTTGAAAGTGAAGAATATGAGACCTCTCATCAAAAGGGTGGTGGGTTTTTTGGAGCCGCACCTAAAACAGGAAGCATTGGAGTTGTAACTTTAGGATTACCTGCAATTATGCATGATGCATATCAACATGAAATTCATACCGCTAAAATATATAAACTTGATACTGATACAACCGAACAATTAATGGAAGATGTTTGGGTAACATTTTTAGATAAAGTTAAATATTATATGGATTTAGCAATTGAATCTCTTGAAAAGAAACGAAAAGTTATTGAACAAAAAGCAGATTTAGGATTATATCCATACCTTAAAGTTTATCTTGCTGACATTAAGAAGAAAACTGGACAATATTTCGCTCAACATTTCTCAACCATTTGTCCGAATGGTTTTCATGAAGCATTGATTGAATGGGGATTAAAAGATGGTATGATGTCGAAAAAAGGACAAGATTATGCTGAAAAACTTCTAAAATTCATGACAGAGTATTCCATCATTCTTCAAAAAGAAAATAGGTGTCTTCTTAATATAGAACAGGCTCCTGCTGAAAGTGCTGGAGTAAAATTATGTACAAAATCGGGTATAGATCCTCTTAATAATGGATACTATACAAATTCAACTTGGTTACCTGCGGATAAACCAAAAGATACATTTGAACAAATTAATATTCAAGGTAAATTAAATGAATATTATAGTGGAGGAAGTTCTCTTCATACATATACTGATGCTGATTTAGTTCCAATCTATAAAGATTTGAAAAAAATCATTCTTTATGCATTCGAGAATACTAAATTACCATATATGACAATTAGTCCTGTGTTTAGTGTTTGTGAGAATTGTGGTAGAATCCCTGGCAGACATTCTGTTTGTCCAAAATGCTCATCGGAAAAAATGCAAACTTTCTCCAGAGTAGTTGGATATTATAGAGCCGAATCAAACTTCAATGAAGGTAGAAGAAAAGAAGCAGAAGAGAGATATTTTCCTAAAATTTAAGGAATAAGAATTTCATCCTCCTTGATATTATCAGACAAATTTTGAAGAACTTCTACATTTAAAATATTCATAGATAATGCCCACTTTTTCTTTAAGTAAACATCTAACACTTGATTAATAGTTAGTAGATGTTTTTTATTCAACACGAAAAAGTAATTTAACATTTTTTCAACATCAACACACTCAGATAAATTACAATTAGGTTCCAATATTAATAAATTTTTCATGATTTTTTTCATATTATTGTCTATTTTAAATAATACAATGAAGAATTCATATATTTCTTTTTTTAAAAGTAATAATAATTTATTATGATATGATATATCGTTGATTAAATCTTCGTCCACTTTGTCTTCATTTTTCTTTAAAAACTTAATTATCTTTTCATAAAGTTTGATTCGTAAAGTTGAATCTAAATTAGACAATGTTATAGGGAAAAACATTTCTGAATAAAAATCTTCACTTTCTGCGATAATATCATCTAATAAATTCATTCGTTGATATTCAAATAAATTAATATTAAATACATTATATACATGTTTGTTACCCTCTTTCGATCTAATAGATTTAGTAATATCAATAAAATAATAATTTTCAGGGAAAGTATTGTTCATTTCTACAATCTTCTCTCGTAATGATTCTTGAATGCCTGTGAACTCAGCCTTCTTTTTATTTTGAAGATAGTATTTCGACCCATAGCAATATATCTTTTTTTTAAAAAAATTAACTTTTTTAAATTGATTTTCATATTTTTGTATTTTCAAATATTCCTCATTCGAGCCTTTTTGTTGATATATATGATATAAGTCCTTGTTTATTATTTTAGTGCAAAATAATTGTTCTATATTTTTAGCCATGTTTTTCTCCAAAAAATTAGTAATTGCTTTTATTTAGTGATAGTCCAGGATTAAAAAAGCCAACTAACATCTTCCATTGTTTTTCTTACGTCCTTTTCTTGCTGAGTTACTCTTGGAACTCCATCTTTAGCACTGATTATGAGATTTGCATTTTGATCTTTTTCTCGTTGCATATCTTCCTTGGCTTGTTGCATAACAAATGGATCTTTTCCGTTAGCAATATGCTTAAAATATTGTTGAGTTTTTGCTAAATATGAAAAATTCAATACTGTCATAGTTAAATCATCATGATATCCGGCTTCTGCTCCATATGTATATTTAATAGGATGTAATATGAAGTGATATAATTCATCGTATGCTTGAGGATCTAATATGATCAATTTTCCACTTTCAATTAAAAATTTCATATATTCAGCACCTTGCTTTTTTGTTCGCTTAGTGGTTCTAATTCCTAATTCATAATATTTTCCCTCTTTCAATTTAGATTGACTATTTAAATTTAAGTTAACAATATTTTCATATTCTAAAGTGTGCCATAAATCTTTTACTACTCCATCACCAATTGAATTATTCTCAATTAACACGTGAGCAGTATTATAATACATACCTAATTGATTGATTACATACGGATATTCAATGTTATTAATTCCGTCATTATAAAAAGTAGCAACTTGTTTAAATGGAACTTGAGTGATATCAAATACGGAAATAGCCGAATAATCTTGCTCTTTACCTTCTGCAACATCTACAGATAAAACATATAAATGATCTTTTATTGGAGTTCCCGAAATTTGTTTGATAGGCTTTTCAAATATTCTAAGACCTTTTATGAATTTTCCCTCTAATGTCAATTGAATATCTAAAGCGTCCACTTTAAATTCTCTTTCTAGACTCTCTAATAGTTTACCATCAATCAACATATCGGACGTATCTAAAAAGTCGCCAGCATACTCTTGATTAAATTTCTCAATACTTCCCATTTCTTGAATTTGCTTTGCTCTCCATTCTTCATCTCTATCTGGATGAGCGTCCCATGATATTTCACTAGCAACAAAAGATGAATGACCTAATTGAGCATCTCTAAAGAATCTCCAAAAATGGTTTTTACCTTTAGGAGTCGAAGTGATCAGAATTCGAGCAGTCACCGATGATGCAATAACAGGAAACGTCGACTCAATAAATGCTTCAACTAAGTTCTTTGGTATTAATGCAAACTCATCAATATATAATAACGCAATTGATTTACCTGAAATTGAGGCTGCTGATGTGGATGCCGCAATTATTTGACATCCATTCTCGAACGTTATAGAATGCTTATTGAATTCATGTATTCCTGGCTTCAAAAACATAGGTAAATTATAATATGTTAATTTTATTCTATCAAGAATTTCCTTTGTAGTACTTTGTTTATTTGCTAATATAGCAACATTCTTATCCTTATTGAACATCACAAATATTAAAATAAAAGCCGCGGCTACAGTAGTATTGTGACTTAATATGTCATTTGTATAAAAAGTGTGATCACTATCATCACTTAATTGTAAATCATACATGTTTTCTTGTCTAGAGAATTTTTGGACATATTTCACTCCTTGAAGTCCCGTTTTCGTTTGAATTAAATTTCCACATCTCAAGGATCGTAAGCGTTGCTTTTCGTGAAGATCATTCATAACTAAATGATCATCTGCTCCTCGAATTATCGAATCATCATTTAGTTTCACTTGCCACACGTCATATTGCACAGTCTTAAATGAATTCTTTACTTTATTCCAACCATTGTGACTTTTTACCCAAAATGACTCATCGAAAATAGTCTTTTCAATAAATTTCAATTCATTATTGTTATATATTTCAACATCGTCCTGATGTCCATATTTATCATGAAATTCTCTAATAGTTATTTCCTCATAATCATATATCCAGCGTTCCAATATATGTTTTATCCACTTGAACATCTATATTACTCCATTAATTGTTATAGTGTTATTTATGGAAATCGGACATCAATCATTCTAATTGATTTATATTATTCATAAATATAATATAATATAATAATATGATATGAGGAGGTTTCATATGACAAAAAAATTATTGAACGATGATCTGGAGGTTCAAGCGTATGAGGAATTCATGCAACAGTTGGCAGCCGAAGATTGGACAAAATCAAAAAAAAGAGAAAAGCCAGATTTAGAGGATTTCACACATGATGTGAACGATAAAGAAATCGCATTTATGGGAGATGCGAGAATAAAGCCAGCAAAAACTGAATTGCCTTTGATGAAAACAGGTAAATATGAAGAGTATGCAAAAGAAATATATCATTGTTATACTAATCCTCTATATACCATAAAAAACTACTTCAAAATTATTCATCAACAAAAGGGGCAAATCGATCTGGTTCTGTATGATTTTCAAGTTCAATTCATTAAAAGTTGCTTGGAGAACACCAGACTCATCGCTAAATGGCCTCGACAAGTGGGCAAATGCGTTGTTGGTTCTACAAAAATTAATATTCGACGAGAATCTAAGAATTATTTTAAAAAGAATATATTAAAATTAATTAGAAAGATTGACTCCACATTTTAATTATCTCATTTACATGGAAATCTATTATGGAATCTTTAGTTTCATTAAAATCTTTTTCCCAAACATCATAGAAAATGACATTCTCATCGATTAATATTTGTTTTTTAATTGCATCTTTTTCCCAAATTTCATGAGCATATTTTTTACCTATCATATCTGTTTTATTATATAATTTTGGATTTGCATGCCAATAATCTCCTTGAAATTCAATGCAATAATTTAATCTCGAAACAAAAAAGTCTAATGTGAAGGGTGAATATTTTTTATATTCTGTATTTAATTCTGCAAAGTGACATTCTTTTTGAATAAATTTAGGCAATTTATTATATATATGCCAAAATAACTCTTGTGAAATTTGAGAATAGTTGTTAAATGACATACTATTGATCCATTTAATCTGTCTATTTTTCCAAATTTCTAATCCTTTAATTTGTCCATATTTCAGAATACATTTGTCCTTTGAAAAGGTACATTGTCGTTCGCTTAATTTTAGACGAGCATCTTCTTCATTATATCCTTGATTTATCCAATATAATAACGTGGTACTATTATTGCCATTATTTTTATGACTATTTGAGTTTTTCATTTTCACTTGTTCAATTTTCAATCTTATATTATCCGACGAAAGGTGTTCATAATTAAGATACTTCAAACTCATCGGACTAAATTTGCCTTGATGATCGTATGCAACATTTAATTTACCTTTCATTCGGTTGGAAGCCGATGTTTGATATTTTTCGGATCGAACATCGTTTGATGTTAAATTATATTTCAAATAGTATTCTTCAATTTTAATATTATGAGTTACTGTAATGTGTGGAATTAAATCATTCTCACTAGCAAATCCGCAAATTTCGCATCGAATGACATCGCTTCGATTTGAATATTTAATCTTGTTTTTTGTTAAATCTCGTTGACGACGTTTTATAATGGAACATTGACGACATAACTTTTGATATCCTCGTTTGCTTTTATCAATGAATGTATTTTGACAAGTTAAACAAATTTTCTCCATTAACTGCTTAGAACTTTAATATTAGATTTTTTCTGTGCTTCAATGGTTCGCCTTTCCATATTTAACTCAATCATAGATGAAATTAAATCATTTGTATTTTGAATAGTCGCTACACTACCTTCAAGTGTACCATTATTCTCAACTTTCACGTTTATCTTATTCGCTGGGACTTCAATGACTGCCATATTTAATTCAGAAACCATCTGAAACATTTTGGCTAAAACTTCAAATGCCATATGTTTATTTGAAAGATTGCTAATCACAGTTACCATATATTCATTTAACATGAATTTGGCTTTCTCAAGAAGTTCGATTTTGTTTTCAAGAACATACTTATCTAAGTCCTCTTGATCAACTTGAGATTTTAACATATCTATTTTCAGTTGGATTTGATTTAATTTTTCTTGACGTAACTTTTCAACTTCCTCATCTGACATTTCTAATATTTCATTTATATTTTGACTATTGGAGTTTGCTGAAGGTATAGTATCTCTAGCAATTGATATTCCTCCTCGAATTAGATCATCAATACTGGAATTATTATTTTCATTTGACATTTCTATTCTCTCTACTTATTAATCATATATTTATTTATTGTTTCTTGAAACCACTAAATAATAATATTATTTTACAATAGAGGAGACATACTTATGAAGAGGTTTCGACCGGATTATTTATATGAGATGATGTTAAATGAAGCCATGAGTGAAGATGACTTTTATATCAAACGAAACGTGGACAAAGTGATGTCAAAGTCAGAATTCAAGAAATTCGTCGAGACGGATCCATCAAGTAAGAATGGTGAAGTTGGTAAATTGACCACG